ACTATAACACCAACAATTACTCCTACAATTACAATTACACCAAGTGTAACTGTTACTGTTACGCCTACACCTACAGACGTAGCGTTTACATCGACTTCAACCGTAACACCAACAACAACTATTACTAGCACTCCAACTATTACACCTACTAATACTATTACCCCAACAAATACTATTACCCCAACTGTAAGTATCACACCAACTATAACCCCTACGGTAACAGTAACGCCAACAACGACTAATAGTAATGGTTTATTGGTTAATTTAGATAGTGGTAATTTATTATCATATCCAACTTCAGGAAGTACTTGGTCGGATTTAATTGGTGTAAACAATAGTGCAACACTAACTAATACACCAACTTATTCATCAAATTATAATGGTATATTAAATTTTAATGATTCATCGTTAGAATATGGTGTGATAAATAATATAGGTAATTTATCTAATTGGACTGTTGAAGTATGGTTTAGGTTAACCACTTCATTAACAGGTAAAGTCACCTCAATAGTATCTAACGTATATAATGGTTCCGTTTTAAATTTTAGTATTGGTACAAATAATCAACCATTTAATGCAAATTTAGCTGTTGGATTTTTTGATGGTGCGTGGAGAACAAATACGGGATTTGTACCTGCAACAAATGTGTGGTATCAAGTGGTCGGTACATATGATGGGTCAACAATTAGACAATATGTTAATGGTAGTTTATCGGGAGGAACATTAAACTATACAGGAACACCAACTTCAGGAGGTGATATTCGTTTAATGAGAAGATGGGATGAAACTTTAACTGCAAGTAATTTTACTAATGGTGATTTGGCAATTGTTAAAATATATAATAGAGCCATTTCCGGAACCGAAGTTTTACAAAATTACAATGATAACTATACAAGATTTATTGACCCAACACCTACACCTTCTGTAACAGTAACATCTACAGCAACAGTTACCCCAACTATTACACCAACAAACACAATTACACCTACTAATAGTGTAACACCAACAAACACAATTACACCTAGTATAACACCAACTAATAGTGTGACGCCAACTATTACACCAACCGCGTCAATTACACCCACCATAACAGTTACACCAACAATAACTGTAACACCCACAATTACACCTACAGTAACTAAATCTCCTTCAGTTGGTGGATATTCTAATACTGCGGAAATTTACTTTGACCCAGGTAATTCATCATCATATCCCGGTAGTGGAACTGCATTAACTAATATAGGGACTATAGGAAATGTGTCAGGAACAAATGGAACATTAAATGGTGTTGTATATGATGGTGCAACTGCAAGTGGTGTGTTTAATTTTGATGGTGGTACTGATTATATTTCATTTCTAACACATAATCTTGGAAGTACAATTACAACAACCGCTTGGGTTTACCCAAGAACGGAATATAGTATTAACTGTTTAATGTCAAATGCTTCTGCAAATACGAACACCAATGGTTTTAAAATGTGTTGGAATGGATGGAACACCACAAATCTTAATATGAATTTTGAGGCGGGTAATGGTAGTTCGGGTGGAACTGCAACAACTGCAAATAGTACGATGGTTATGAGTCAATGGCAACATATTGCGTATGTTTTTGATAAAACAAATCAAACCATTAAATTTTATAGAAATGGAACTGAAATTGCAACAAGCAATGGAGTAACACCGGTTGCAAATATTGGAACAAACCAAAGTTGGTGGATTGGTGGAATTGGTGGTGGATTTTATAATATGAATGCAAATATGGGTCAATTTAGAATTTATAAATCACTAAGAAGTGGTGCCGATATTTTAGCGGAATATAACGGAACAAAAAGTAGATACGGATTATAATTTTTCTGATATTCTATTTATCTAATCCGAATTTTTATGTATTTATAGAAAGACCTACATAGGTCGAATTAACCGTGGTATATACCACATTTTAGATTGAGGAAACCATATATATGGCACAAATAGTAAAACTGCGTAGGAGTAGTGTATCAGGTCAAAAACCCACTAACTCAAATTTACAATTAGGAGAATTAGCATTAAACACCACCGATGGTAAAGTATTTTTTGCCAAATCAGGTTCAAATGGTCCTACAGTAGAAGAACTAATCTCAACAAACACGGTTAATACAGGTTCAGTTTCAATAAGTGGTAGTATGGACCTTATAGGTAATCAAATCATTACTGGTAGTATAATTACCACAGGTTCAAATAAGTTAATAGGTAATACTCAATTAACTGGTTCATTAACAGTTTCAGGTTCCACAATACAAATTGGTAATAATACTTTATTTGGAACAACATTATTATCAGGTTCAATCACAATATCAGGGTCAAAAAGTGTCGGAATTCCAACCGTAAAAATATATGGTGACGTTGAACAGGATGGATACACTAGATATCTCCCTGTAAACACAAATTTAAACACAACTATATCGGGTTCATATATTTTTGTTAGTGGTTCCACCGACGATTTATATTTTGCACAAAATGGTAAAGGTTATAATAACGTTACTCGTTTACGTTGGTTAGAAGGTAATTTATATACGGGTTTATTAAATGGTGGTAATATAACCGCAACAGTCGGTGGTACAACTTTTAATGTGTCAGCTGGTAGTGGTATAGTTGTTAATCTTAATGCAAGTTTAACAGATAACCCATACCCAACTGTAAAATACGTTAATTGGGAATCATTCACGGGACAAACATTAACTTATAGAACAACCAATATTCAAACATTTATTGGTATTGACGATAGTGGTCAAATAGTACAACAAACAGGCGCATTTAATGATGGTCAATATAATAACATTATCACATTAGGTACGGTTATTCACCAAAATTTATCTACGGTAAACGCTTCTATAAATTACCCCAATGTTGCTTATGGTTATAAACAAAGAACCTATGATTTTATAAAGGCATTTGGACCTTTAAAATTAAGTGGTTTAAATATTGTTCCAGTTGATACGTTAGGTTTGAATGTGGGTTCAGGTACCGCTTGGGCGGATGGTAGAAATTACCAAGTTGACCCTAGCAATCCAAGTTATATTACGGATTCTGGAACAGCGGTATCAAAAATATTTAGATATTACCAAGTTTCGGGAACTACATTTGTGCAAGACACTAATAATGCATCAGGTTACACAACATTAGATGTTACACATTATAATGATAACGGTACATTAACAGCCGTTCCTGGTAATAATGTTAACAACTATGAATGGACAATCCAAAGAATATTTTGGTATCCAAATTCGGCAACAAAAGGTATAGTTGCATATTACGGTAATAGAACGTACACCTCATCAACTGAGGCAGCAGCTAACGTTCAATTTGAACCATTTGTTGAAGTTGAAAATACAAAACAAAATGCGGTTTATTTAGGTGCGATTGCGGTTAGAAAAGATGCCGATTTTACCAACCCAAGTACATTCTTAGTTTTACCTGGTGGTGTGTTCCGTAATGTTGGTGGTTCAGGTGGTGGAGGTATAGTACCAACAAACCGTTTAGCGGATTTGGTGGATGTTTATGTTGCAAATGCGGTAAATGGAGATTTAATTTCATATAATGGAAATTCATTAAAATGGGAGCATGGTAAATCGTTAACAGGTGAATATACAATTACCGGTTCGCTGAATGTAACCCAAGGATTGACAGGTTCAATTGATTATAGTAATTTAACCAATGTACCAACATTGGTTTCAGGTAGTGAACAAATTGTTGCGGATTTTACATTTACAACCGATACGATAACAAATACAGATGTAAACATTGTTGCAACAAGTGGTGACATTATTCTTAATGCCGATGGTAATGTTTACAAAGGTTCTGCAAGTGCGGGTAATGGTTTAGTTACTGACGGTTATTTAGACCTAATCATTGGTGACACCACCATGATTAACACAGGAACGGGTCATAGTATCGCAGATAATCTTGGATACATCACCAGTTCATTTAACACTTTCACATCGTCATATAACACAGGTTCATTCACGGGTTCATTTATTGGTGATGGTTCAGGTTTATATAATGTACCTGCAAGTGGTATTACAGGATTAAATCTTTCCCAAATTGCAGATGGTTCCGCAACAGCATCTATTTCAAATACTGACGGTTTTAGAGTTAATACAAATTCTGAAATAACAGGTTCAATGTTTATTTCTGGACCATTAAATATTGGTGATATTCCAGTATATGGTGACCCACTAAATCCTGAAGTTGTTCATATACATAATTCAGGTAGTTATAATGGAATTGTTGCTTTAGGTAATAGTGATACATTCTATCAAACATACATTGCAAATACCAATAGCGGAAATGGTGCAAGTACCGATTTAATTATTGGTGCGGATAATGTTACAGATAATTCATATTATGTTGATTTAGGTATAAATTCAAGCACATATAACGCAGGATATGTTGGGCATGAAAATGATTCATACCTTTATGCCGCATCCGACGATTTATATATAGGTACAATTGGATTACTTGGTAATAGTTCTAATATATACCTTTTTACGAGTAATTCTTGGCAAAATCCACAAATTACTGTTAGTGGTTCAGGTCAAATTGGATTTAATTCACCAACAATTAGTGATGGTTATCAATACGAATTTAGTGGTAGCATAAAAACGTTACACGAATTATCCGTTGGTGGAAGTGTAAGTGCGTCATATTTCACAGGTGCACATATTGGTGATGGTTCAGGTTTATATAACATACCTGCAAGTGGTGTAACCGGATTAGAATTAAATAAAATTGTTGATGGTTCTGTTAGTGCATCTATTTCTAATGGTGCATTAAGAGTTAATAGTGATGTCTTTATTGGTGGCGTATTAACCGCAAGAGAATTACATACGGAATTAGTAACATCATCGGTTTTATACGAATCGGGTTCAACTAAATTTGGTAATTCATTAGATGATACACATACATTTAGCGGTTCAATTTTAGTTCATACTTTATTAGAAACAAATAGAATTTCACCTGTAAGTGGTGTTGATGTGACAATTGAATCATCAAATTTGAAAGTACCAAATGGAGGAATCTACACCGATTTCAATATTGAATCTAAGGGTACCATTAGTGCAACATCTATAAGTGGTAACACAATAACAGGTTCTTTAATAAGTGGTTCATTTATTGGTGATGCAACTAATTTAATAAATGTTCCATTCCATATTAGTGGTTCAAACATTAGTGGTACAACTGTAGATAAAACATTTACAAAATTACAATTTGATGATAGTACGGGATTAAATGTTGACGAAACCGACCCAGGTACTGCGTTTATATCAATTGGTTCACACTTTAAAGATATATTTGTTTCAGGTTCACCTGTATTAAGTGCAACTGGTTCAGATGCATTTGAAATTATTGGTTTAGGTGGAATACACATTTCATCATCAACTGTTGATACGAATGGTAATGGATATGTTAAAGAATTAACATTTGATTTAACAGAAATTTCTTCATCATTAGACTATAGAATCAATTCAATAAGTGTTGGTGGTGGTTCAGGTCTTAGTGATGGTGGATATGCAACATTAAACCAAACAAGTGCGGCAGCTACGTGGAGTTTTAATCACAATTTAGGACAAAGATATCCAATTGTACAAGTGTATGATTCAAATGGTAAAGTAATGATACCATCTGAAGTAATAATGGTTGATAGTTCAACAACAACAATTACATTCCCATCTGCACAAACAGGAAAGGCAGTTGCTTCATTAGGCACAGGTCCTGGTGGAATGACACAATTCTTTACATCTGCAACAACATGGTCATTACAACATGATATGGGTGCGGATTACCCAATTGTAACAATTTATGATGTTAACAAAAACATCATAATGCCAGATAGAGTAACGTCTATTGATTCAAACAATATTGAAGTTGGATTTACAACCCCTGTTGCCGGTCATTTGAATGTTGCTAAGGGTGGACATATTATTAGTGGGTCAATTAACTTCTCAAATATTAGTACTGCGGGTAGTGGAATTGTTAGTAGTAGTATTCAAGTATATAACTATGGTTATGCAACAACAGGTTCTAACGCATTTAATGGTTCACAACTTATTAAAAACGCAAAGATTGATGCGAGATGTGTAACAGTATCAACAGGTACTTCACAAATATTCACAATGACAGGTTATGACGGAGCAAACATTGATTATGTTGTTAAGAGTGGTGGAAATATGAGAGCGGGGGTTATATCGGCGGTTTGGGATAACTACAATAGTAGTTTTACTGAAACATCCACGGCAGATTTAGGGAATACATCAAATGTTACATTTACCGTTTCAAATGCGGGTGTTTTAAATGCGGTTGTAACATCAGGAACGTGGACAATTGAAGCAATGTATAGAGCCTTAGGGTGTTCTTAAAATTAAATTCAATTTAATTCATCAATTCGGTATTTATTAGTAACACATTAGTGGATAGTGAAACTAATTAAATATGGCAAACGAATTTATAATTAAGAACGGACTTAAAGTGTCCGGCTCTGCGGAAATCGAACAAGATTTACGTGTAAGAGGAACCCTAACGGTTGACGAATTTCATGCGTCAATTACTACTGCATCAATACTATATGAATCAGGTTCATCAATCTTTGGTAACTCCTCAGATGATACCCATCAATTCACAGGTAGTGTAAACATTACGGGTTCAATTACATTGAATGGTAGTGCAATTGGTACTGGTAAATTAGATGAAACAACATTTAATTCATATACCCAATCTCAAGTAATATTAGACGGTAATCAAAATTCGTCAATTACTAATTTAACTACAAATTTTAATTCGTTTACGTCATCATTTAATTCAATTTCGAGTACCTTTGCAACAACTGGTTCTAATACGTTTAAAGGAGACCAATATATTAGTGGGTCACTTATTCCTACTCACAATAATGTTTTTGATTTAGGAACACCAACGTATCAATTTAGAGATTTATATTTATCATCAGCATCACTATATATTGATGGTACAAAAGTTCTTGGTAGTACAACACAAGAATTACAAATTACAACAGATAATGGTCAATCTTTTAAAATTTTAGAAGATGGTACTGATACCATTACTTTACAATCCGCTGACGGCGACATTCAATTAAAATCATCAGGTGGGGGTAATCTATTGTTAGACCCAACAACCGGTTTAATTGATGTAAGAGGAACATTACAATTACAAGATGGTAATAAAATTAGAAGTTCAGGTGGAACTAAAGTTATTGTTGGCGATGATTTAGATGTTACTGGTTCAGTTAGATTAACTGGCGATTTAATAATCAACGGAACATCATATTCTGCCGCAACATCAGGTACTTCAGGTACTAGTGGTACTTCAGGTTCGTCCGGAACAAGTGGAACTTCGGGTAGTTCAGGGTCTTCAGGGACTAGTGGAATATCCGGTTCTTCAGGAACCAGTGGAACGTCTGGTAGTGACGGTTCATCTGGAACTAGTGGTACTTCAGGTTCTAGTGGTTCATCTGGAACTTCTGGTACGTCAGGAACTAGTGGTACGTCAGGAACATCTGGTAATTCAGGAAGTAGTGGAACGTCAGGTAGTTCAGGTTCATCAGGAACTAGCGGCACATCGGGTTCATCAGGAACTAGTGGTACATCAGGTACGTCCGGTTCAAGTGGATCTTCGGGAACAAGTGGTTCATCAGGTTCTTCAGGTACTAGCGGTACATCCGGTTCAAGTGGTTCATCAGGAACCTCAGGTTCTTCTGGTACTGCAGGTACGTCAGGAACAAGCGGAACATCCGGTTCCTCTGGAAGTAGTGGTACCGTAACAATGACAGGTGTACAAAATAATGGTCTTTTAACTTTAAATGGTTCTTCTCCTAATGTGACAGTTGAAGATAACTTAACATACGATGGTACAACATTTAAAGTTAATTCAAATACAGAAATAACGGGTTCGTTAATAATAACAGACAATTTAATGGTTCTTGGTACATCTTCAATTGTTTATTCGACGGCGTCTTATTTGAATGTACAGAACAATTTTATATCCGTTAATGCGTCATCTCCCGCCGTTAGATATGGTGGATTAAACGTTTTTGACTCTGGGTCGAACACGACTGCATCATTTTATTTTGATAGTTTAACAAACGATTGGGCATATGAATATAGTTCATCCACGGTGGATTATGCGGTGGCTTTATTTGGTCCTGAATTTAACACAAAAGGAACCCCAACATATCTAACTGAAAATAAAATAACTAAAGCACACGGTCACCATCATTTACTTGATAGTAATATCACCGATACTGGTACATTAGTAACTATTGATTCTGATACCAATATTACAGGTACGTTAAGAATAACTTCAGATATTGTAATTAACGGTACGTCTTATTCTGCAGCAACATCGGGAACTAGTGGTACATCAGGAACTAGTGGTAGTTCAGGTACGAGTGGAAGTTCAGGTTCTTCAGGTACTAGCGGTAGTTCAGGTACTGGTGGTACTTCAGGAACTTCGGGGTCTAGTGGTTCTTCAGGAACAAGTGGTACTTCGGGTTCTAGTGGTTCATCTGGTACTTCAGGTTCTAGTGGTTCATCTGGAACTTCCGGTTCTTCTGGAAGTAGTGGTACTTCAGGAAGTAGTGGTAATTCAGGTTCTTCAGGTACTAGTGGTTCTTCAGGAAATTCGGGTTCTAGTGGAACATCTGGTTCTAGCGGTTCTTCAGGTACGTCACCTTCAGCGGCTGCGTATGTAGCGAAAGCTGGTGATACAATGACAGGAACTTTATTATTTACATCGGTGTATGGTAATGCTGGCGGTGATTATACAGGTATAACCACACCACCTTACAAAGTATCGGTTAGTAGTGGTTATTGGAGAATTCCACATATTAGTGCAGATTCAACCAATTCAGGGGTTTATAATTATGAAAGTGGTAAAAAAGTGTTTTGGGGAGAGCCAACCGATACAGGAGATTATCAATTTAGAGGTAGAACTTTAAAATGGGTTAATAGTTCTGGAACGGAATATCCTGTCATACATTCAGGTAATATTGGTTCATATGCTGTCACATCGGAAACGGATACATTACAAACCGTAACTAGTAGAGGAAATTCAACTTCCGCATCGTTAACGATGAGTTCAACAACACCATTTGAATTTACAGGAACCTCAAATACAGGTACATACAATAGAACCTCAATATATGTAAATCAAAATAATACTTCGGCAGATACTGCGAATGGTATTTTCATTGAAAGAGGTAGACTAACCGATAGTGGTTCTGCCGAGGTTAGACACTTTGTAATTGGTGCTAGAGGAGGTTCAATACAATGGAAAGTTGATGGTTCGGGTAATACAACCCAAGCCGGTACATTACAAGCATATGCAACAACCGTTAACGGACAATTTTTAGTTGACCATAATGACACATATCATATGGGTATGAAACATACATATGATTCAACATTTGTAACAACAACTAAATTCGGTAGACCAAGTACAAGTAGTCATTTAGCTATTACCTATGATATTGCTGGTAGTGAAATAGCCTACATAAATAGAGCATATTCAACTGCGAGATTATTATTTCAAAGAGGAGGTTCGACTGACGTTGAAATAACGGGAGCGGGTAATTTAATACCCGGAACAAACGGTTCCCAAGATTTAGGTGGTGCATCAAATCGTTGGAGTACAGTTTATACTTCTGACTTATCAATGTCAAATGGTATTGGTGATTACACAATAGTTGAAGGAGAAGAAGATTTATTCTTATATAATAATAAAACAAATAAGGTGTTTAAATTCATGTTACAGGAAGTTGACCCATTAACAGCTCCACCAAAAAAACTTTAATATATGTTAGAAGAATTTGATTTTCCGGAAATAAATCCGGATAGAATTATTAAATCAAATACAATTGATAATCCGATGTCATTTGTTATATTTGATGTTAGTGAAATGAATAAAATTGACTTTAATGAAATATTTGATAACAATCAAGATGAGTTAAGATATTCACTTAATGGAGAAAAAACATTTATAAAATTTAGAGGAAGTCTCCCAAATTGTTTAAATAATGTGACGTCTAAATCGGAAATATTAACAGTAGATGAAATAAATGAAATAATGCATAATTCCGAATGGAATGAACAATTTATAAACTAATTAAGGATGCCAGTAGATATAAACGGAAATCAAATAATTTCATTAAGTGCAAAACTAAACAATTCGACTAAATTTGTTACAAGTGGATTGGTTTGGTATTATGATGCGGGTATCGCGGATTCATATCCTGGTAGTAGCACAACAATAACAGATTTTACAGGAAACGGTAATAATGCAACATTAAGTGATTATTCTTTCGTTACAACATATGGAGGTGCATTTAGCAATTCAAGTACCGGAACAGGTTCACCGGGTATTCAAGTACCCCTAACCAATTTTTCTAAATCAGTCGGTACATGTGAGTTTTGGATGAGGCCTACGTCATGGGATGCCGCTACTGGTATTTTTATAAATCGTTCGGATGATACCGCAAATGCGAGTGATTGGTGGTGGTTAGGACCATACGGCGCTGGTAGTACTTTATATTTTAGATTAGGAAACACCTCAGGTTGTTGTGGTAATGATAATTCAATAGGTAGTTGGTCGTCGACTCACCCTACAAACGTATGGGGTCATTATTGTGTAACGTGGAATTCAGGTGTTGAATCTAAAATTTATTTTAATGGTACATTAAGACAAACAGTTTCAATAACAGCAATACCGAGTTCAAACCCCTCATCAACAGGTAGATGGGGTTTAGGACATGCAAACACAAATTCAAGATGGATTGGACAAATGGCAACTTTTAGACATTATAATAGAGTTTTAACCGCTTCTGAAGTTTTACAGAATTATCAATCAGAAAGTAGAAGATTTGGAAAATAAAATTTATGGCACCATTTAATATAGGAGGAAACACATTCGGTAATTTAACCGCAAAATTAAACAATTCAACATCTATTGTTAAAAGTGGATTAGTTTTATATTTGGATGCCAATATATCAGATTCTTACAATGGTTCTGGAAGTACTTGGTATGATTTGAGTGGTCAGTCAAATCATTTTACGATGCAAGGTAATATTACATGGAGTCCATCAATAGGATTTGGTAATTTTAATGGTAATAGTACGGGTACTGGTAATAAATTTTATTGTAATAATTCATCATTTGGTAAGGCATTTAAAAGTGGTAATGGAGGTAATGGATACACAACAATTGCGTGGGCTAGAGTTACATCTGTCGCCGGTTGGCAAAAATTGATGGGTCATTCTGATAGTGATTCATATATTGACCTTTATGCTATGCCAAATGCATCTGGACACTACCACCAAGAAGACGGGTCAACTGTTTGGGTTAATACATCAACAGTATCAACCGATAGTTACACATTGTACAATGCGGGATGGTTAATGTTAGTAAGTACAAATTTAAACGGAGGCTCAACAACAACACCAACATATACATTTACAATTGGGAACGACCCAAATGGTGCAGGAACACAAACATCATACCCTTGGTTGGGTAATATACATACAGTGATGGTATATAATAGAGTATTATCCGCCCAAGAAATTTTACAAAATTATCAAGCAACTAGACAAAAATTTGAAGTATATTATGATTGTGGATACGGATGTCAACAATATAATTACGACCCGGGTTGTACTCCTTGCTAATATTTAATCTATAACCCATTAAACAAGTATTTATAGTTAAACTATAATTTAATGGAGATATACGGTTCGTTAGAGTTAATTTCGGGTTCATTTGTTGGTGATGCAAGTGGTTTATCAAATATACCAGCAACGGGTGTAACGGGATTAAATCTTTCACAAATAGCAGATGGTAGTGTTACTGCCTCAATATCACAAGGTAACGGTTTTGAAGTTAATACGGATACCACAATTAAAGGTAATTTAACTGTTACAGGTTCAATAATTGCGGAAAGTTATATTGTAAGTTCATCGGTTACATTCATGACCACAAGTTATGCTAGTGGTTCAAGTGCATTTGGTGACACCTTGGCGGACGTACATCAATTTACGGGTTCAGTACAAATATCAGGTTCAATCTATTTAAACAACGAACTTGTTGGAACAGGTAAATTAAATTCAACAGAATTTTATTCATTCACATCATCCCAAGATTCATTTAATAGTTCGATTACCGCATCACAAGCTCAACAATCGAACGACATCAATACATTACAAACAAATCAAACATATTACGCTCAAAAAGCACAATCAAATACATTTACAGCCGACCAAATTGTTACAGGTTCTGTAAAAGTTCAGGGTGATGTTGTAATTAACGGAACATCATATAACGCGGCAACCTCAGGAACAAGTGGAACATCAGGTTCTTCAGGAACTAGTGGTACATCTGGCAGTTCTGGTACAAGTGGTTCATCTGGTTCATCAGGGACTAGCGGAACTTCAGGTTCGTCAGGAAGTAATGGTTCAAGCGGCACTTCAGGAACTAGTGGTTCGTCTGGTAGTTCAGGAACAAGTGGTACTTCAGGTTCATCTGGAAGTTCAGGTACGAGCGGTACATCTGGTAGTTCTGGCACATCAGGTTCTAGTGGTTCATCAGGTTCAAGTGGTTCAAGTGGTACTTCCGGTACATCGGGGTCTTCCGGTTCATCAGGGTCTAGCGGAACATCTGGTAGTTCAGGTTCAAGTGGTACATCAGGTACGAGTGGAACTTCTGGTTCTTCAGGGTCTAGTGGTACTTCAGGTTCTAATGGAAGTAGTGGAACATCAGGTTCATCGGGTAGTTCGGGTACTTCTGGAACATCCGGTTCATCAGGAACTAGTGGAACTTCAGGTTCTTCAGGAACAAGCGGTTCTTCAGGAACAAGCGGTTCTTCAGGTAGTAGTGGAACCTCGGGTTCTAGTGGTTCATCTGGTAGTTCAGGAACTAGTGGGACTTCAGGATCAAACGGTTCATCAGGAACAAGTGGAACATCAGGTTCTTCAGGTTCATCTGGTACAAGTGGAAGTGGAGGTTCTTCCGGAACAAGTGGAACATCAGGTTTTAGTGGTTCATCAGGAACAAGTGGAACGTCTGGTTCGTCAGGTAGTAGTGGAAGTTCCGGTACAAGTGGAAGTTCAGGTTCATCAGGAACTAGTGGTTCTTCAGGTACGTCGGGTTCATCCGGTTCTTCAGGAACTAGTGGTTCATCTGGTTCATCAGGAACCAGTGGAACGTCTGGAACTAGTGGTTCATCCGGTTCTTCAGGAACTAGTGGTTCATCTGGTTCATCAGGAACAAGAGGTACTTCAGGAACTAGTGGAACGTCTGGTTCGTCAGGTAGTAGTGGAAGTTCGGGTACCGTAACAATGACCGGAACCCAAGATAATGGTTTGTTGACATTAAATGGTTCATCACCTAATGTTACAGTAGAATCAAATTTAACATACGACGGAAGTTTATTTAGAGTTAATTCTAATACACATATAACGGGTTCATTAACAATTACTGATAACTTATTGGTAATAGGTTCCTCTTCAATTACATATGCAACTGCATCACAATTAAATGTTCAAAATAATTTCATATCAGTAAATGCATCATCACCTGCAGTTAGATATGGTGGATTAAACGTTTTTGACTCCGGTTCAAATACTACCTCATCTTTCTATTTTGATAGTTTAACAAATGATTGGGCGTATGAATATAGTTCATCAACTGTTGATTATGCAGTTACCATATTTGGACCTGAATATTCAACAAAAGGTTCACCAACATATCCTGCAAACAATAAAATACAAAAAGGTTCGGGTACACATCATATCGCCGATTCAAATATCACAGATACGGGTACTTTAGTTTCAATAAATTCAAATACAGAAGTTACGGGCACGTTAAAAGTAACAGGTGAAATAACATCAACATTCTCAAGCGGTGATGAAGGTGGTCAATTAAATTTGGTTAAGGCACAAACAAACACGACATTAGTTGGTGGGATAAGTTTTGACGTTTTTCAAAATAAAGTTAGATTATTTGAACAAGGAGGAACAAACAGAGGAGGATATTGGGACATTTCAACATTAGCTACAGGGGTTGGTACAAATTTATTAACCGCAGGTTCATCAGGAACAAGTGGCACATCAGGAACAAGTGGAACCTCGGGTTCATCGGGTAGTTCAGGTACGAGTGGAACGTCTGGTTCAAGTGGTTCTTCTGGTACAAGAGGAACATCAGGAACTAGTGGTACATCAGGTACAAGTGGAAGTTCAGGTTCTTCAGGAACTAGTGGTTCCTCAGGTTCTTCAGGAACTAGTGGTTCCTCAGGTTCCTCAGGTTCTTCTGGTACATCCGGTTCATCTGGTTCTTCAGGAACAAGTGGAACATCTGGTACATCCGGTTCATCTGGTTCTTCAGGAACAAGTGGTTCTTCGGGTTCTTCTGGTACATCCGGTTCATCAGGAACAAGTGGTTCGTCCGGTAGTTCAGGAGTTGCGGGAGGAGTTAGATATAACTTCTCAACAACCACAACTGATGCGGACCCAGGTGCGGGTTTAATTGCATATAATAACGTAACAATTGCCTCCGTAACAACAATTTTTATAGATAACGCTGACCAATTAGGTGGCACAAGAACCACATGGTACGACACTTGGGATGATTCAACAACAACTTCATCAAGAGGTATAATTACAATTGTTAGTAGAGACACAGGCACAATAGTAAACCAATTTCAAGTAAATGGTGCGGTTACTGTGGCAACAGGATATTATAAAATACCTGTTTCTTATATATCGGGAACATTACCAACTAACGGAGCACAATTAGTGATTGAGTTTAATAGAACAGGTAATGCGGGTTCTTCAGGAACAAGTGGAACCTCGGGTTCATCGGGTAGTTCAGGTACGAGTGGAAGTTCAGGTTCTTCAGGTACTAGCGGTAGTTCAGGTACTAGTGGTACTTCAGGAAGTAGTGGAAGTTCGGGAACTTCAGGTTCGTCTGGAAGTTCAGGTACGAGCGGTACATCAGGTAGTTCAGGTTCGTCTGGAAGTAGTGGAACATCCGGCTCTAATGGTTCTTCGGGAACAAGTGGAACGTCCGGTTCTAGTGGAAGTAGTGGAACTTCAGGTTCTAATGGTTCATCAGGAACAAGTGGTACTTCGGGTACATCAGGTACTAGTGGCACATCTGGTTCCTCGGGTAGTTCAGGTTCTTCAGGGACTAGTGGTACTTCGGGGATAAATGGTTCACCTGGTTCAAATGGAACATCAGGAAGTAGTGGAACATCAGGAAGTTCAGGTTCATCAGGTACTTCAGGAGCTAATGGGTCTCCAGGTTCTAATGGAACATCTGGTTCTTCTGGTACATCTGGTTCAAGTGGTACGTCATTTGCAAATACATATAATATTAACCAAAATTTAGGAACGTCAAATAGTCCAACATTTTCTAGTTTAACATTAGCAGGTCCGATATATCGTACATCTGCGGCAACGGCATATTTAAACGGAAACTATTCTAGTTCCGAAACAGGAACATCAACAGGTGCGATTTATACAATTGGGGGTTCATATGTTCCAACCGCATCATCATTGAATAATATGTACGGTGTTGGTTATACTAATACAAACGGTTCAACAACGGCAGTTAACATGACAAACGCAAGTGGATGGGGTATGTATGTTGCGGCAAATGGAACACCATATGTTTGGTTAGGGGCGGAAGGTAATGCATCGGTATTCAGAGGAAACATTTTACCACATTCAAATAACTCATATAACTTAGGCTCCGCATCAATGGGTTGGGCTAACGTTTATACCAATGACTTACACTTAAGTAACATGAATAAACCTGAAGGAAATGACATTGATGGAACATCCGGCAACTGGACTATACAAGAAGGTGAAGAAAATCTTTATATTATCAATAATAGAAACGGAAAGAAATTTAAATTCAGATTAGACGAATTAGAGTAATATGGCATATATCGTAAATGGTAACGTTATTAGTTCAAGTGATATCAATAGTACAGGTGTTTTCAAAAGTAAAGTAAACATCGATGGTATGATATGCCATTTAGACGCTGCAGATAAAGATTCATTTCCACCAACAAATGAGTATACTAATATAATATCAGATGCGATTCACATGAATGGATGGGGCTCCTATAGTTATGGTAATGACGGTCAATTTGTAACTGAATTTAATACAGTAGGTTACAAAATGATAAATAGAGGTTCTTGGAATGGAATTTATAAAAGTATATCACTTCCATCAACAGGAACATACACATTTTCGGCGTGGTATCGTTGGTACTTAAGTGGTTCAGGAAATAATGGTGCTACGGTTTATGTGAGTGGATTTGGTCAAGGTGATACTGCAACAGGTATTAGTCAAGCGGCCGACAAGGTTGGTGTTTGGCAAAGAGTCTCACATACAATAAGTGCATCATCCACATCAGGTACATTTTACATCATATCGTATGGTGGAACATCAGGAGGAAGTAACTCAACATGGGAAGTAACTATGCCGATGATACAATCGGGAGGTTCAATGGCGGGAGATTGGATAAATGGAACAAATGGCGATGCAGTAATTGATATGAGTCAAAGTGGAAATAGTGTAATTAAAAATAGTAACACAACTTGGAATTCAAATTATGGTGGTGCGTTTATGTTTAACGGTTCAAATAGTGCTTTAGACTTTAACACATATTTTAGTGAGTTATCGGGTTTAAATCCGTGGACAATTGAAGTTTGGTATAAAAGAATGTCAACAAATACGGGAGTTTTAATTAGTAATTATGGTCCTGGATATGGTAATGGTATATGGATGTTTAGTGGTGGAGTATATATACAAGGAAATGCTTATGAGGCAGATTACGGTGCATCATATAATAATACAGTTTATCAATTGACTTGTAGTAGAGATAAAAATGGTGTCGTAAAAGTTTATAGAAATGCTGTTTTAACAAAAACAACGGTATTAACAGGTTCAGTACCTGCTAACATTAACTGGAGAATTGGCCTTGATGTTAACGGAACATCAGAACCTTTCTATGGTGAGATATATATAGTAAGAATGTATAATAGAGTACTACATCCATTTGAAATTGCTGAAAATTTTCAAGCAACAAGAGGAAGATTTAGTATATAAAAAATAGTTTATGGGAATTATAATTGGTGGAAATACATTATCGGGAAATTTTAGTTCTTCTGGAGATACCCAGAATGCCCCGAGTATTGAAACACGTGGGTTAGTTTTACATTTTGATACATCAAATGCATCATCATTTGATAATACGGGATACTATTATGATTGTGGATACGGATGTCAATATTATTCGTCAAACCCTGGATGTACCAATTGTAATAATAAATTGGTTGATTTAAGTGGATACGGTCATGACGGTGCAATTTATAATATATCAACATCAAATTTAGCATCAGGACCATCGTTTTATTTTAACGGTTCAAATAGTTACGTAAACGTCACACATACAAGTACATTAGCACCAAGTACCGGAGTAATATCAATAGGTGCGTGGTTTTATTCAACGGAAGTTGGTACAATAAACGATAGAATAATCTTTAATAAAGAAAATGAGTTTGAATTATCTGCCGGTGGTGGATATATTTCATATGCATTTAGGCCAAACTGGGCATGGGTGGGAAATACTGCATTTAATATAAATCAATGGTATCATGCAATGGTAACATATGACCAATCATATCAAAGACTATATGTAAATGGTGTGGAAGTATATAATGCGGCATTAACTGGTGCAATTGGTAATGTTTATTCAAATGATTTAAGATTTGGTGCAAGAAATGCACCTGGCACACCAACAAGTCCATTTAAAGGTTATATACCTGTAATGCAAATGTATAATGTCGCATTAACAGCATCGGAAGTTTTAACACTATATAATAACGGAAGACAAAGATTTGCAATATAATGTCAACATATTTTATAAAGAAAAGTTTACTCACAGACCCTAAAACATGGACCACAGGTTCGGGCGGTTCATCGGGTTATGGACAGAATGGTAACACGGGTGAAAACGAAAGAGTTATTGGTACAGACCCATGGGGTAATAGTGCGGTTGTTTGGGAAACAAGAGCTTCAGGTGATGGAGGTGCGGATGGTGGATGGAATTCAGACTCATTTGCAATTGACATTACTAAATTATATAGATTCTCGGTTTGGGTAAAAAGAACATCATCAACAGGTGGAGGGACTTTTTATTTAGGTACTGCAGGTGGTAGCGAATGTCCTAATGCATTAGGAACAAGTAGTCAAATGTGTAATCCATATTGGCACTGTGGAAGTGCTGGTGGACTAACTCAAAACCAATGGTATTTGGTTGTTGGGCACATTTTTCCATATTCATATACGAGTACTATTCCACATCCAGATACGGGATTTTGGACCGTTTCGAATAATTCCATTTATTCTCTAACTAAAGCAATGGGAATTAACCAATGTAATATTAGTGGAGGTGACTTAAAATGGGGTGCTAGTTCAACGAGTACATATCATAGAACATATCATTATTATTGTGGTGATAGTACAACAAGATTACAATTTTTCAATCCAAGAGTCGATATTTGTGATGGAACACAACCAACATTACAAGCACTATTATTGAATCAAAATAATAAATTAGATAGTAGAACAATAACACTCGAAGGTAATTCATTTAAACATCAAAGAGTAATTGCAACTGGAGGTAATTTAATTACTGAAGTTGGTGAGTGGAGAATACATAGATTTACAAGTTCGGGTACATTTACTGTAACCGGTTATAAAGGAGATTCACTTACTGTAGATTATCTTATCGTCGGAGGTGGCGGTGGAGGAGGAATGGATATGGGTGGTGGTGGCGGTGGTGGTGCCGTACTTAATGGAACAATGGTGTTAGGTACAGGTTCATATACAGTAACTGTTGGTGGTGGAGGTGCAGGTGCACCCGCTGCGAGTACTAACGGACAACCAGGTGGACACCAATATACGATTAGAGCAACTGCTGGAGGTAACAGTTCATTTAATGGATTTACCGCAAATGGAGGTGGATATGGTGCAAGTTCTTATTTTGGTTATACGCCCGATTATGGTTATGGAGGTACCGGAGGTAATGGAGGAGGTGCTAGTGGTTATAGTGACGGAAATACAGGTAGAGGAGGTACAGGAAACCAAGGTTATAATGGCGGTGGTTCAGGTGGACAATATTATTCTGGCGGTGGAGGAGGCGCGGGTGCTGTCGGAGTTTCAGGTACCGCAAGACCAAATGGAGGTGCGGGTAAATTAGTTAATATATTAGGTAAACCATTCTATTGGGGTGGTGGCGGTGGTGGTGCTAGTTATTCACTAGGGACAGGTGGTGATGGTGGTCTCGGTGGAGGTGGTGGTGGTGCATTAGGTATCACATCAGGTGGTTCACAGGCATTAACTTGGGGTAATTCCGGTCAAAACGGTGCATGTTGTTCATGGGCAAACGTACCTGGTGGTAATGGAGGAACAAATACCGGAGGTGGCGGTGGAGGTGGTTCACACTACAACGCAAATAACAAAGGTGGTGACGGTGGTTCGGGAATAGTTGTAATAAGATATAAATTTAAATAATATGGCACATTTTGCACAAATAGATGAGAACAATGTAGTTCTACAAGTTTTGGTTGTACCAAACGAAGAAGAACATAGAGGTCAAGATTATCTTTCAGAAGATTTAAATTTAGGTGGTAGATGGATACAAACATCTTATAATGGAAATATTAGAAAAATGTTTGCGGGTGTTGGATATACATATAATGAAACGTTGGATATATTTTTACCCCCAAAACCATTTGAATCTTGGGTATTAAATGAAACATTAGGACAATGGGACCCACCTATTGAAAGACCTGTGGTTGATGAAGATAAGGCAACAATATGGCACGAAGATACACAAACATGGACTATCGAAAATAGACCACTAGCGATAATTGAAAACCCTAATCCATATCCAAATGAGTAATGTAGAAATTTTTAAAGAAGGACAAGTATGGTATGTTAGATTCGAAGAAAATGGTGAAATTAAAACAAGTGAACCATTTATAAATGAGTCTGACGCAATTAGTTTCAGTTTAAATTTGAAATTTATTTAATTTTTCGTATATTATACCTATGAACAATATAGGTGTAGGGATTTTTTGTTTCGGAGAAGATTATTATTTTAAGGGAACAAAAGAAAAAATTATAGAATTAACCAATAGGAATATACCTGTGTATATTCTAACAAACGAAACTGAAAAGTTTAATGACTATTTTGTTAATGTAATTGAATACACTAACGAAATAAAATCATATCATGATAAATTAACCATAGTCAAATACATACATCGATATCATGATATTGCATTATTGTTAGATGCAGATTTACATATTACGGATTATTCTATTTTTGATACCTTAAAAACATATAATTTTAAAAATGGTATTTCATATGTTGATACATTATTGAATCATCCGGCAAAAAAACAATTTGTAAAAGAAATCATTACAGATAATTTAGAGTGGAATTCATACAAAACATATGCTGAAAAATTACACCCAACATTTACTGATATGGAAATGATTTGGGAGTATTTCTTAGTTTTTAATTTAGAAGGATTTAATAGTAAAGAATTTTATCATCACTATGAAAAACTACAAATAGCTAAAGATTTTTCAGATTTAACAATGAATAAACAAGTGTGCGGTGCGGGCGAAGGAATATCAATGTCAATTGCCACTAAATTATCGAATAGTGTAATTCAGAAGGACGAAGAATTGTATGAATTAACAAAAGATAAAATGATAAGTGTAAGTAGAAAATATACAAGACCAGAATTTTGGCCTGATTGGATGAAATGATAGGAAATTACGGATATATTAAACGAAATGTCACAACTGACGAAGACAAACCGATTCCATATCGATGGACACACGGTGCAACCGATATGCATATGGGTGATGGTTTGTTAGTATATTCAATCATTCAACACATGAGAGCTAAAACTTGTGTTTGTATTGGTTCTGGTGGTGGATTCATTCCACGTATCATGACACTTGCCAGACAAGAGTTACATTACCAACAAATATTTGAAGGGAATGACAATCCAAATTGGGGAGACATTGGTGCAACTTATTTAGTTGACCCTTGTAACAATATCGGTGGGCCATCAACTGTTAGTGACGAAGAATCATTTTATAGAAGAGAGTTTGGTCCACGTTTTATTAAAGAAACATCTGAAAATGCATACTATAATTTCTTTGTTCCACAAGATATAAAAATCGATGTACTATTCATAGATGGTGACCATTCATATGAAGGAGTAAAATTAGATTTTGATTTATATTCAACCATTTTGTCAGAAAATGGTATCATTATTATACACGACACAGATAAAGATTATGAAGAAAGTCTTATTGTTTCAGAAGAATCTAAACCTTATCATCATAGGTTTGACGGACCATCAAAACTAATTGAAGAATTACAGGAAAATCCTGAGTGGAACTTGATAAATTTGTTTAATTTTCGTATATTACCTACAAAACCATCATCAAGCGGAATTACGATTATTAACAGAAAAAAATAGTTCAATATGACACAGGAAGAAAAAGACCAAGAGCAATTACTACTTGAACAAAGAAAAGTAAAGGCACTTGAAAAGATTGCAAACTCATTAGACGCTCTTACATTATGGTTCGAAGAAATCGATAAAGGTGAATGGGGGGATAGGGTTCAATATTATTTAGCTGAATGGCATAAAACAACAAAACCAAAAGACCCAACAATAGATGGATAAGAAATTAGGTGTTGTAGTTCCATATAGAAGACGTTATCAACAACTAATAAATTTCAAATCTGCAATCAGAAATTATTTAAATTCAAAAAAAATAAAATTTGAAATTATAATTGTTGACCAAGATGACGCAAAAACATTTAATAGAGGTAAATTATTAAACATTGGGTTTAAATATGCCAAGAAATTAAATTGTGATTACGTTGTATTTCATGATGTGGATATGTTACCTGTTGATGTTGACTATTCATATTCGGATGTTCCCATACATTTAGCAACAAATTTTGAACCTGATGGTGATTTCACAAGAATCATATTTGATGATTATTTCGGAGGTGTAACTATATTCCCAATGAGTGCATTTGAAGAAATAAATGGATATTCTAATGAATATTGGGGTTGGGGATATGAAGATACTGATTTATTACATAGATGTAAAATTAGTGGTATTGAATTAGATAAAAAAGAAATCAAAATGATGGGTGGTAACACTGCGGCATTGAGATTTAATGGAAATGATGCTTATGTTGAATTAAAAAATAATATAAACTTTGTTGAACCTGTTACATTCTTTGTTAATTTTTATCCGGATGATTTAACATTAAATCATGAAAAATATGATGACACCTATTCCGTATTTGGTATACCGGGATTTGATTTAACAGTAAATTATAATTCATATTCGAGATATAATTTTGAAATGTATGATGCAAATGAAAACATTATGTATATCAATTCAAATATTAAAACAAACTATAAAACTTCAATATGTGTAACGATTGACCCTAAACAAAAAACATTTTCAATGTATCAGGACGGTGAGTTGGTTGGAACAAAAATATTTGAAGATAGATTATACAATTATAGAAGGGTTGAAAAATTATTTTTGGGTTGTACAAACCCAAATAATGATGTGGACCCTAAATTTTTTAAAGGGGTTATCACATCATTCGCTGCGTTTAATAAAATATTAACCGAGAATGAAATTAAAGAAATTTCAACGAATCAATATTTTGCATTAACACAACCATTTGGTGATTACCAATCCCAAAACAATTTAAAAATGTATTATGATTGTAAATTTATTAAAGATTACAAATTGATGGATTTGTCAGGTAATGGAAATGACGGTAAAATTGTTAATTGTGAAATTGTTGGATTTACACATGAAGATAGTAAAATAATCGATGTACCATACAGGAGAGACTCAACATTTAGACTGGTGAGGCATGAAGAAAATGGATATGTTAAAAGTGCGTGGAAAGATATCACGACAAGATATAATCAATTAAGATATTACAATGAAGTTGCTAAAGGTTATCGAAACACAAAAGAAGACGGATTAAACAATTGTAAATATCGAGAAATAAGTAATTCAAATTTAAACGGAGAAACACACGTAGTAGTATCAATATGAGTCATAAATTAGGTGTATGTATACCATACAGAAATAGAAAAGAACATGTTGAAAGATTGATACCACATCTTTCTAAACAATTAACTGAACAAGGAATTGAACATACATTTTATGTTGGACATCAGATAGATGACAAATTATTTAACAGAGGTGCAATGAAAAATATCGCAGCTCATGTTGCATTTGAAGATGGTTGTGATTACATTGCTTGGCACGATGTTGATATGTTATCATATAACATTGAAGGTCACATTGGTGGGGATTATTCGTATCCCGAAGAAAACCCAATACATATTGCAACAAAATTATCAAAATATAATTATGGATTAGGTTACGACCAATACTTTGGTGGTGTGGTTCTATTCACAAAAGAACAAGCCTATGAAACCAATGGTTATTCAAATGAATATTGGGATTGGGGTCAGGAAGACGATGACCTTTTTTGGAGATGTTATTATGAGGGAATGACAACTGGTAAAGTTTTTAAAAAATATGAAAATAAGAAGGTTTTAAATTTTACTGGTGAGAACTCATACGTTGCAATTCCAACTAATAGGGAAATAAGTTCTGCGTTAAGAGATGACCATACCATATCAATTTTATTTAATGCAGAACAACAAGAAAATAAAGTACCAATTTGGTTGGTTGGTGATTTAGAAAAAAGATTCATAGAGTATCCACTATTAAGAAAAGACGGGTCATGGACTTGGGGTTTATCATTTAACAATTCAAGAGCGGTGACAATGTTATACCACGATAAGTCAAACCATCCAATTTATAATTGGGCAAAAAGATTTGAACATCTATGGACTTGGGTTACTTTATCATATTCAAAAGAAAAAAGTCAAATCTATTTTTATATAAATGATGAATTGATTTGTCAAATGAATGGAATTAAACAAAATGAACCATTTCCTGTTCACGGTGAATTAAAATCACATGATTCCATTAAACCATTCTTGATTGGATTTTGCAATCATTCAAACACATTTTATAAAGGTAAAATTGCCGAGGTAAAAATGTACAATAGGTTTTTTGAAAACATAAATGATGTATTTGATTCGAATGATACAATTATGACATTTAATGATGAATCAATTTATAATAATGTGTTAACAACTGAAGAAGATATTGAGGTTATTGAAAACATATTACCATATAGAAGAGAAGGTTCGTTTTATTGTTTACCACATGAAGATGAGGGATTTGTTAATGGCAGATGGAAAAAAGGTGAGACTACCGCAAGAAACGAAAGAAGATTTGTTACAGAAATGCAACAAGGAAAAATAAATTATAAAGAAGATGGTTTAAGTCAAATTATGAATGTTTTGGAGATTGATAACATCGATGAATCATTATATTCAAACACCAAATTCATAAATGTAAAAATGACAACAAACAATGCTTAATTTAGTTACAGTTGTAGGAAGAAATACACATATATTACCACATATGTTAAAACACTATGAAAGTATTGTGGATAAAGTATATGTTGGTGTTTATAGACAACACGAAGGAGATGGGATATTAGAAGAAGTAAAAGAGTTAGGAATTGAACCATTTTTAGTTGTAACCGAACCAAAATATAATTGGAACAAGGTGACAGAGATGTATAATGAGATTAAACGTACCAAACCTGACGAATGGTGGATTGTTTCTGACGATGACGAACTTCAAGTATATCCATATGATATAAGGGATATAATCAAAGAATGTGAAGATAATAAATTTACATTTGTTACTGGTGGATTTTTAGATAGATTGGGTGACGGAGGAACATTCCCAATTGTGGAAAGAGATAGTGATATCCACAAGTTATTCCCATATGCGGGATTTTTTAGGTACCCAATGTCAAACGCATGTCCAAATAAAGTAACTTTAATGTTAGGTTCTCAAGACATTACGTCAGGACAACATTATGCCGATTTTGGATACAATAAAAATAGTTGGGGTAGATGGCACAGAAAACGTATGCCAATTGATATTGTATTCACACAAGTACATCATTTCAAATGGGACTCAACGTGTAATGTTAGAATTAAAGAAGTTGCAGATACTCGAATAGAATATAGTTGGTTTTGGGAATACGAAAAATTATATGATAACTTAGCATCAAGTAATTGGGTGGTTGATTTAAAAAATCCTGAGTACATGTTTGAAAAATTGGATAATTTTTCGTATATTGACTTTAATGATTACTCTAAGTGGAATATTCTTAGAGATAAAATAGTACTAATCTAATATGAACAAAAAAACACCAGTAAGTGATACTTTTTGTATTTTACCGTGGAATCATTTAATGATTCAACCAAACGGTAATATACAACCTTGTTGCATGACTCCACATGATATGCCAATTGGTAACACTAAAGAAGATACTTTGGAAGAAGTGTGGAATGGATTTGTTATGAAGAACATTCGTAAAAAAATGTTAAAAGGTGAAAGACCAATGCTTTGTAACAGATGTTATATGATGGAAGATAATGGTGCGGTTAGTCCGAGAGTTAATCTTACTGATAAGTTTAGAAAAGATGTTGATAATTTAGTTAGTCAAACAGACCCCGAAACAGGACACAGTAACACATTCACATTAAAATATTGGGATTTCAGATTTTCAAATATTTGTAATTTCAAATGTAGAATGTGTGGAACATTTGCAAGCAGTAAATGGGTAGACGATGAAATGGCATTACACGGTAAATCATTCAATGGTTTAATGAACTTCAGAAGTGAGTCTAAAGAAGACATCATGAACTATGTTGATAAATTCATTTATGAAGTTGAAGAGATTTATTTTGCTGGAGGTGAACCACTTATCATGGATGAACATTATATCATACTTGAAAAGTTAATCGCAGCAGGTAGAACTGACGTACTATTACGATACAACACCAATTTTAGTCATATCCAATTTAAAAAATGGGATTTACAAAAACTGTGGAAACCATTTATTGATAACCCTAAAGGTAAGGTTCAATTATTCGCCTCATTAGATGCTGTTGGACCTGTTGCAGAATTAGCACGTAACGGTACAAAATGGAATGATGTACATAACAATATTAAAACCGCTTTAAGTAGTGGTGTTGAGGTATTTGTGTCACCAACAGTTAGTATCATTAACGTATTTCATGTTACCGATTTATTTGATACGATTGTTAATTTAGGAATTAAACCAGAATATATCGTATTCAATAATTTTCTAACGGACCCACAATGTTATGACATTAGAATTCTTCCTGAAGATTTGAAAGAAGAGTTGATGAGAAAGTTAGAAAATTATGGTGATAGTTTACCTAATGGACCATATAAAAACGCAATTAACAACGCCATCACAGCTTGGGTTAATTTCTTATATTCCGATTTCAATGTTGATTTATTACAGCTTCAAATTAGTAGAAGAGAATTAGTAAGAGTAACAACAATTTTAGATGTAAGAAGAAATGAAAATTTCTTAGATATTAACCCACAATATAAAGATTGGTTTAAAGAAATTAGAGCGACGATAAAAAACTACGAAACTGAAGAATCGTTCTTTAGAGATAGAAGTTTACCAGAGCAACAAGTTGAAGTACCTAAAACGATTGATGATAAGAAAAACGTATACTAATGTTAAATAAAAAAGATTTTGTTTGTTTACAGCCGTTTGAGTTTACTGAGTTCTTTGACTACAAAACTTATATGTGTTGTCCAAATTGGTTACCCGTAAATTTAGGTGACCCGAATAACATTGCGGACATATGGAATTCACCCTTAGCGAATCAAGTTAGGGAAAGTATGTTAGATGGTAGTTACAAATATTGTATCGAAGCAAGATGTCCTAAATTAACTGGATTGAAAGAAGGTAAGAGTGAGGGATTCATGCCAAAAGAAGAGTTTTTAAAAATAAAAGAACAATACGATTATCCGGTTCCTAAAAGTGTTAAATTTAATTTTGACCAAAGTTGTAATTTACAATGTCCAACTTGTCGAGTGGAGAAAATTAACTATGAGGGAGAACAAAGAGATAGAACCGAATTGATTTTAGAAAACATTGAAACTCACTTGGCGGAGAATCTTGAACATATCGAATGTACCGGTTCTGGCGACCCATTCTTTTCAAGAACGTTTAGAAAATGGATGATGGACTTTGACCCAAGTTTATATCCTAATTTAAAAAGTATTCATTTACACACAAATGGAACACTTTGGAACGAATCTAATTGGACTCGTATGGGTAGAATATCTAAATTTGTTAAGTCTGCGGAAATATCTGTTGATGCAGCAACAAAGGAAACATATGAGAAGGTAAGATTGGGAGGTAAATGGGAAGATATTCAAACGAATTTGAAATACATTGCCAAAATCCCAAGTTTAGAATATCTTACTATGTCATTCGTGGTTCAAGATTCCAATTATAAAGAAATGGAAATGTTCTATAAAATGTCAGAAGAGATATTTGATGAGACACCAATAAATTGGATGGTGTTTTTTAATAGAATTGTAAATTGGGGTACATTTAGTGATTCTGTTTTTAAATTAAAAGATGTGGGTAATCCACAACACCCCGAATATAAGGATATGGTAGAGATTTATAATAGACTACCAAAATCAAATAATATAAGACATAATTTAACAATATTATGATAGAGTGTAAGAACCTTACAAATGGTCTTAGAATTGCAACGGCAGGTACATACTTTGCATGTTGTCACACATTTAATCACCCTTTTAAAGATGAAAATGGGGATTTAATGGTTGCTAGTAAACATACGATAGATGATGCGTTGAATAGTGTCACAAGACAAGAAATGTTAAAAGATTTTGCAAATGATGTTAGACACCCCGCATGTAAAGTATGTTGGGATGCCGAAGATGCTGGATTTGTAAGTAAAAGACAAAGAGATAATGATACCTTTAATGCGTTTCCTGAAAGAGACCAAAACGATTTATTCTTTTTAGAATTGAATTTGGGTAACACTTGTAATCTATCTTGTAGAATTTGTCACATTTCCGCATCGTCCAAATGGAGAAATTTCCATAAAGTTTTGGAACCACATATTACAGAAAAAGAATTGGATGATTATGTTATAAAATATTCAAGAGCATTTACTGATGATAGTTTAGTGTGGAAAGAATTAAGAAGAGTTCTACCAACAGTAAGAACTGTGGACATTTATGGAGGTGAACCCATGTTAATGAAAAAACAATGGGAAATTATTCAAGAATGTGTTGAAAATGGATATGCACAAAGACAACAAATGAGTTTCAATACTAACGGAACAATCATAAACGACAAGTATGTTGAATTGATGAAGAATTTTCAACAAATTCGTATTGGTTTTAGTTTAGACGGTGTTGGAAAAAGATTTGAATTTTTAAGATATTATGCAAATTGGGAAAATGTAAAAGAAAACATTAGAAATTACCAAGAAAAATTAAAAGATTGTGGAACTGAAGTTATTTTTGAAATATGTTCAACAATTTCAATGTTAAATGTGTTATATGTTTTCGATATTGTGGATTTTGCAATTGAATCTAAAATAAAACTTATGATAGCATTTGTTCACAATCCGAGACACTTACACATCGGTTACATGCCTGATGAATATAAACCAAAAATATTGGCAATATTGGAACCAGAGTTGGCAAGAAGAAGAGAAGAGTTACTTAGAGATGCGTCAATTGACGGTAAAGATAGAGAGTTTATAACAAACCTTCTTTATCAAGCAGAAAAGGTAATTAACATGTTGAAATTACCAACTAAAGGTGAAACAAATGATTGGTTAGAATTTAAAAGACAAACAAAAGAATTGGACGAGTTAAGAAATGAACAATTTCATGTAACTTTCCCTGAATTAGCTAAAATATATAACATACCTAAAAGTCTAGTATAATATGTCAGAAAGATTATTAAAATTTAAAGAGGAAAAATTAAACTCAGTAAGCTGTAGTTTCTGTCCCGCAAAATGGTATAACGCAACTATCGATTTAGGTAGTGGTTATAGTCGTTCTTGTTTTTTACCATTACCACACCCGATTGATGTGGATGAAATAAAAACAAACCCATCGGCATTACACAATACATCTCATAAAAAGAAAATGAGAAAGATGATGTTGGAAGGTACACGACCTGCCGAATGTTCATACTGTTGGAAAGTTGAAGATATTGGAAGAAACAATATCTCTGATAGAGTCTACAGAAGTATGGAATACAAACATGAAGATATTGACATATTAAAAGACACACCTTGGGACGCAAATGTAAATTTAAGAACAGTTGAATTATCATTTGATAGAAGTTGTAATTTTGCATGTTCATATTGTAATCCAAGTTATTCAACAACTTGGGGTAGAGATATTGATAAACATGGACCATATCAAAAATTTAAAACATTGACCGCAGGTGCCTACCAACAAAATGGTTCTTGGGCTGACCCTGAAACTAAATTTATTGGTGAGAATCCGTATGTTGAAGCATTTTTAAAATGGTGGCCAGACTTATCTAAAGATTTACAAACGTTAAGAATCACTGGAGGAGAACCTTCAACAAGTCATAACTTTTGGAGATTCTTAGACCAAATTAAAGGACAACCATATCCTAAATTAAATCTATCCATTAACTCTAACTTAGGTGTTAAAGATGAGTTGATAGATAAGTTAATTGAAACCACTAATACGTTAGATATTGAATCATTTGACATTTACACAAGTAATGAATCATATGGTGCACATGCGGAATATTTGAGAGATGGTTTAAAGTATGAAAAATGGAGAAATAATGTAATCAGAATGATTGAGGAGGCTAACATTAGACAAATCGTTATTATGATGACAGTTACTGGTTTATCTTTAATGTCTATCACAGAATTTATGGATGACATGTTAGAATTAAAGAAAAAATACGGACCAAATAAACCAACATTGGATTTGAATTTCTTAAGATGGCCAGGTTTTATGTCACCATTGAATTTACCTGACCACATTAAAATGGAGGCAAAAGAAAAGATTCAAGTTTGGTTAGATAAAAATAGAGATTCTGGTTTACTATTAGAACATGAAATCACTCAAACACAAAGAGTAATTGATTATATTGATGTTGTTGACCAAGGTCACGCAAGAGCTGAGTTTGATAAGGATAAACACTTCCACGACTTCAAAAGTTTCTACGAACAATATGATAAGAGAAGAGGTAAAAACTTTAGAGAAACTTTCCCAATGTTAATTGAATGGTATGATTCAATTCAAGTTGATGAGTATATTCCTGACGTTAAATTATCAGGTGGTGGTATGGAAGGATGGGAAACTGGTGAATATAAACCAGATATTATGAAACGTAACTTAGCAAGACAAAATAATTCACAAAGTCAAAACGATTTAAATGGATAAGAATTTTAATGAAGAAACCTTTTGTGTGGCACCGTGGGTGTCCACACATTTAAGTACATTTGGTAACATAATCCCTTGTTGTCTTTATAAACAAGAAGACCACCAAGTATTTGGACAATTAAAACAAGGTATACCAATTAAGGACGCATATAATTCAGATGTTGCCAAAGAAGTAAGAAGAGCTTTATGGAATGGTGAAAAAATAGATGCGTGCCAAATTTGTTGGTACAGAGAAGAAGTATCCAAAGGTAAGAGTATAACTGACAGTTATCGTTACAATTTGAATAATCATTTTATGAAATATATCGATGACATTGTTGCAAATACGAATGACGATTTTTCATTAAAAGAAGTTAACTTTAAAATGATTGACTTACGTTTTGATAATAAATGTAATTTAAAGTGTCGTATCTGTAATCCAAGTTACTCCTCGTCTTTATATAAAGAATATAAGGAATTGGGTTTCACCAATTTTAAAGATTTGGGACAACCATATAGTCAGTCAATTGATAGTGATGACTACGAATTTATCCTAAGTCAATTACATAATGTAGATGTTTTATTCTTTGCTGGTGGTGAACCATTAACACAAGATAAACACTACGAAATTTTACAATATTGTATCGATAAGGGTTACGCCAAAAACATTTCAATTTGGATTACCACTAATTTAACAAAGATTCAATATAAAAACTATAATCTTGTTGAAATGTGGAAACACTTTAAACGTATTGAGGTTACTGCAAGTATTGATGGATATGGCGCAAGAGGTGAATATCTAAGAAATGGTTCAAAATGGTCACAAGTTGTACAAAATAGAATTGATATTCTAAGAGAATTACCTGATATCTATTTTGCTATTGTCCCCACCATCAATATCATGAATAGTTACACCATTATTGATTTATACAAAGAGTTTGTTACTGCGGGTTATATTAAAACGGGACATATGCATGTTAATCTATTAACACATCCGGCACATATGCAGATTCGTAATTTACCTGAAAATCATAAGGTTATCTTAAGAGAAAAATACGCAAAAATTATGGATTGGATTAGAGAAACTTATCCATATGATAATGAGGCACAAAAAGATATCGAACAGTTTGAGTTTATACTTGGATTACTTAACCAAGACCGTTCTGAGGAGGAATTTCAACACTTCCTTAAAATGACCGATGTTGTTGACACATATAGAGGTGATGACTTCTTTGGAGTGTTTACAGAATTCCAAGACTTCAATCCAAAACAAGAAACTAAACCTGTTGTAAATTTAATATAGTGAAAATAAATCCTGAAACATTTTGTTATTTACCCTTTGGGTCGATTTATGTGTTTCCAGATGGTACATTACATCCATGTTGTATCGCATATCCATTTAAAGAAAATATAAACTTTAAAGATTTCAATACTGTGGATGAGGTAATCAATAGTGAACCATATAAAAGGATTAGAAAAGAAATGTTGGATGGAAAACAACCAACAGAATGTGCCGAATGTTTTATCTATAAAAATGTTCATCGTACCAACATCAATCAGGAGTTTCATCAACAGATACAGGAACCCGATTTAGTTAATGACGATTATAGTGTAAACAAAATTGTTTATACGGATTTAAGACTTTCAAATCATTGTAATTTTAGATGTAGAATGTGTTATCATGGTTCTTCATCGAGTTGGTATGATTATTGGGGTTATATTCTGGATAAACCTGAATATCAAAACGAAAATCCAAGAATTATAACTGCGGGGGAGAATGGTATTAGTAAATTTTCAGACGAGAATATTAACACAATTCGTAAAATTTATCTTGCAGGTGGAGAACCTTTCATAACACCATCCACATTTGAATTATTAGATAAATTTACAGATGAACAAGCTAGTAAAGTAACGGTTTTGATAAACACAAATTTATCGACTCTAACATATAAAGGAATTAACATATTAGATAAGTTAAAGAAATTTAAATTCATTAACATATCTTGTTCATGTGACGGTTATGGTAAAATAGGTGAGTATCAAAGACCTGGATTTAATTCAGATAGATTCTTTAAAAATTTAAGAACATTAGTGGATTTTAAAAATCAACACCCGAACTTTATTATTCAAATAGATTATACAATATCAACAATCAATATGTATCATTCGTTTGATTTTATTGAATATGTTGGTAGTCAATACCTACACCCAAATAACATAAGATTTCATACAGTAACCCAACCGTTTTATTTTGCACCGGGTGCTTTAAGTGAAGAGACTAAAAAAGGTTTAGTTGAGTTTTATCAGAATGGGCTGAATAATTTAAAATACGATAATATCCACCTATTAACTCGACTTTTAAATGATTTTATTAACTATTTGAAGGTGACAAATGACGAGGAAGTTTACAATCATTTAATGTCCAAGAAACAATATATGAACATTTCTTTAGAGGAAACTTTAAAGAGATTTGATGAAATAAATAACACCGACTACAGAGAAGTATGTCCATGGTTGGAGGAGAGTTTTAAATGATTTTTAGGATAATTATAACTAATGGGGTATGTAATTGGAATATCAGCTTATTATCATGATTCATCGGCTTGTTTATTTAGAAATGGACAACTTATTTTTGCGTGTGAGGAAGAAAAGTTTACAGGAATAAAACACGACAGCTCATTTCCCGTTAATACATTAGACTACATCTTTAAGAAATTTAAAATAACTAAAAAAGATGTTGAAATGATTTGTTATTATGAAGACCCAAAGTTAAAACTAAAGAGAGTTCTTAATAACATCAAACCACAATTATTTAAAAATCCATTATATTCATTAAAATCGTTAATAAAGATAAAGAAGAATACTTGGGATTTAAAAAAGAAATTGTCACAATATGGGGATAATATCTTTTATTCTGAACATCATCTATCACACCAATATTATTCATTTTATACATCTAATTTCGATAGTTCAATAGTACTATCGGTTGATGGTGTCGGGGAAGAAGATACATTGTCTATGGGGTTAGCAGACAAATTTGGAATTAACTATATCCCAATGGCAACCTACCCACACTCTGTTGGTTTATTTTATTCTGCAATGACGTCATTTTTAGGATTTAAACCAAATGAAGGTGAATATAAAGTGATGGGATTGGCACCATACGGTAATCCAAATGTTTATAAGGATAAAATAGAACAGTTAATTTCATTTAAAAATAGTAAGTTAGAATGTAATATGAATGTGTTCAGTTGGGATAAATCAACCAACGAAATGTTTAATTATAAATTATCCGAACTATTAGACATGGACCCCAGATTACCCGATGAGTCGATAGAACCATATCATATGGATTTAGCTGCGGGGATTCAAAAAGTATACGAAGAGATTTTCTTTAAAATAATAAAAGCAATATCAATCATAAACGATAATGGTAATCTTTGTTTAGGTGGTGGTTGTGCATATAACGGAACCTTAAATGGTAAAATAGTAAAAAATTCACACTTTAACAATCTATGGATTCCACCCGCACCTTCAGATGCCGGTTCTTGTGTTGGTGCTTGTTTACATTATTTGGTTAAGAATAAATTATTAAAAGATAGAATTACTAAAAACCCATTTATGGGTCCAGAGTTTTTCTATAACGACATTTTAACTGCAATAAAGAATAGGAAATACTTAAAATTCAAAACAGAAGAAACTTTATTTAGGAATGTTGCAAAACTTTTAAAAGACGGTAAGGTTGTGGGATGTTTTCACGGTCACATCGAATTTGGTGCAAGGGCGTTAGGTAATCGTAGTATTCTTGCTGACCCCACAAGACCTGAAATGAAAGACAAAATCAACAAAGTCATCAAAAAAAGAGAAAACTTTAGACCTTTTGGACCGATGGTGACAAAAGAATCACAACACATATATTTTCACGTTACTGATGATGTGCCATATATGAATCAAGTGGTTCAAGTTAAGTCTGAATATAAAGATAAACTACCCGCAATTACACATATTGACGGAAGTGCCAGAATACAAACTGTTTATAAGAACACTTTCGTACATTCAATATTGAAAGAATTCGAAAGACAAACAGGTTATCCTATATTGTTAAACACATCTATGAACGTTAAAGATAAGACCATGGTTTTAACACCAAAAGATGCTGTCGATATGTTTTATGAAACAGAAATGGACTTCCTTTTAATAGGTAATTACTTATTATACAAATAGTTATGAAAAGATTGATACAATGGATTCTCAACCTAATTGAAGAGAGGAAAAGAAAAAAAAGATTTAAGAAAAAATTAGAAGAACTTAAAAAAAGAGACCCTTTCATTTATAATCATTAAAATTTGGACTTTTCGAATTTTTTTATTATATTATAATATGATATATTGGTTAACCGGTCAACCCGGAGCAGGTAAAACTACCTTAGCAACATGGATAATGGCATCGTTCCCATCTAAAAGTGTACACATCGATGGTGATGATTTGAGAGATTGTTTCCAAGACAAAGACTTTAGTAGGGAGGGTAGGATAAAAAATGTTGAAAGGGCACAAAACATTGCTCAATTTCTACACCATAAAGGGAATACCGTGGTTGTTTCTTTTGTGTCACCATACAAAGAACAAAGAGAAGAATTCAAACAAAAAATGGGTGAAAACCTAACTGAAATTTATGTACATACAACCGAGGAAAGAGGTAAGGAGAAATTTCACGTCGTAGATTATGAACCACCAATAGAAAACTTCATAGACTGTGACACAACAAAAAGTACAGAATATAATACATTCCTAAATCTAAGAAGAAAATTAAATATATGAGTAAAAAGTATGCATTGTTCATCGGAAGATGGCAGACATGGCACGAAGGACACAGATGGTTAATTGACCAACAATTAAACAAAGGTAAAAACGTTTGGATAGCTATTAGAGATGTGGAGGTTGACGAAAACAATCCCAAAACATCAAAAGAGGTTTTTGATAATTTAAAAGTAGAATTGAGTGATTTATTACAAACGGGTAAATTGTTCATTTCAGTAATTCCCGACATTGAATCAGTAAACTACGGTCGAGGTGTGGGTTATGAAGTTATCTATCACGAACCACCACCCGAAATTGCAGTAATAAGTGGAACAAACATTAGAAATGGTTCACTATAAACGACATTTAGCTAAAACCATTAGCTACAGAATAATTGGTACGATAACTACCGTCATATTGGCAACATGTGCCGGTTTACCAATTAAATGGGCGGGTTTAGTTGGATTGGGTGAGTTAATAATTAAACCCATTATCTATTTTTTACATGAAAGAGTGTGGTATAAATGGATAAAATACGGAATAAAAAGGGACTAAGAATTGATTCTTCCTCAGGATTTCGTATACTTATAATGTTAAATTTAAATGGGATAATAAGTATTTATAGTTAGTAAAATATTTTATATATATGAAAGGAACTTTTTTTTCGGCGGATTTCGTAACAGACAAGGACGACAATCTACGTCTAATTGAAATTAACACCGATACTGGTATATTGGAGTCACAAAAGTGGGTTTTTGATTGGACCGACTTTATTAGTGTGTTAAGTGCAAATAATATTACGGAGGTGGAAGTGGTGTACAAATATGACATCCAAAAAGATATCATTTCAAGTTTATCAGAGGCATTAACGGCAAATGCACCGTTTATCACCTCTTTTACCGAACACATAGTTGCCGCAGATTCCATATTTCCAACATCACCAACAGATTCGACAAACAAGTTTATCATTAGATTTGCTTATGATGAGTCGGCTATTTTGGACTCCGAATATGCTAAAGGAACATTAAACCTATTAAAACTATTTGCCGATGCTGGTGATAGTGGTTCTATTACAAATTTCTACCACTCATCATCATATTACGGTAGTTACAATACTTTAGATACTAACCAATTTAACGGTAGTAATTTACCCGATATTGTTACAAAAACAGTGTTGGAAGCGCACCAACCGCATAAGTTCTATAAAATAGGTAATTCAGATTCGGGTTCTTTAGTGAGATATGAAAGTTTCATTGACAGAATTGCAACATCTGACAATATTTTACAACAATACCACATCCCACAATCACAAATTACAAAAGGAACTGTAAGTTCTATCCGTAGTTTCCAAATTGTATATGGGTCTAATTTAGATGTATGTTATGTTGCACAATATGAAATTGATTCAGTATTAGACTTACCAACATCAATTACATATGACGATAGTCGTATTGATAATTTAATCGAAAGTAAACATTATTACGAATACGCGACCAATACAATTAAAAACACAAACCACGGACTTTTAGAAAATGAAACCATTTTAGATGTTGATGGAAATGAGGTTCAAGTTAAAGATGTTGTTTTAGGTAACACATACAAATCGTATTATGTTGCGGGTTCACCTAATACCGATGATTATGATGTGTTGAGACAATGGTATGTTACAGGTTCAACATTACCTGAAGGTTCTTATTTAACTTCATCTGTATTGGTAGGTAAATTCGAAGCAACAACATTTGCAAATGACATGACAGAAATTGTATTCCAAGACGGTTCTGATATTGTGATTGGTGGTGAAGCAAGAATGTTGGTTTACAATCAATTAGAAGATAAAATCCAATACGTTAGAGTATCTGAATTAAACAGTAATTACTCAGTAATTGGTCAAACGGGATTAAATCCAATAAGTCAAATAAATTTAAATATTTACGACGAAGAACAACCAATATACAACATGAACATGGAAGATGTCGATAACTTTATTTTAAGTAACGGTAACTTATTAACATTCTATATTACTCACAACTTAGGTATTTCAGGTAGTTGCTTTAAGGCAGGTACCAAAGTAAGAATGGCTGATGGTACAGAGAAGAACATTGAGGATGTACAAATTGGTGACCAAGTAATGTCATATAATGAAACAACAAACGAAATTGAACCTAAAGAGGTAATCGATTTAAAACAACCAATTCATAATGATTTGGTAAAATATACATTCGATAAAGTACTCATTAAGGCAACTGAACCTAGAGAGGAAGATGTTATGTTAACATTAACATGTACACAAGACCATCCGATATATGTAAATGGTTTAAATTTGGCATCATATCACCCAGGATTAACAATTCAAAGATATAATTTAGGTAGAGATATTAAAGCACTTGAAAGTGACGATGTGGTTAATTTATATGATGGTACAACATCAGTATTGAATAAATTACAAAGATTACCTGAAGTTGACACTCAAACTTACATCATAACCGTAGCAGATAATCACAATTTCTACGCAAATAACATATTAGTACACAACAAATAATATACCATGGCATCAAAGACAATTTACAAAAAAATTACTTTAGTCCAATCACAAACAAGAACACTTACTTTGTTAACGGATGCAACTAAAAAACAAAAAGTAAACACAGTTGTAAGTAATTTTATTCAATATTTGAAGAACGCACACTCTTAATAGAATGTTATGAAAAATATTTGGGTGTTTGGTGATAGCTTCACCGACAAACGTATTCTTTCCAATAATAACACATATACAGATTGGAAAGGATACGTACCAAAAACTTATCACGAAATATTAGGTGAACAATTAGGATTACCTGTTAAAAATTTTGCTGAGAGTTACGGAATGGATAATTACACAATATTTCAAACCTTGTGTAACAATATAAACGAAATCAATCAAGATATTATAGTTATCAATTGGAGTGAACCTGTTAGGTTTAGACTGGTTGATACTGCAACACAAAAATGGAGAACGGCATTACCCGTTAAAAGTTCAAGGGTTGCGAGAGGATTACCTTATGTAAACGGAGTAAAAGACGAAACTATTTTAGATGTTTTCACCAATAGAGAAAATCAATTATGGTTAACAGAAATTGATAGTTGGATAAAACTTATTAACAGAGCATTATCAGATTCAATAGTTATTCATTGGACTTGGCACAACAACACACAATATCAATCAATAACCGAAGAAACAAATGGTGAGGTTGTTGATTTTCACTATTCTGAGAAAGGTCATTTAGATTTGGCAAATTGGATATTAGAACAAATAAAGGTGGGTACAAATAAAAGTCCTTACAATCAAAATTCAATACTATGATAAATTACGAAGGTATTGTTTTCACTAAAGATGAATGTGAAGATATAAAAAACAAGGCGGACGAATGGATGGAGGCCAAACTATTAGTAAAAAGAGGTTTAGGTGAAGTTGAGGATATTGTCATCCAAAACAAAAGATATAACAAAGCGTCATATTTTAAATTAAAAAATGATTCACCATATTATCAAAAATTAAACAATTCAATCAATAGTTTCGGTTATGAACTTATTGCAAATGAGTTAGATGCGGGAATATTAAAGTACGAAAAGGGTAATTTCATTTTTCTCCATAATGATTTACCAATTGAAGGGGAAAAGAGATTTTTCTGTATCGTCACACAATTAAGTGACGATAGTGATTATGTTGGTGGTGATTTTAGATACCTAATTGATAATCAACCACACACAATGATTAGAACCATCGGTAATGCGATTATGTTTAAACCAGAAGTCCTACACGAGGTAACAATGGTAGAAGGTGGAACTAGGTTTTCATTGGTAATATGGGTTAATTATGAACAGGTAAAATCTTTAACTAAACCTTCCCTTATCTAATGCCAAATCTTTTTGTTTATGGTTGTAGTAATAGTGAATCTTTTAACACTAAAGCTCATTGGGCAATAAATTATGTTAAATGGAAAGGATACATACCAAAAACTTATGGTGAATTGATAAGTGATAAATTAAATCTTAATTTAATAAATTACTCCAAATCAGGGACAAACAATCAATTTATTTTTCAAAAAATATGTGAGACTTTTAAAAAAATAAAAGAAGATGATGTTGTTATTGTTCAATGGACAAACGTTATTCGTTTTAGGCTTGTAAACGACAAAAACGAATGGGTTGAATTTTATTACGGTAATGATGATTATTTAAAAAAACTCAATCAATTTGAAAACATATCTAAACAAACGATAACTGAAATTTTTGTAAATAGAATGAACCCAAAATATTTAGAAGAAATCAAAACTTGGGAGTTAATTATAAAACAAGTTTTAAATAAAAACAAATTACTATTTTGGTCACCATTTGAGGAATTCAACAGTTATCATTTATTGGAAAGAATTGAAACCGAAACCAATGGAGAAATTCACGATATACACATAAGTGAAAATGGACATAAAGATTTAAGTGAGTTACTTTTAAAAGATTTAAATACTAATAAAATAAATTTTATATGAGTGTTGGGGTTTGTTCAATTGCATACGGTAAAGAACACGTTAATGAATGTAAAAATTTGATAAGTAAAATCAATACAGAATTTTACGTATTAACGGATGATGAAACATTTGTAACGGATAACTCAATTGTGGATAAAACTACGTTTAATTTTAACAAAAAAAGAATTCCAATACTTGAGGCATTTAAAAAACACGACACGGTAATATGTTTTGACACAGATATTGATTTAAAAACAAATATTGACCACAACCAATTCGAAAACATTGAAGATGGATTATATGTAAAGTGGTTTGGTGGTTTACAATTCATCAGAGGATATAAAATATCTATAAATCAAATATTAAAAAGCTCAACACCGTTTGATGATTTAAATCAATATGGAACGGCGTTAACAGAATGTGGTGCTAACGAATCTAACATCGGTTTTTTTGATGAATATGTCTTTGTTTTAAAAATTAGAGATGAAAATAAAAGAAAAGAATTCATATCTAATTGGGAATCAATAAACAACAGAACCATAAATAGACAACCTAAAGATAGACATGGTAAAAATTTAAATGGTGCGGTTGAAAGTCTCATTATATCATTAGCTTGTAATTTAACTGGAATTTCGTTATATTTTACTGAGTTACAACCGTTTTTTAATGCAATCGTACATTATGATTCGGTTCAACCACCATCTAAAACGATACTATGAAATTAGTTTGGACATATAATATTTTAGCCAAAGTTGGCAATAAAACCGAGGAGAGAAAAAGAATACTAATCAATTATTACATATTGTCCATCCAATCGGCAAAACGATTGGGATATTATTGTGTAATTTATACCGATTCATTTTCTGCAAAATACTTTGAAAAAATTGTTGACGAAATACACATTTACGACCACTACGAAAATTCAATACAATGGGATTGTTATAAGATAAAAGCGTGTGAAGAAAGAGACGATGATTTTGTTTTAATTGATGGGGACGTAATTCTACATTCCAAACTACCACCTATGAATGATGATGTGATGTTTGACACATATGAGGTTGCAAATTGGAAAGATGAGTATGAACCTGTAATAAATCAATTTACAAAATTAGATATTGACAAAATAATTGATGTTTGGTGTGATAAAAGAAAACCCGTATTCTCATGTGGGATTCTTTATTTTAAAAATGATTCAGATAGAAAGTTTTACGTCGACCAATGGAAAAAATACAACAATTTCTTAAATGAAATTATAAAAACAAATGAGGTTGATGTGGATGTTGCAACAATGGTGGGAGGACAATATTTGGTAACCTTGTGTGCAAATCATTTGAACTTAAGTAGAAGTTATTTAACCCCACATTTAGGTGCAACTGGTAATTCATATAAACATCACTGCGGAGCATTAAAATACAATAACCCAATTGTCCCAAGGGATTACATAATAAGTGTTGAAAATAAAATTTTAATTTAATGAAGTTAGATTTAAGAAAACATTATATATGTAAAGTTCCCTTTGAATATATGGAGGTTCACCATATGGGAGTTTATAGTTGTTGTCCCGCATGGTTACCAACAAAACTTAGTGATATTAAAGATGTGTCAACAGTATGGGAGAGTGATACTTTAAAAGAGGTACAGGAATCCATATTAGACGGGTCATATTCACATTGTGTCGAAGAACTTTGCCCAGTATTATCTGAGTTAGTAAATCAAGGTACGGTAGATAGAGGGTTTTTTATTACTAAAGAAGAGTTTTCAAAAAACGATTATAGTAATCCAAAGATAATAAACTATTCATTTGATAGGAGTTGTAATCTTTCGTGTCCAAGTTGTAGGAAGGAATCAATAATGGCAAATTCGGAAGAAATTAGCGAGATTGATGTAACAATAAAAGAAATTGAATCCACATATGGTGAGAAACTAAAGGGACTATATCTATCTGGTACTGCAGACCCATTTGCTTCGAAATCATTTCGTAAATTATTAACTCAATTTGATAGAACAAAATACCCAAATGTAAATGACATCCATTTACACACTAACGCTATTTTATTAAATCAAGATATGTGGAATAAAATGAGTAAAATACATTCAATGATAAGAATCATTGAAATTAGTATTGATGCCGCAACAAAAGACACATATGAGATTGTTAGAAGGGGAGGTAATTGGGATACTCTTATAGAAAACCTTAAATTCATATCAACCTTACCAATAGGTGAGAAAAGAATATCTATGATTGTACAGGACACTAACTTTATGGAAATGGAAGAATTCTATAATTTGATGTCTGAAATATTCAAAAATAAAGCAAGAATTTATTTTAAAAGAATTGATAATTGGGGAACATTCACAGAAGAAGAATTTAAAGAAAAGGAAGTATTCAAAGAGGACCACCCAATGTTTAATTTATTTTTATTACAACTACTAAAAATTGACAAGAAACATAATTCTTTTCATAATATGCATGACATTGTTTTAAAACATTTAAAAAAAGAAAAAAACATCATATAATGGAAAAAATTGTTTTAAGTAAAAAATATTCAATATATAAGATAAAATTCAATACCCCGTTAATGAAGGGGTATGTTGAAAGAGCATATCAAGTAATTGAATTAAAAAAAACACATAAAACTGATAGAAACCATTTTTTCTATATCCCATTTAATTGTACCGAATTAGAATTATTAAATAATATAGTTATTCAATCATGTGAGAAGATAGAAAATAAGAGAAGTAGAGAACATGCGATTCAAAATTGGGTGTATATAGTTAACAATAATTCAGAGGTTGAATTATATCATACACATATAGATTTAATTGACGGAGATTCAAGAATAAAAACCGATTGGACATTTTGTTTCTATATACAAGTACCTGATAGTGATGGTAAAATTTCATTTAAAACGGAAGACAACATAGAACATGAATTTTTACCGGAGGAAGGAGACATATATATTTTTCCACCAGATTTATTACATACACCAAGAACGATACATAATTTCAGCAAGGATAGAATTTTAATTGCTGGCAACATAAGTCTAAATCCACTTAAAAAAATAAATGATAAAAACATTTTCTAATTTATTGGATGATAATGAAATGGAATACATTTTAACTAAATGTAAATCATTTGTTAAAAACAACAAAACAATCCCTGATGGTTTAAATTGGTTTTATAATAGTATGCATCTATATGACGATACTAATTTAGATGAATTTAAAATGAAGATGTTAGACGTTGTTGGAATAGATTACCACATTCAACATAATGGAATTTTTATAAATAAAATTACCGAAAAAACAAACCAAAATGATTCATATCATAGAGATGAGAGTGATTTAACCATCGTTACTTATATAAATGATGATTATATTGGTGGAGAATTTGAATATGTCATAAATAATGAAATTAAAATATTAAAACCACAACCAAACTTATCTGTCATGATGGATAAGAAAATATTACATAGGGTTTTACCTGTTATTGAGGGTGAAAGATATAGTTTAATAACTTGGTTTAGATTGGTAAATAAGAACATTATATGAAACCAGATTTAAAAAATTATATATGTTTAAATCCATTTAAAATATTGGAAATGCATGAGTATTTCCATGCTTTGTGTGTTCCTGAATGGTTATTAAAATACATACCGGTAGATACTAAGGTTGAGGATATTTGGAATTCGGATATTGCAAAACAAATCAGAGAATCCGTAACCGATGGCTCTTATAAATTCTGCGACACCGAACAATGTCCATATTTGAGTCACCTACTTAGATACAATGAAGTAGATGATAAAGGTCCAATCATACATAAATCAAAGTTACCTGAGAATTTCTTTTCAGAAAAAAGTCCTAGTAGGATTGATTTCGATTTTGATAGAACTTGCAATTACAAATGTCCATCATGTAGAAAATCTGTTTATACTGCAGATAAAGAAAAAATCGAAGAGGTTAAAAATACGATTAGTGATATTGAAAATGTGTTTGGTAATGATGTTGAAGAATTATATTTAAGTGCTAGTGGAGACCCCTTTGCATCGGTTTCATATAGAAACTTTCTACGAAATTTTGACCCACTAAAATTCCCTAAATTAAAAAATATCCATTTCCACACCAACGCATCTAATTGGTCCAAAGAAATGTGGGAAACGATGCCAAATGTCCACAATTATGTTGGTTCCTGTGAAATTAGTATTGATGCTGCAACAAAAGAAACATATGAAACCAAAGTTAGATTAAACGGTAAGTGGGATAGGTTAATTGAAAATTTAAAATTCATAAGTACAATAAAATCTTTAAAATTGGTAAAGTTATCCTTTGTAACCCAACAAAAGAACTATAAAGAAATGAGAATGTTTGTTGACATAATGAAAGATATATTCGGTAAAAAACTTTTGGTGTTGTTTGTAAAGATAAATAATTGGGGGACATTCACAGAGGAAGAATTTTTAAAAGAAAAAATATGGGACCCGAATCATCCAGAACATTCTGAATTTATAAAAGAAGTGATTAAAATACACGGAGACCCTCAAGTATATCATAATTTCCACGAGTTTATTGTTGCAAATAAAAACCTCATATAGTTGTTAATTTGAAGTATTTTTCATATATTTTACATAATGAAAATACTTGCACACACATCATTTATTGGGACCACGGGATATGCTAACCATGCAAGGTCTTTTTTTACTGCATTGAACAAATACCATACGGTAAAAGTTAGAAATTTAACAATTGGTAGTGGATGGAAAGGGTATAGACTAAATGCTCATGACGACGAACCATACATTACCGAAGAAATGAAAAACATGTTATATCAACAAACGTTGATTAACACCGATAATACAACCACCGATTTTCCATTATACAATTATGACGGTAATTATGTACCTGATATTCATATTGTGTTGGTTGAAATGGACAATGAATATTTCTACGAAAATTACGAGGGTTATAAGATAGCATATAACGTATGGGAATCAACTCGTTATCCCGATAAATTCTTCCAAAGATTACATTATTTCGATGAAGTGTGGGTACCTACTCAATGGCAATATGATTCTTTAATTGAACAAGGATATCCTAAAGAAAAAATAAGTATTGTTCCTGAAGGTGTTGATGTTGAAACATTTAAACCAATTGAAAAATTCCCAAAGAAAGATAAATTTAGATTTTTATTATTTGGTAGATGGGATTATAGAAAATCAACAACGGAAATTATACGAACATTTGGTGAAACATTCAAAGATTATGACGATGTTGAGTTGATAGCCTCTGTTGAAAATCCATATGCATCAGACGGAATGAACTCAACAGAAGAAAGAGTAAATAAACACAAACTACTTTATAAAAACGTCAAATATATTGAATTTCCAAGTAGGGAAGAATATGTGAAATATCTACAAGAAGGTGATGTGTTTGTGTCATGTGCCAGAAGTGAGGGTTGGAATTTGCCTTTAATTGAGGCCATGGCTTGTGGAACACCATCAATTTATTCCGAATATGGTGGTCAATTACAATTTGCACAAAATAAAGGTATTGCGGTATCAATATCCCATATGAGACAAGCAAATATTGGGGATAGAGATGTTGTTGGTGAATATTGTGAACCAAATTTCCAAGACTTAGCATCTAAAATGATGGAGTCCTACAATTACTATACTGCAATTTTAATAAAGTCGAGAGAAGAGTCAAAAGAAATACATAAAAATTTTAATTGGGATACAATTGCACAAAATGCATCTAAAATATTAGAATCAAGAATTAAATCATTTGCATTTGTTACAACGGGAAACATTGGTTACATGCCGGTGATTGAAAAGTTAGTACAATCGTTATTAGAGTTTTCAAATCAAAAGATAATTGTTTACGGAGTTGATTGCGATGTACCATTTGATTATCCAAATGTAATCAAAAGAAAAATAACACCACCAAAAATTTCAGAACACGATAAATGGTATTGGAAACAATATGCATGTATTGAATCTCTAAATGAAGGATTTGATTATTACATATGGATTGATGGGGATGTTGTTGTAAATTATAACATCGATGATGTAAAAAAATATTTTAATCAAGTAGGAAGATATCCGTTATCCGATATACATGTCCAAGAAGAATTTTTTGGAATCTATGATGACGACAAGTCACAATTATTTAATGAAGAGTTGGCAAAAAAATGGAAGGTTGATAAAAAACAACCATACATGCACATCTGTTTCTACATTTACAATGATGGTTCAAAATCATTTTTTTATCAGATATTAACTGAATATAGAACTTTGATGAAAGAAAATCCTGAAGAATATGGAAAATATTTTTTATGGAATGATGAAGGTATTGATAACGGATTGAGATGGACTCTTGATTATACAAATCATTTACCACTTTCAAATTTCGACACGTCTGGTTATGATGGAGATTTAGGTAACACAAATGAAACCCTACACCATTTCTATAAGTTTTGGAATGAAGATGGTCCACAAAATTTTGATAGAATATTTGGATACCAATCTATTCCTCAGGATAAATCAAACATAATATATTTTCACGGTAACAAAAACGCGGACATATCAGATAAGATGATTGAATTTATTAAAATGAAAAGAGATAATTCATTTTATAAATCAAAATGTTTTTATACTGGCGTTTATAAATTAGATAACTTTGAATCATTAACTGAATATGAGGGTTCGACAATGGAAGTGGCGGAAAAATTTGGGTGGGCTCCAGCCATATTTCATGAAATCTACAATTTAAGAGATTATTATAAAAATAGAGAAAGAACAATAAACGAAGGTGATGTGGTTGTTGATTTGGGGGGTAACATTGGAGTCTTTAATAGATGGGCATATAGTCAAGGTGCAAGTAGAGTTATATCCTTTGAACCTGATAGACGTTATTTCAAATTACTTTCATTAAATGCTGACCCACGTTCTGTTTTGTTTAACGCGGCGGCATCAAACGAAATGGGTGAGATGACATTACATGAAAGCACACATTTGGGAGGTTCTAATTTATTTTATACACAAGAAGGTGCTAAAAAATATAAAGTTCAAACATATACGTTAAATTATCTTTTTGAGACTGGATTAGTTGATAAAATTGATTTTCTTAAAGTTGATATTGAAGGTGCGGAGATTCATGCATTGAATGGAATTAGTAACGAGAATTTAATGAAAGTTAAAACCATCTCTATGGAATATCACCATAGTCATTTTAATTATGATGAAATTTTAAGACAGGATTTAATTGATAGGATGAATAAACTCGGATTTAATTCTTACCTAATGTTTATGGGTGGGAATGATAATCTACAAATGATATACTTTACAAGATGAGTAATTTAGACAGAATTGCAAAACAACACGGAACAGATAAGAGTTCTGAAATACACAACTATTGTGTTAAATATGAAAAATATCTACCATTTAATAGATATGATGAATTAAACATATTAGAAATTGGGGTTTTAAATGGAAAATCATTAAAAACGTGGAAAGATTATTTCTATCGTTCGAAGATTTTAGGTATTGATATTAACCCCGATTGTAAACAATACGAAGAAGAAAACATAAGGGTTGAAATAGGTTCACAATACGATGCGAATTTCCTATCAAACATTTCAAAAATGTATGGTCCATTTGATTTAATTATCGATGATGGTTCGCATATGAATTCACATGTTAATTTTTCATTTGAATGTTTATTTGACCATGTGAAATCTGGTGGAATATATGTTGTGGAGGATTGCGGTACCGCATATTGGCCTGAATATGAAGGAGGTTATTTAAAACCTGATACAAGTATTGAAAACTTTAAGTCTCTTGTTGACGATGTTAACTTTAGAGGCTTAATGAATTATAATAAACCAAACGTACATGCAAGAAGAGAAGATTGGTTAATCGAGAATTCACATAATGTTTCAATGTGTAGAATTGATATTGAATCTATAAACTTCCTTAATGGAATTATAATAATAACAAAAAGATAATGGAATTTAACGAAGATGTATTTGTCATCGATTGTTGGTTAGACACAATTGAAAAAGAAAATACTTTAAAAGAACTAATAGTAAGTTTAAAGGAATTTAATTGTCCAATAATTTTGTGTGGTCACTATCCTGTTAATCCAAATGTACAAAAAATGGTTGATTACTATATCTACGATGGTAATAACGATATTTTGTTGGAAAAAGATTTTGAATTATATGAAATTCAAAGTGATAGGTGGACGGATACTAATGATTATAAAATTGTAAACAGAAATAAATTTCATCATGATTATGCCATTTGGTTAACCATAAAGAACGCTTTTAATTTAGTTAAACAGTTAGGTAAAAAATATATTCATTTCTTAGAATATGATAATTTACCAAACACAACACAGTATCGACAATCGTTTCTTGAGTATATAAGACATCACGATGCTGTAATATATGAATACGACAGAGGTTCCACAAATCAAGAAAATCCATATTGTGCTGCATACATTTTCTCAATTAAGACGGATGTTGCAATTGAAATGGTGAATTTAATCAATTCAAAAGAAGAATATTTTAAGAACAAACCCGATTCTTGGCAATTAGAAAAACAATTGTTCCAATCAATTAAAAAAATAACCAATAACGTATTTGTGAGCAAATACATCCCAAACAATGAGGAATTGAATTTATTTGCTGCATGGAATAGAAACGGAATTTTAAGAAATGGTGCAAGATTTCAAACATATCTTGGTTTTGATGGTGATGATACCTACATTCATTTCATATCAGGTTTTGATGGTAAACCAGCGGATAAAGATTATTTAGTTGAAATACGTTATAACAATGTTGGTAGATTTTTTAATATTCAAAAGGGTCAATATCATTTAGAAAGTGTGGGGAAATACATAGAAGGTGGAGTTGTTGAGGTTTTATATCAAGGAGTAAAAGTATTTTCCGAAACGTTAAACGAAGAAATAAAAAGATTAAATAAAGTCGAGAAAAAAACAGTATACAAAGACCAAAAGAACACCAAAGTTAATTTAAATTTTATTGATGGTCCATTTATTGAAATTTTGAACGACACCAATTCAAATTATCACGTTGAGTTTATTAACCCAAAAAATGATAAGGTTGAATATGAGTTAAATATGAAGAGTAATCATTGGGCAAAATGTTCAATAAAATATTATGTTGAGTGGATTATTAAAGTAAAAGGTCTTGATAATGATTATAAATTAGAATACAAGTTCAACCCAAAGAAACAAAAATTTCTTATTTCATTTGAAACAAAATCATTGGGAGACAACATCGCATATATGGGATATGTTGAGGAATTTAGAAAGAAACATAACTGTGAGGTTGTTTGTTCCACTTTCCATAATAAACTATTCCAAAATCAATATCCTAAAATACAATTTGTTGAACCAGGTACTAGTGTGAATAACTTATATGGAATGTATAGGTTGGGAATGTTCTATAAAGAAAATAGAAACGGAATAGATTTTACATCTCACCCAACCGACCCTAAGAAAGAACCATTAACTAAAATGGCTTCCGATATTTTAGGTTTAGACTATGTTGAAGTTAGACCTAAACTTAAAAAATTAGGTAAGGATGTTAAAAAAAGGGTTTGTATTGGAATACATTCAACAGCACAATGTAAGTATTGGAATAATCCAAACGGATGGCAAGACATTACCAATTATTTGTTAGATAAAGGGTATGAGGTTAGATTATTATCCAAAGAAGAGGATGGTTTTATGGGGAATAAAACTCCAATAGGTGTCACCAAACAACCCGAAGGTCCATTGGATGATATTATTAAAATTTTACAAGAATCGGAACTTTTTATAGGTGTTAGTAGTGGACTAAGTTGGGTATCTTGGGCATGTGGAACCCCAACAATTTTAATATCTGGTTTTACCGACGTATATACCGAACCATTCGAGGGTATTAGTCGAATAATAAATAAAGATGTTTGTAATAGTTGTTGGAATAATTACGATTTTGATATGAGTGATTGGAATTGGTGTCCAGTACATAAAAACACAGATAGACAGTTTGAATGTTCTAAAAATATCACCTCACAAGACGTAATAAAAGAGATTGATAAGTTATTGTTCTAATTTTCCGTTTTAGATACAAATAATCAAGTATTTATCTAAGTATAACATTATATTAGATGAATATTTTTGACGCCATAATATCGGGTTCACTCGAAGTTGCAGGAGATAGTCACATTGCGGGAGATTTAACGGTTGACGGTATTATAAATGCCGTAATTAGTGGTACGACATCAAATGCAATATCCGCATCACATGCTGCTAACTACACATTAACCACATCGTTTAACGATTTTACATCATCATATAACACCGGTTCATTTACCGGTAGTTTTAGAGGTGATGGTAATGGTTTATATAACATACCTGCAAGTGGTGTAACAGGATTACAATTAAATAAGATTTCAGACGGAAATACCAACGCACAAATTTATGATGGTGTTGGATTAAGGATAAACGATGATACGTTTGTTACCGGTTCAATTTATGTGACGGGTGACGTTGTTATTAACGGTACATCATATAACGCCGCAACATCCGGAACAAGTGGTACGTCAGGAACATCTGGTAGTTCAGGAAGTAGTGGAACATCAGGTTCATCTGGTTCTAGTGGAACTTCAGGTACGAGCGGTAGTTCGGGTTCATCGGGCACATCGGGTTCTAGTGGTAGTTCAGGTACATCAGGGTCTAGCGGTTCTTCAGGTACAAGCGGAACATCTGGAACTTCGGGGTCAAGCGGTTCTTCAGGAACAAGTGGTTCTTCGGGTTCTAGTGGTAGTTCAGGTACATCTGGTACTTCAGGTTCTAGCGGTAGTTCAGGTACATCAGGTACGAGTGGAAGCTCAGGGTCTAGCGGAACCGCAGGTACTAGCGGCACTTCAGGAAGTGATGGTTCTTCAGGTACTTCAGGAACATCAGGTAGTTCAGGGTCTAGTGGTACATCCGGTTCTTCGGGTACAAGTGGCACATCAGGTAGTTCAGGAAGTAGTGGAACAAGTGGAACGTCAGGTTCATCCGGTTCTAGTGGAACTTCAGGAACCAGTGGTTCATCTGGTAGTAGTGGTACCTCAGGTTCTAGTGGAACTTCTGGAACAAGTGGAACGTCGGGTTCTAGTGGTTCTTCGGGAACGTCAGGTTCTAGTGGTTCATCGGGAACAAGTGGTAGCTCAGGGTCTAGCGGAACATCTGGAACTTCAGGAACATCCGGGTCAAGCGGTTCTTCAGGTACCGTAACCATGACAGGAACACAAGATAACGGACTTCTTACTTTAGATGGAAGTTCACCAAATGTAACTGTCGAATCAAATTTAACATTTGATGGTAACAATTTAAAATTAGTAGGAAATCAATATATAACAGGTTCATTATGGGTAACTCAAGACTTAACTGTATTGGGTTCATCATCAATAACATATGTAACATCATCACAATTAAATGTTTTAACATCTTACATATCAGTAAACGTAAATGAACCATCTGAAAGATTTGGAGGTATTAAAGTATACGATAGCGGTAGTTCAACTGCAACAGCGTCTTTATCGTGGGATAGTTTAAATAATAGATGGGTTTATCAAAATGCTAGTGGTTCTAACTATAACGGTGCGATGTTAATAATGGGTCCGAGAAATACGGGTTCATTAGGTGAAGAACAAACATTAACCAGCGGTAAAATTCCAAAATCAATTGGTGGTGATCACATTGGAGATTCGATAATTTCAGAAAGTGGTGGTGCAATTGGTGTGTCGGGTAGTTTATCAGTAACGGGTTCATTATATATTAACGGTAGTTCATATACGGCAGCAACATCAGGTACTAGTGGAACTTCGGGTACAAGCGGAACTTCCGGTACAAGTGGTACTTCAGGTAGTTCCGGCTCTTCAGGAACCAGTGGTACGTCAGGTAGTTCGGGTTCATCTGGTACATCCGGTAGTTCAGGAAGTAGTGGAAGTTCCGGTACAAGTGGTACATCAGGTAGTTCAGGTTCTTCAGGAACAAGTGGAACTTCAGGTAGCTCGGGCTCTTCAGGAACCAGTGGTACGTCAGGTAGTTCAGGTTCATCAGGAACATCGGGAACTAGTGGCTCTTCAGGAAGTAGTGGAACTGCGGGTACATCTGGTAGTTCTGGAAGTAATGGTAGTTCAGGTACATCTGGTAGTTCGGGAAGTAGTGGAACAAGTGGTAGTTCAGGTTCTAGTGGTACGTCTGGTACAAGCGGAACTTCAGGTTCTAGTGGTACATCAGGTAGTTCGGGGTCTAGTGGTTCTTCAGGAACAAGTGGAACTTCAGGTTCTAGCGGTTCATCTGGTACATCAGGGTCTAGTGGAAGTTCAGGAACAAGTGGTTCATCAGGTTCTTCTGGTAGCTCAGGAACATCAGGGATAAATGGTACTTCAGGTACAAGTGGAACGTCAGGTTCTTCAGGTTCTAGTGGTAGTTCAGGTACGTCACCATCAGCGGCATTATATGTTGCAAAGGCAGGTGATGAAACAATAACGGGACAAAAAACATTCCCTAGTGAAATTGCTAATAGACCTATTTTATCAGGAGGTTTCATTTCCGCAGCAACAGGTGATTTAGACGTTGATTTATGGGGTATTTCTGAAGATTATTATCCATCACACGCAACTGCAGCAAATGCATGGGGACTAAGATGGTACGGAACAGGTAATGAATTTAGATTTGTTGGTGGAGGTACTAATAGGGTTATTATGGACATGGATAACGGAGATATAACCTCAACAGGTACTATCACCGCCCCAACCTTCTCAGGTGCTTTATCGGGTAATGCATCAACAGCAACAAGTGCAAATCAAATCGATGGAGTTGATTTTGTTAATACAAATTCAAATAACGGATTGAATGCCAATAGTGTAGATGCTAACGTAGTTGGTTATGTAACAAATATTGATGGTTCATCAGGTAATCCATCTGGAAATGCATCAGACGGTGCGTTGTATGGCCAAGCATATAATTCAAGTTGGCAACATCAATTTTACGGTGATTATCGTTCAGGTCAAGTTTGGGTAAGAGGTAAAAATAGTGGAACATGGACAAGTTGGAAAAAATTATCCACAAAATATTCAACAACTTTCAGTAACGTATCGTCAGTATCAGTTACACATAATTTAGGTAGTAAAGATGTTGCGGTATTCGTTTATGATAGTAGTGATAATATGTTCTGGCCATCATCAATTGTAACAACATCGGTGAATGTTGTTGATATAACTTTTACAACATCGAGAACAGGAAGGGTTGTAATTATCGGTTAATTTTGGTATATTTTATATATGATAAGAGAAAACGTTGTTCAAAGTGGGTCATTAACTGTAGGAAGTATAAAAGGTCAGTTAATTGTACCCGCAGGTCCAAGAAGTGGTCGACCATCTACACCTGATACAGGTTCATTGTATCTTGAAACGTCTTCAAGTGGTAGTGTCATTATGGTTTATAATGGAATTAACAATATTGATAACGGTTGGGAACCTATTGGTAGTCAAGATGATTCAAGAATTGCTTTCAAATATAGACAAATTATTAGTACCTCATATACTGCCGGTGGTTATAAAGATGCATCACCATGGAAAACAGTACAAAGAACAATCAACGCAACAGACCAAACAGTTAGTGTGGGTGATTTGATGGATTATCCATCATCATACTCATCAGGTGGATGTAGTCCAACTAAATTATTTATGTGGTCAGTTAATACAGATAACTTATGGAAATCGGCAACGGAAGTTCACGGTACATATACAACGGGAATCGACATGGTTAATGAAACAGCATATGCTCACCAATCAAAATGGGATTTGGCAAATGCTAGAGACCAAATGGGAACATTGTTTCAAGAAGGTTTATTTGCGTGGATATTTGGTGGTTCGGTGGCTGCGGTTGAGAAGTTTAATTTTACAAACGAAACAATGTATTCCAACTATTACCCAAATGCCGCACCATACATTACGATGACATCATCAATCACCAGTTCATTAGGTTGTGCGGGATTTTCGGACGAAAATTATGGTTACGGTTATGGTTCGGAAAGTGGTATGAAGTTATTTTTTGCAACAGATACCATATCTGTTAAACAGCAATGGGGTGCTAGTGGACAACAAAAAGGTATTAGTTCAAAAGTAGGTAAAGGATATGCCGGTAATGAGGGGACATATAATGGTGGATACAATTTAAGAAGATGGGATTATGCTACGGAATCAAATATTGGTAATGTGGCAAAACCTTACCCTAATTGTGGAGAAGAAAATTTTACAATGGGACAAGACCATCAATATATGATAGGTAACTATGATGGCACACAAAATAACGGTAGTTGGAAATTCTACTACGCAACCGATAGCGGTTCGTCAAGCGTTTCCGGTTTAAATCCAACAACACACGGTGGGATGTCATCAGGTCATTGTGGATGGAGAGCATAGAAAATATTTATAAAATATGATATACGAAAATATGGAAGTAAGTGGGTCTTTAAGAGCGGCACAAATTATTGCCGGTCCGAAGAACACAAGAGCAAATAGACCAACAAGTCCAGCAATTGGGTCTTTATTTTTAGAAACTTCACCTAGTGGAAGTTATATGATGGTATACACAGCAATATCAAATAATGACGATGGATGGGAAAGAATATCATCACAACAAAGTGCAAACTTGGCCTTTAAATATCGTCAAATTATTGCCTATGGATATTTGGCTGGAGGTTATAAAGATTCGTCACCATGGAAAAATGTACATAAAACGGTGGCAGCAACAGACCAAACTTCACACGTTGGTCAATTGTTAGATTATCCCGTAAGTTACACTAAGGGTGCGTGTAGTAAAACAATATTATTTGTGTTTTCATCTAATAGTGATAATGCATGGAAAGGTCCAGATACTGTTCATGGAACATACACCTCGGCCGTAAACATGTCAAATGATACTGGATATGCCAATCAAACTAAATTCAATTTATTTAATGCTAGATCGGATTTGGCTGTTATGTTTAAAGAAACTGAGATGGCTTATATTGTTGCAGGAGGTACCACATCCGTTGAGAAATTTAATCTTGCAAATGAAACAAACATAACAGGATTTAATTTAACCTCTTTTAACTCTAGTGAAGGTGCGTCTGCGTTTTCAGATGAGAACAACGGTTATGCATATAATTCGGGTAATGGTGTAAAATTCTCATTTTCCACCGAAACATTCTCAAACGGTTCGGTATGGGGTGCACATGGACAACAAAAAGGTATTAGTTCAAAAGTAGGTAAAGGATATGCGGGTAATGAAGGTTCATACAATGGTGGATATAATTTAAGAAGATGGACAACATCTAATGATACGAATATCGGTACTGTTGCTAAACCACACGCTAACTGTGGTGAGGAAAACTTCACAATGGGACAAGATTGGCAATACATGCTTGGAAATTATGATGGAACAGGACAAAACAATACAAGTTGGAAATTCTATTATGCAAGTGATACAGGTTCAAATAGTGTACAAGGTTTAGCTCCAGGTGTAAATGCGGGAACATCTTCAGGCACATGTGGGTGGAGAGCATAATTAACTTGATTTTATCAATATTTTTAATTATATTTAAATAAAAAAATATGGAAAAGAAATTCGAATACGAAAGAATATCACACAATTTAAGTGATGAAGACAAGAAATTATTAGAAATTGCTGAAGGATTAAGTTTTGCATTACCAAAGTACAAGGCTGAAAATTTCGTAGGAGGTTCTCAAATTACACCATACGCTAAATTAAGACAATGGTTAATGGAATTGAGAACGAGAGAAGATGCCGCGGAACATATGGAATATCTTAAACGTAAAAAAGAAATTGAAATTGAATTAGAACATGAGAAAATAGAATATATTACGGAACCATTAAAAAGAGAATTAGTTGAATTGGCAATTAAAGATATGCACATTGATTTGAGAAAATACAATAGAAATTTAAAAGATGCATATAGAGAAAGACAAATTTTTATTGATTTAATTAGAGATTTTCTTGAAAGTGAGGATGGTAAATTACCTGATGGTACATCTCTAATGGAAATATTCAACAATCAATTACTTGAGGACAAATATGAAAAAGAGTATTGGAGTGTTCGTATGGCTAAACAAGCGATGTTGGATATGATTTCATATGGTAGAGTCGGTACCGGTAATTTAGATTCAATTTTAATGATGTCACCTGAACAACAAAAAGAAGTTATGGCATTGGCATCATCGTATACTGTTACTATCGATAGAAATATAAACACTTTGATGGGTATGGCGGCAACAAACCAAACTTTAATTGATGGGCAATTAAAAGACCAATTTAAAATTGGTACAGCTAATGATGATTTAAATGAAAAATTATTATAATGAAACATATTATTTTTAAAATGAGTATTGAGTCACCAGGTTATGTGATTAAATTGGGTAGTTATTTGAACTACACCGTTGGTAGAATTCCTGATGAATATGATGATAATAGAGTTGAATTAAAAAAGATGAACGCAGTTGTTGTTCCTGAAGAATTTGCAAGAGGTTATCTTTTTGCGGATATCTATAAAGACTACGTTTCAATACGAACTAATTCACACATTATTGATGAATTCCCACAATTTGCAAATTCAGGTGAAACGGAATCTGAAAAAGTTAAATACTTTTTAACAAATGAAGATAGAGAATTGGGTGTTAAATTTAACAAATTTGTTATGTTAAAAGTAATTGCCGATAGATTTTCAGAAAGAATGAAAAATCTTATTGTCGATGCGTCAGATTTGGAAATGGCAACATGGGAAGAACAAAAAAGAGAAGCGTTGGCATATCAATTAGATAATACCACATCAACACCTTTAATTGATATTTTAGCTGCAGGTAGAAATATTACAAGAGAAACATTGGTAAATAAAATTTTAACAAACGTCGAATCGTATAAAATTAAATTGGCAAATTTACTTGTTGAACAACAACAATTAGAACAACGAGTTAAAGCTTGTCAAACTATACCAGATTGCCATAGATTAAAACATGAAAAATTTGGTGTTAGTATGAGTTACCAACAACAACAAGATGAAAATGTACCAACTTCACCGCTGACGTTAACTATGGATTTCTAATATGGTTGAAAATTATTTAGAAACGTATGAATATGGTATCATAATATCAGATTTTATTGATTCTACAACAACAAATTCCCTTTCTAATAAAATATTGGAAAGGGAATCTTACATTAAGGGACTTGACGATGGAAGTAAATTGCCAATGAAAATCGTCAATCAAGGTAATGTTACAAATTACCACACATATTATAATTTATTAGATTTAGAAATCGAAGAAACTGAAACTTTGATATTAAAAATTAAAGAATTGATATTCAATACTTTCGGATGGGAAAATTTTTACATAAAAATGTGGGCAAATATTTTTAGAAAGGGAGATTATCTTGGATTACATAAGCATATGGACAATATCAGTCTTAAAAAATTCCCATATGCGGTAAGTGGACATTGTTTTCTATATTCTTCAGAAAAAACATACACCACTTTTTTGTTTAAGAATAAAAAAATCAGTATATTTGATAGTAGTATCAATGTTGTCGATTTGGAAAACAAACCAGGTGAAGTTTCCATATTCTCCTCATATGTTGAACATGAGTTTAAAAAATGGGACGGTGATTTAAGAGTCGGAATTGCATTTGATATTAACAATGAACCTGATGCTAACATTGATTGGCTCAAAAATAGACAATTTAAATACGTTTAGATGAATTTTGTTATAAATGGTACATGTGCTAAAGGATGTTCTTTTTGTTTCACTAAAGAAGAGGCAAGAACCAAACATACTTTAGGTGAAATGACTTTATCTAAAATAGATGAACTAATTGACCATTACAAACTTCATAAAAGTAAAGAAGAAATTACAATATTGGGAGGAGAACCAACACAACATTCTAATTTTACAGGAATAGTTGATCATATTATATCTAAAGGTTTGAAAATCAATTTAGTTAGTAATTTTTTATTTGGTAAATCGACAAGAGAATTTATTATAAAAAACATTAGACATATCAGATGGGTATTTCCAAATGCGGCCGAATTAGACGAGAAGAATCGAATGGTTATATTCAAAAAGAATTACAATGAAATATATGACGCTTATTTGAATACGTGGGGATTCGATAATCACCCAAGATTATATTTGGCCATTACAATGTCAAATAATTGGAAAGAAAAGAATTTCTACGAATATATAAAATGGTTATACCACCAATTAGATGGTAAAATTAACGCAATTAGAGTTGGGTTAGATTTAACAAATACATATCTTGTTAATAATAAAGATATGGGTTCTGAAATCACTAAAATATTAAAATTTGGAAAATATAATGACATTAAAATAACATCTGATTGTCAAGTACCTCCATGTTTGTGGGAAGGTAAAACTGTTGAATCCGTCATGGAAAATTCGTTAGGGTTTGCAACATTTAAAATACCGGAATATGACACCATATGTGGATTTATGCCATTAGATGTTTTCCCCGATGGAAGTTCGATACATTGTTATCCTTTGGAGGATAAAGTTAAAATAAAAAATGTATTGGATATTAGTGGTGAAAGTAATATCTTAGCATTAAGACAAGAGTTCGATAAATTATATAAAGAAAATCATAAAAATTATACATTACCAAAAGACTGTTTAGAATGTCATTTCTATAAGACGTTATGTAACGGTATCTGTGGTGGATGTTTAGAGGGAAGTCAACATGAGTAAAATATTTTCAATACCATTAAATCCAATGTTATCTGAAGAAGATTTCGTTGGTAAATTTGCACCATTTTTAGAGGAATATAAAGAATGGATTTATGATATCTATTTCACTTGTAGAATACCACCATTTACACAAGATGCTATGGGTACAGTATTCAAACAAGAAGACAGAGATGTTGTAATTGAAAACGCATTTCAAATTCAAGATGTGTTAGGAATTAAAATTAGTGCAACATTTAATAATGTCAATGTATCCCCAAAGTTTGACAATTATAAATTGTTTATTGAACATCTTAAACCATTATATGAAAGGGGATTAAGAAGTATCACTTTAGCACACGCACATTGGGTTGCTATGGGTATTAAAAATCATTTTCCCGATATGGAGGTTAAGAATACCATATTAAGAAAAGTGGCAACCGCTCAAGATTTCTGGTACAACGCGGAACAAGGATTTGATTATGTCAATGTCGATAGAATCTTAATGAGAGATGTTGAAGAATTGAAAAATATTCGAAGAGCTCAATTACAATTTCAACAAAAACACGGAAGATATGTAAAAATTGCATTATTAACCAATGAAGGTTGTTTAGGAAGATGTCCTATGATGGATGAACACTACTCATATAATAATTTAAAATTGGATAATGAATTACCATACTTTAGACATGAGATATCAAAAGTAACTTGTGAATATAAATGGGAAAAAGAAATAAATGCATTTTTCTTTAAAGCGGCAACAATTCCTCCATTCAAAAAGGAATACGATGAATTTTTAAACTACATTGACGTGTTTAAAATGCACGGTAGAGATAGTTTCAATAGACTGGATGAAACGATGGATATCGTTAAAGGATATGTTGCCGGTAATGAAACATTATCTGTCTCATCTAAATTATATTTGGATGGTGTACCATCTGACGAATTAGACGGTTGGAGAAATAAAATAAAGAAATGTAAATTCCAATGTTGGGATTGCAATTATTGCGACATTGTTGCGGATTATAAAAAAGGTAAATAATGGATTACATTAAACATATTGACGATTCAGTAAAGTGGGGAGAATTGGAGGTATCTAAACTTACTTTAGACATATTAAACATACATGGGATAACAAGTAATAAAGTTAAATGTCTATTAAATAATATATGTAACATAGATGGTGCCAATTATTTAGAAATCGGTGTCTTTAGAGGTTCTACATTTTGTTCCGCAATATATGGTAATAATATAACCGCAACTGGAATTGACAATTGGAGTTCGCCATATTTGATGCCAAGTGGGGTTAGTCAAAAAATGAACTTCTATTTAAGGGACAAATCAAATGACCCTAAAGAGGAATTCTTATCGAATGTCAAAAAATACGGTAACGTAGAAAAATTAAACGTTTATAGGGCAAATTATTTGGATTTTGATTATTCAACTATCGGTCCGTTGGATATTATTTTTTACGACGGGGAGACAAAGTACTATGACCAATATACTACAATAAAAAATCTAATACCTTATATGTCAAACAATTGTATTTTAATTATTGACGATTGGAATTGGCAAAAAGAGGGTGCAACCAAAGCGTTGGAGGATTCAAATGCCTTTATAACATACCAAAAAAATCTATACACAAACGGAGAAGACTCAAAAGATTTTTGGAATGGAATCGGTATATTTTTAATTGAAAAGTAGTTCTATTTCTCACATTTTTTGTTTATATTTGAGTAATAATAAACTTTTCTTAAACAAAAAACAAATGAGAAAAACAATCACAACACTATCGCTAATGTTAGTGTTATTGTTTACTACAACATTGTCATATGGTCAATATAGTAGTAGTGCAATTCAGAAAGGTTCAGAACAATCCTTAAAAGTTCAAACGGATACACTCCATAATCAATTACAAGAAATTGTTGTTAGTGCAAAGAAAGTTCCTTTGATGACAAGAGTTGGTGAATACAATCAACCACTTTGGTCAACAATTCGAATGTTTCCATCTACACGTGTTTACATTATGAATCCACCAAATACAGTAATGTATGAGAAGTGGTTCGATATTAGACAACGTAGAAATGGTCCGGCACAAATCAGAATGAGAGATGAATTCACATTCGGTTTAGGTAAGAGACTTCAATTAGATGTATATTCACACACAGTTTATGACGGTTATAATGGTGATAAGGAATTCAAATGGAGAGGATTTTCTTGGGAATTCAGATACGCATTAGCCGATTGGGGTAAACTATGGGGTAATCCAACAATCTATTGGGAAACCAAAATGTTAGATGGTCGTTGGGGAATTGAACCAAAACTATTGTTAGGAGATAGAGTAGGTAGAAATGGTGTGTGGGGATTCAATGCAATCTATGAAGGTAACTTAGGTGGTACTAAAGAAGAACAAGAACGTGAATATGCGTATACCGCATCATATGCAAAAATCCTAAACAATGATTTAACATTAGGTGTTTCACATATGTTTAGATACAATGACTATGAAGGTGGTTCACAAGAATGGTATCTCGGACCATTAGTACAATACCGATTCACCAACAAAGCATATTTGAATGTTGAACATATGCCAGGTTTAAATCAAGACGCAAAATTATCAAGAACCACAATTATATTCGGATGGAGATTTTAATCAAAGGACAAGAATTCCTTGTCTACTTAATATTCATTATGTTCGTAACTGGTATCCTCAAGGAAAGAGGATACCTTATGGACATCTTTAGACTTTTAGAACAGAAAGTTAAATCAAAGAAGATGGTGGTCTTCTTAGTATCGTTATTTGGTGGAGTGTTACCAATACCAGGTCGTGTTGCATTATCAGCATCTATGTTGAATAGTATTGCACCAGTTGATAATAAAAAACGTAAGAAGTTTGGTATTATCGATTACCTTGCAACACACCATTATTATTTATGGTCACCCTTGGAGAAGACTGTTATCATACCTATGGCTGTATTAGGATTAACTTATGTGCAGTTTATGTCTTATATCTGGCCGTTGTTATTGATTTCAGGATTATACATCAGTTATTATATTCTATCATTAGATGAAGATGAAATTGATATTGAAGTTAAAGACGACCCAATCGATTGGAAGAACATCTATCTTGTAGTTATCCCATTTCTAGCTACGATTATGATGTGTGTTTTCTTTACTGATTATTATTTTGGATTCTTTATGGGGTTCACATTATGGTTGGTATATTATTCCAATAGTTGGAAAAAATTACTCGATTATGTGAATTGGGAACTGATATGGATTGTGGCGTTAGTTATTATTTTAGGTAACTTAATAGGTTCATATTATAATGTAATTGAAGGGTATATTAAACAATATAATAAACCTGAATATATATTGATTGTATCTATGATATCATTTTTATCCTCGTTTATGTTGGGGTCTTCTGCAAAATATGCTAGTATCGTAAGTTTATTAACAAGTGTATTTGGAATGCAATATTTTGTTTTATTTTTCACTTTAGAATACTCCGCATATCTAATATCCCCATCACACAAATGTCTACCAATAGGTCAAAAATATTTCCACACAGGTTTTATGACATATTTGAAGGCTTTGATAATATGGATATCAATAATGATGACATATGCACTATTAACAATAATATAAAATACATATAAAATATGAATAAGATAAATTTAACATTAGGAGAAATTAGACAATTAAACGATGAAATTAACGGACTCATCAATCAAGAAACAGGTAACGTTATTTTTGAAGGATTTTTAAATCAAAAAATTTCAATTTTATTAAAATATGAATTAACCGATTTAAGTGAATTTCTCGAAAAGGAAAAAAATAAAACCGAAAAAATAAAAGATGAACTGATTTTAAAATACGGTGAGGAGGATGAAAAGGGAATAAAGTTAAACATGTGGTTAATTGATAAGGACGATGAGGGTAAAATATTATCCAAAACCATAAATCCAAAATACGTTCAATTTGATGAAGAAATGGGTAAACTTATGTTGATGGAGAAAGAAATTGAATATCCTGATATCACTAAAGATGATTTAAAAAACATCGGAGAAACGAAAGACAATTATCAAGTGTTATTTAAACTAATAAAAAAAGGGACTAATTAAGTCCCTTTCTTATTTCTATCATCATATTTCCTATTTGATATTCACCCGGTTCATAATGAGGTATTGACAATCTTAAAGTGTATAAAAGATACACATCCTCATCTGTAAACGGTGCGGTTTCGTAAATCATCACATCTACGGTATCTGTAAGGGTAAATTTGGACCTTAAATCATATCTGGTATTCTTCTGTTCATTCTCAATATAATCTTCAGGAATACGTCCTAAATTGATTTTATCAAAGAATGGCTCAATCTCAAACAATCTATTGGAATTATTCGTAGATAATCCCATTGTGAATGTGTTATATTTAAATTCCTTATCTTCCCAATATCTTAATTCATTAAATGACATAATAGGAATCCCCCACTTTCTTACGAAATTTCTATTGGATGATATTTCAATAATTTGTCTATTGTTCTTCATATCATCACTAAATCTTGATGTCTGTGAAACAAAATGATAAGTGATAGCCGATTCACAAGTTTTTAATTCATATCCTTTTAGTTTTGCACGAATAAGAAAATCATCGTCTTCACAAAAACAAGGTGCGAAACTAAATCCATCAAACATCCCAACATCCTCAAACATTTTCTTATATCCGCTCATAAAGAACACAGCACCGTCATATAGGGTATCTGAGTTTTTCCATTGTTGAACGTAATTGTTGAAATGATATGTGTTAAAATTTAAGAACGATGAACCTAAATCTAATAGAACTTTACCAGGTCTTTTGTGACCGGCAAAAATTGGTGGTTCAATTGTTGTATAAGACAATAACATATTTGGTTGTAATAATCGTTCAATGGCTTCTAAAAAACCTTCACCGATAACCATATCGTTATGTATCAAAACAAGCTTTTCAGTATCAACTAATTTAATACCCGCATTATATGTTTCAGAAAATGTTAATCTATCATCATCATGAATAAATGAAAGATTATTGTCCTCCAAAGATTCTAACCATTCTTTTGTTCCATCTGTAGAACCACCACTACTTATAACTAATGGTTCGTTTGGATATAAATCACGAAGATATCTATAACATTCTTTTGTTAGATTTAATTTATTATATACCGCTAATACAAATGTTATATTCATTACTTATTATTCAAATATTCAACAATGTAATCTTCAATGTTTTTAGTTGGTTCCCAATCTAATTGAAGTCTGGCTTCAGAACTATCACATAAAGTTATTAACGCCTCACCTGGTTTATCATCAGTAAAAACATATTCGTGTTTGAACATTTTAGCAATATCCTCGATTGAATAATTCTTACCTCTACCTAATTCGAATATATGTCCCCATTTATCATAAGATTTAATTCGAATAAGACCATCCACAATATCTTCAATGTGTGTGAAATCCCTTCTCTTAGTTCCATCACCATAAATTGTTAATGGTTGACCGTCTTCAATTGCTTTTTCCCACTTACCGATTAAAGTACAATATCCACCCTCCTTCAAATGATGAGGGCCATATACATTATAGAAACGAGCAACACTTGCTTTCAAATTAAAATGTTGTTGATACATTTGAATAATCTCTTCACCAACATCTTTACTAAAAGTATATGGATTTTTAAATTTACCACTATGGTGTGAACTACTTCCCGCATATATTAGTGGTATGTTATTTTGTACACAATAATCTGCAATGTATAAAGTACCATTTGCATTTGTTTGAAAATAACCAACTGGATTTTTAAAGGATGGTTGTATACGTGCAATTGCAGCTAAATGATATACCACATCAAAAGTTTGACCATCATCCAAATACGGGTTCCAATTTCTTTTTCTAAATGATATGTCTTCATTAACATATTTTGCACCCTCTACGTGATTTGTTCTAAACCCCGTAAAATAGTTATCAACGGAAACAACATTGTGTCCTTCACTAACTAATCTTTTAATTAAATTGGTACCAACAAATCCAGCACCACCAGTCACTAATACGTTCATTATCTATTATTTACTATTTTAATTATTGATTCAATATCTTCATCCGTTAAACCTAAATGTAACGGTAAAGTTAATTCATGTTTATCGTACCATTCTGCATTTACCAATCCACCCACTTTCTTAAATTCTCTAAATGGTTCATATTTGTCATTTCTTTTATAGTGCATACCACAGTAAACACCATTGTTTTTTAACAAATCATAAACCTCATCTCTGTCTTCAAAAAATAAAGGTAAAAAGTGTGACGAAGAAACTCTATCCGATTTATATTCAGGTAACAAAGCACCTTCGACACTATCTAAATAATATTGTGCAATTCTTCTACGACGCGTATTATTTTGATTGATTGTTTCTAAACCAATAATACCCATTGTAGATGCGATATCTGTTAAATGATACTTGTACCCAACTTCCTCAACTTCATAATCCCAATTGTATGTTGGTTTTTCAGTATTCAAATTACTTCTTGAAACAGTATCTTTATTGATACCTAACCATCTTAATTTATTTAAACGAGTATATAATTCTTCGTTGTTTGTTGAAATTGCACCACCATCCCCAACTGGTAAGTTTTTCACAGCTTGAAAACTCCAAACACAAATGTTATCAGTATCACCAATCATTTTACCATTGTACATTCCGCCAAATGCGTGTGCACAATCTTCAATAACAGGAATACCATAACGATTGGCAATTTCATTGATACGAATCATATCACAACTATATCCACCGATATGAACAACGATAATCGCTTTAATTTCGTTATCTTCTTGTAATGCTTGTTCAATAGAATCGGCACAAATATTACCGGTCATTTTTTCAACATCACAAAATACTGGAATATGACCTTCATACATAATTGCATGGTTTGTACTAACAAACGTATTTGATGTTGTAATGATTTTAGATTTAGGTGGTAAGTTTAAACACTTAACTGCTAAATGTAAACCAGCAGTTGCACTATTCAATGCAACAAAATACTTTGAACCGATATATTCGGATAATTTTGTTTCGAACTCCTTTGTTTTTGGACCCAATCCAATCCATCCTGAATTAAGAATTGGTCTTAATTCATTTAGAATTCTTTCGGTGTCAATCATTGGTTTGAATACTTGTATCATAAATTTAAAAATTGTTGCGGTGTTATAAGATTTAATATTTCTTTTCTATTTTCATCTAATAATTTAAAATCTAACACATCTGATTTTGGAAATAAGGTTTGTTTACCTTTACTAATAATACCAACACCGTGGTCAGTATCGACAACACACATATTTAAATTTTCGTCTGTCATTCTGAATTTAACATATGCCTTCCATGTTGTCCCATTCCAAGTAGTTCCAAGAACATATTCTTCCACTTGATGTTCTTCTTTAATTGGACTACAGTCATGCATCACAATTGTTCCTCCATCACTTAAATGTTTTAATGAGTTGGTGATATCTTTTTCTACCTGATAATCAAGATGTAAACCATCAATGAAGATAATATCATATTTTACGTTTTCATCTAATTGCTCAAAGAAATCGTCAGATGTAATTGGATAGTTACAACGACCCGCTGGGTCAACACCATCCTTATGTTCAATATCAATTAGATTTAAATTGGATTCAGGGTCTCTAACTCCAATTTCTAAATACCGTTTATAATTATTTTTCTTGATTAAGTGATTGATAATGTCTGTTCTTTTCATTCTTTTTTGCTTTTAAAATTATATCTGAATGTCCTCCATCCAAAGAATATGTTAGTTCGATAATTGTGAAATCTTCCTCAAAGAAATTTTGAATTTCTGTTAGACTCATTCGTACTTCATCTCCATAATTGTAGATGTTTGGTGATGAGGTATGTCCCTTCTCACATTTATCCGAACACATAGATAAAAATAAGAAACCTCCGTCACATAGTAAATCGGTAATTTGTTTTTTATAAAGATTTGGTTCAGGACAAAATTGAAATGAACTTATGGATGTCACAAAATTATATATCCCAATATGTTCTTCGGGGATAATGCCAGGTTCAATAACCACATCCACACCTTCTCCATCATATATGTCAAAACCAATTGCGTGTGATATAATATTTTTAGTTGAACCGTTTATATTATACGCACCCACATCTGCAATTTTTGATGAATCGATACTAATCCTGTTTGATTTATACCAATCCTCAAGACGATATTTTACATTATCATGCATATTGTTCAATAAGTTTTATCAGTTTTTCGGTTATAACTTTTGTACTTAAACTGTTCAAAATAAAAGGTTGAATATCTTTAAGATATCTTCTTCTGTTGTGGATGTTGTTTAATATATTAAGTGCGTTTTTTAATGATTGTGGGTCATTGGCAATCGCATAATCTAAATTGAATTCTTTTGCTAATTCTTCATAACTTCTTGATGAGTTAACAATACATGGTACACCACAAGCAATTGACGCAATCATTTTATTGTTACTCTTTACACCAGCATCTGAACCTAAATGAGATAATGCACATACATTTGATTTTCTTAAATCATCTACAAACGTATCAAGTCCCCATTGTGTTTTCGTAATCGGCGGTTGAACGTTTATGTTTCTTGCATCAGTTATTAAATTTAATTCAAATCTTGTTTCAATAATGTGAGGAACCATCCATTGTATCGACTGAGCATTTGGATAATTACCAAACCAAGCAATTTTATTGGATACCTCAGGAGTTTCTAATATATCAACAACACCATAATCCAAACAATCCTCAATAACAATACATTCTTTACCAGTACCCAAAGAATCGAAATGTTCTTTTCTACCCAAAGTATCTGTTGTAACAATATCGATATGTTCCATCATCTCTCTGAAATGTGGATTATTGTGTACAGGGTCATCGAAGTCAAATATTTTGAATCCTTCAAATGCTTTAACATATGTAAGTGTTTGGTTATCAATTCTTTTTTGAATGATTAGTATATCTGAATTGATATCAAAACCAATATTACTTTCATACTTGTTAGAATGGTATCTGTTAATCGATTGATTTGGATAGAACAAACGTATTCTTGTTGATGCAAAGTTTTTTACATCATCATACATTGGTATCCATGAAATTTTCTTAGTTGACATATTCCCAATTAAATCTTAATCTTGGTGTTGACTCAACACCTTTTCTTTTTATTACTTCTAAATTATGTGTACTGTCTCTAACACCTTCACTTGAACTTTCCTTAGCGTATACTTTCGCTTTAATGTGTCTTAACTCATGTACTTCTAATAATCTTACACATTTATTATAGAAATGTATATCATCATAACCATAGTTACCACAGAAGTCTTCATCATACCCACCAATCTTTTCAAAGTCATCTTTATGGATTACATAGATGTTTACACTATTAGTATCTTCTCTACCTAAGTAATAAACACAACCACGTTTTAATTCTGTCTTTTCTAATTGTTCCATATTTTCTTTAGTCACTAAGTGGTCAATGTCTGCACATAATATCCACCCATCGCTAATATGAAATCCTAAATTTCTTGCACCTGGTTGATTCCATTTAATGTCATCAGTTACCCTAACAACCTTAACACCATCCAATGGTCCTAATGGTTCCTTAGAACAATCATCAACAATAACAGTTTTCAATCCTTGTTCTAAAATACCTTGTATTCTTTCTCTTTGTCCGAAATATGTGTATAATACTGTAATCATAAATTATCTTAAATGTTTTCCTTGGTCATCAAAATACTCATTACCACCACTATCCCCTTTAACGGCATATAAGTTTGCATAACCTTTTAATCTTTTTCTTTTTAATTTCTTATCTAATTTCCATATACAATATGGAAAACTAATTTGGTCTCTTGAACTAAATCTACATATTTGTTCCCACCACATTAACTGTAATTGTTTAATTACATCTGTGGTTTTTACTATGAATGTCGAAAGTTCGAACAACCCAAATAATTCTGGCATCCCTTTAGATTTGTAGAACGCGAATTGATTATCAATATTTTGTTGATAGTCCAATCTCCAATGAACACATGCACCCATCTCTTGATATAAACAAGTTCTATCAGGATGTTTAAATAAAAAGATATCGGTATCGGCACCATACTCATCTATAATCAATTGAGGGTCTTTTTTTAATTGGTGGTTACCATCTTCCCAAATAATATATTCATATTGAGGGAACATTATTGACGATAAAATTTTATATGGTTTGGCATTTCTTCTATCAGTAAGTCCATCAATGGATGAAAATTCTAATACACTTCTTTGTTCCCAAACTTTAACTGTCTCGTCTTTCTTATCCACATATGCAATATAATCACAATTGTCAAAAACCTGTGGTGGGTCTAACAATTTATCTTTTCCTCCGGTGATTGCGGTTAATACTAAGAATTTTTTCATATTTTTTCGTTTCTACAAAGTACAAGTAATTTATCATTATCCCATCCTGGGGAATATCTATTTTTATGTTCGGTCACAATAAAAGTCATTGAATGGAAATACGACTCTAACGGTTCAAAATTCTTTGCGAAATCGTCTTCATTGGTACTTCTAAAAATATCCTCAACAATTAAATAACCACCTGGTTTTATGTAACGATATGCGTGATATGCGAATAATGTGTTATGAGGTAAATCATGTATCATATCATCAATTATCACATCAAATCCACCACCAGTCGATTGTAAACACTCTTCAATTGACTCGGATTTATTAACATCCATGAAATGATATGTAGTGTTTTCTAAATTATCACTAATTGCTTTATTCATGTATGTTTGGTCATATTCAAATCCATGTAACTCGGCATATGGGAAGTATTCCCTCCAACACTTCATTGACATATTTTCGGCAATACCGCCTTCAGCAAATTTAATTGGTTTGTATCGTAATGACATAAATAACATATCATATACCGCCATGTATGGATGTCTATGTCCATCATGAACAACATATGGAGATTTATCTGTTGGATATTTTACACCCAACTTACATAAATCAGTAATTGAATCTGATGAATCGATTATTAGTTTATTTATTATCATATTGTTCCGTAATATTTGTTTTGTTTTTCTTGTCTTTGTATTGTTTTGTGATGTTGAATACAATATTCTTCGTCATCAGGTAAGGAGGCAAATTTACTACCGCCTATAATCCTTTCATGAACTTTACCATACCATCTAAGATGTTTCTTATAAATTCTACCTTGTCTATCGGGAAAATTTATCCAACCCTTTTCATTTATGTTCCATCTCCAAGTGTCGATATGTTCTTGTGTTATCCCATCTACTGTGTTAATACGGGGTACAAAGATTAAGTCTACGTTTGGGTTCATTTCAAGAATGTTATGTAAATTCTCAACCATATATTGACTAATCATCTCATCTGCGTCAATTTGATAGATATAATCACCAGTACAATAACCGTTTAATATGTTTTTAAAATCGGCAAAATTATCATTCCAATCAAAACATCTCCAAGTTTGAACATTTGGTAGTTTATTATACGGTAATAGAAAATTTAATACGTCAGGGTCTCCATTTGTGTTATCATATAGAATCACTATTTCGTCCTGAGGTCTCTTGTAATCCAATAAAAACGGGACTAATCTCCTTATTTCCGTCAATTCGTTGCAAATTGTTATTGCGTAACTTATCTTCATATTTTCGTTTATTTTCTTCTATCGTTAATTCTTCACATCTCCAACACCACTCAGCGTCTTTAGAATCCCAACTGTGTCTTTCACATCTCATGCTCTTTGTCCTCCTATGTCCATCCAACGATTAAAATATTCTAAATTAGTATTTAAACGTTGTATTCTACCTTCAAATATTGATGGTACACCATCGTTTATTCTTCTGGTTAATTCATCAATAATATTATTATCAATTTCTCTCGCAATTTGTTCGGATAACATATTCGTTAATTCCGTTTCAACATCAACAACAAAGCCACGAAAAAATTTAAAACTATTCATTTATTCTTTCCCTCGCAAATATTTTAAATCTTCTACCATTATGTTCGAATGTTATGTTCCCACCGGTTGTTGGTTGTATTGTCATAGTTAATGTATCATGACCCGTACCAAACACGTGAGGTTCATCGTCATCGAATTGAAAACAATATTCATTATTTGTGTGAGGTGTGTTTTGTCTTAAAGATAATACCTGCATTGGTTCCAATCTTAAAAATATATCTTCATCACCTCTTAAAAATTTAAAACTCATTTTTGTTTGGGTCTTGCCCACATTTTAAAAGTCTTACCATTTTCACTATTGGTAAAAGTTATAAACGATTGGTTTGTGTTTTGTAATTTAATTACAACTTCATGATTGGTTGAATTATCGTCTGATTGTGCAAACAATTGAGGTTCATCATCGTCAAATTGAATCATCCACTCACACGGAGTATAATATTCAATTTCAGGAACATTAAGGTCAAATTCAACCTCAGGAGTTTCAATTTTCTTTTTTCTTGACTTAGCCATCTCTACTTAATTTTATTTAATTTAGGTAAAACTAATTTAGTTTCTTGTGGAATAACCATAAACGGCAAGATTATTGATTTAAACTTATCTTTCATTTTTTCCATTGAAAAATTATTAACATTCTCTTCTCTCAAAACTTCAGATTTTTTTATAAACATATCATAATCTTTCTTAACTAATTTTAATACCTCAACAACTTCACCATAATTTGCAGTAAACCATTTGGAACCTTTTATTATAAATGAATCAATTGCACTATCGTGAACATCTGTCAATTTACCTCCAACCATAATTGCCTTATCCATAGGTAAAAAATCTTTATGTCCCGACCAGTTAGATGCAACTATTGGTTTACCCGTCATTGAAAACTCTAACAATGGTCTACCAAACCCTTCACCTTTTGTTATTGATACCATTGATTTAATTTTTGGGTGGTTATATAGGTCATTCATTTCACTATCTGATAATTCACCAAATAACAAATAAATGGAAGGTGGATTTGGTATATCACTAACTAATCCTTGAATTTTCTTTCTGAAAGATTCTCTTTCTTTTATTGAAAATCCTGCGGACGATGTTTTTAAAACTAATGCGGGTTTATCTTCACTATCCTTAAACGCACTTGCAAAACATTTAATCAACATACCCACATCTTTTCTGTCTTGTCCTAAATCACCTTTTAACCAATGACCAACAAAAAGATACGCAAAATCTTCCAAAATATCTAATTTAAAGTCATCATTTTTAATGTTGTTATAAACATTAGTATTAACACCTTCAAACAATACTTCAATAGGTTTTTCGATTCTATGTTGTTTAACTAATTTTCCAGTATTCTTTTCATTTTCATTATAAACAGTTTGTAATAATACATCCTTAGAAAATGTTGATGTGGTGATTATCATATCCATTCTATTACAACCATCAACCCAATCTTTTGGTGCAATTGTTGTTTCAATACCCGCAGTAATTCCTATGTTAAATTTACCAACTCTTTGAAATTCATTTGGTACTGTGACTTGAATATAAAGTTCGGGTGTCTGATTTAAATTAACTGTTACAATGTTCGATTCAATCCATTTGTGAAATGTATTATCACTTTCCAATGCGGTCATTGGTGTGGTTCCCCACATACAACTATCAATTTTAATATCAAACAAATCCATCTCATACAATGCTTGTAATAAATCTCTTGAATGTGCACCGTACCCACTTCTCGTTTTTACTGGTCCTCTAAATAATAATGTTGGTTTGTTCATACTAACTTATATAAATTAAATTTTTCTCTTGGTTTATAATTCATCAATGCGGTTTCAATTCCCTCAACCATTTTATCACACATCACTTTTGATGAGAAGTTCTCAATTGCAAATTCACGACCCTTTAATCCTCTTTCTTTTCTACCCTCTTTACCCCATGAATAAACTTCACTAATTGCTTGTGCAACATCATAATCGTTTACTCTATCATCAAAAATATAAGGTGTTGGTACCGAACCATTTATGTTATTTGCAACTGACCATACTGGTTTAACCCATTCACCATGTTTTGTTGACCCGTGGTCTTTTTTAATATGAAGTGAACCAAATGTAATGTAATTGTCTGCGGTGTAATTAAAACCACATTGGTCTTGTAAACCTCCTGTTACATTTACAATGATTGGTGTTCCGGCCATTAGACTTTCGACTGTGGTTAAACCGAAACCTTCATTGTTTGCAATGTTTATTGTGCAATCAGATGCGTTATATAATTCATTTAATTTATCCTGTTCTAATTTAATGTTGGTAAATTTAACATCGTAGTCAGGACATAAAGTATCTTTAACTGCATTTAAATCTGTACCATTATCGTCAACTGGTGCGGTGTGCATTAACAATAGACATTTATCAGATTCTTCCTTCGGTAACATGTCACAAAACAATTTATATGAATATATCACATCACTTGGTTGTTTTCTTCTTATGTTTCTATTGTTGTAAAATAAAATGAATTCATATTTCTTTTTTGAAAACAAAAACTTATCGAATTCATCTGAAATTTTATCAATCGGTTTGAACACCTCAGGATTTATTCCGTGTGGAACATAACTAATCTGCCAATCTTCTAAAGGTTTATATGTTGGTTCATCAGTCATTTTACCAACTCTATGAACAATACCATATGTTTGTTTAGATATACAACCAATCCAATCACAACTTTCATAGAAATCTCTATTATATTTTGGGTCTGGTAAGTTATCCCATATGTGATAATAAAGTATTGGACATACTTGTCTTATTTCATGTTCATTATCATATAACCATTGCCAATAATGTGGGTCGGTGAAATGTAAAATAGCATCTGGTTTTTCTTCTAATAATAATTTTCTAAGAATACCAATATCACCATAACCATTATATGGAATTATTTTTAAATTAGCATCCTCAACACCCGTTCTCTTTCTAACATCGTCATTTATATCAACAACTTTTCCAAATTCAGGATGTTTAATTGCCCCACCTAATTGAACCCAGTCGTATTTGTCAATTGTACCCAATACGATTTCTTTAGACATGGTGGCAATACCTGACGTCATTCGCAAATCGTCAGATAATAATAATATTTTTTTCTTCTTCATTAAATCAATACTTTGAACCACTCACAGCTAAACCAGTGTGATTATCTATCTTTTCTCTAAAAGATTCGTCTTTATTATACAAGTCTAATGACCTGTTAACTAATTTTTGTAAGTTAATTGTACCATCAATGGCATTAACCTTGAATTTCTTATAAACGTCGTCCAATATATGAACACTCGTTAGCTTCTTCTCTATTTTCATTATATATGTTTATACATTTATATATACTAAGTATACAAAAAATATCGGACAAAATCTATATTTCTGCCCGATATTTTTTTATTATTGGTTAGTATTATCTGTTGTAGTTTGCTCCTGAACAGGTGCTGGTTGTGTAGGTACCGGTGTTTGTTGTTCGGTAATTTTAATTGTTAAAGGTACTGGTTCTGTTGCTGTATCCTGATTTCTTTTTTTACATCCGCATCCCATAATGTTTCTTTTTTTATAAATATTTTGGTTTATTAGTTTTTATTTCTTATACTTTGATTAAATGTAAACAAAAAGAAAATAAAAATCAATGGAAAAAGACTTTAAGCCGGTAAAAAGTGTGTACGGATCCAATTATGAAACAATTAAAAACATAATGGAATTATATGGTATAGAACAGTTTGATTTGGATTGTACATATTCCAAAGGTAATTTTTGGAAAGATTTAAATGGTCCAAAACACAAAACAGATTTATATCCTATAAATGAATCGGTAATCGAAGCCAACTCAGAAAATTTGCCGTTTGAAAACAATTCAATGAAAAGTATTATGTGGGACCCACCATTTGTTATTGTTGGTAGTGGTAATAGTCACAGAAACGGTAAAGAAGGTAGTTCTATTATTGCAAAAAGATTTGAGGGGTATGGAACTTACGAGGATTTAAAATCAAACTACAATAACACATTGAAAGAATTGTATAGAATTACCGAAGATGGTGGTTTTGTTGTGATGAAATGTCAAGATACCGTATCGGGAGGTAAACAATATTTCAGTCACGTCATGGTTATGAACATGGCATATAGAATTGGATTTTACCCAAGAGATTTATTTGTATTAACTTCAAATGTTAGAGTCAATGCCTTTAACGGTACAAAATGGACTAAACAATATCATGCAAGAAAATATCATTCTTATTTTTGGGTATTTGAAAAAGTAAAACCAAAAGTTAAATACGATTATATAAATACGTGTATTGTTGAGGATGAACAATAAATACAAATATAGTTTTTACCCTAAAAATAAAACATTACTTTGGTGTCCCATGGATACGAAGGAAAGATTTTATGATAACCTCAAAAATGACCCGTCTAATGAAACTTTAAATTATTATTTGAATAATCCAATCGAATATCAATTCAATAATAATGGATTCAGAACGGCGGATGATTTTAATATAAATGAAGAAGGTAATGTTTATTTGGGTTGTAGTTTCACTATGGGTATTGGATTACATCTCGAAGATACGTGGGCGTATAAATTAAATCAGACTATCGGTGGAAAATTTTGGAACCTATCATTAGGTGGGTCAAGTATTATGAGTCAATTTAGAATATTATATGGTTTTCATGAAGAATTGAAAATTAAAAATATTTTTCATTTCGCACCGATACTACCGAGGTATGAATTTTTTATTGATGGAAAACCAAGAATAATAAGTATACATGATAAAGAACATGAAGAATTATATTCTAAGTACTTAATTGACAATGAACAACTTAATTTATTGTATATCACATATGTTAATTCAATTAAAAATTTAGCAAATAAAATAGGATGTAACTATTATCATTTGGGTTATTTTCCTGATAGGTATGATAAACTTGCAAGAGATTTGGCTCACCCATCGAAAAAATTTCACGACACCCTTTACGATGTTTTTTTAAATAAGATAAGGAATGAAGATTACAGTATTGAATACCAATTTAATGAAACTATCTAACTGGATTTTGAGGAGTACCTAAGTACATGGCAACCTTATCTCCAACTTTCCAACCATTAGATGTTCCGGCGGGAAACTCTATAACATGGTCACCGATTCCGGTATATCTTGGTAAAGTCATTTGACGTGGATTTGGTGCGGGACAGTTAGGGTGTATTCGGCTAATACGATTATTTGTAACAAACACAATATCAAGGGGTATGAGACAATTTTTCATCCAAAATGAATGATGTCCTTTACCCATTTTAAAAACCATACATCCTTCTAATGAATCTCTACCCATCATTCCCTTTTCAATTTCTTCATCGGTTGATAAATATTCGGCGGGAAATGTTTTGTTGTTAATATGAACCATATTGATAATTATTTGGAATTTTAATATAAATTTACTATATTAGTGAAAAAAAGGAAATGAAACTAAGACAGATAATTTACGTGATGATGATAGTCACGGGTATATTGGTTGAAAAATATGGACTTAGAGGTGCCGACCCTAATTTAGTTAATTATTTTGGGTGGGGTGCAATAAGTCTTGGGTCGTTTAATATAATATTAGACTATTTTAAAAAACCTAAAAAATAAACAACATGGCAAAGTTCACTAAAAAATGGCAGAAGGATTTTGAGAAAAGATATTCTGATGCAATGAAAACATTATCGGATTTAGAACTTGAGTTTATGACAATGGAGGCGACTAATCCGGATGAATGGACAATAAAATATACTTCACCTAAAGTTGACACCGTTGAATTTGGTAGATTAGATAGTTTCTATGTAGATTTATCAAACGATGATGATGAATCCAAAGGACAAGTCCCAAGTGTTTCAATCAAGCTATGTACCGCTGTTGGTAACTTCGAATTTATGTCTCTTGATTTGGAACAACTAATTTCAATTAGAAATAGATTGATGGAGGCAATTGACGAATTCAAGCGACCACTTAAACCAGTTAAAGAAGTTGTTGATTATGATTTGGATGATTGTGGTGATGAAGAAGATGATGAATATCATGAATTTACAATTAAAGCAGAACAACCACTTACACAATCTTGGACATATACTGTAACCGCAAGAAGTGCATGTGAGGCAATCAAAATGGTTGAGGAAGACCCGTGGCAAGAAGGTGTTGTTAATAATGACGATAACGACTATTATGATTATGGTGAAATTGAATATGAATCAATTTAGTAATATGGCAAACTACAAATTAAAAGTACACGGGTGGGAACTAAACGCATCGGCACATTCACTCACCAATGAACAGGTTGAAGACCTTCGAGAATATCAAGAAGAAAACGGTCACGATGAACTTAGTGAAATGGCTTGGGATATCGAAACTGTTGTTGATGGATATGAACCATTCAGTACCAACATGTGGGTTATTGATGTTCCAATGGATAATGATAGATTGGAATTCATAATCGAAGATGAGAATGGTGAAACCGTCGGTACATTCAAGTTGGATGATATGACTGACCATTATGAAGTCGTTGAAGATTATGAAGGTAGAAATTTAAATGGTTACCCTGAAGAAGATGGTGATGAAAACATTCTACTTTTCTTTGAGGAAAATAAAGGAATTGTTTACGGTTTTAATTTAGAATCTGAAGAAATACCTACAGCCAAAGATTTCTCATATATTAGAGGTTCAATCGATACACCCGATGGTGATTGGGACTTTGTCGATAAAGTATTCTTTAAAGGAACAGAATTAGAGATTGACTTTGATTTTCAAGATACAAGAGGGAAGGCATTAACCGTGCAACTTTGGACATTAAATGATGTAGACTAAATAAAATTAAATATGGACGCACAATTATTACAGTTAGAAACCGATATGTCTAACTACCAAAAAGTAAAAGAACTAATATTACAAAAATTAGTCGGTGAAGGTTTATTAGACCAAGATGATGCAAATGAATTTGATGAGAGATGTCAAGTATTAGTATACAAAGGAACTTGGTTTAGTAAATGGTTTGATAAAAACGTAAAAGTAGAAAAGCCAGATGCGGATAAGAAGGGTTGGTATATGAGAATTGTCGAATTGAAAGAAAAAGAAGACGAAGTGGATAGATTATTAAGAAGAACAACAGGAGATTATGATGAATAATTATTTACTAATTTTATTTTTTCAAATTATGTTTAACATCTTCAAAGTAATGGAGATAAGGTTTACATATGAGAATAAAATAAAAAGTTTATTGGTCAATAGTGTTTGGATAAATTTAATGGCATTAGGGTCAACCTACTATTCATTAGATGGTTTATTCAGAGGTGATTATCTAGGTATAATTTTTTATATTATGGGTAGTATTGTTGGTAAGTGGTTTGCCATGGTTCACTATGACGCAATAAAAGAAAAGTTAAAACCATATTTTAAAAGAAATAATGAAGAATAGAGAACCAAAGTATTTGACAGACTTCTTTCTTTATAATAAGAAATATCATTGGTTTATCATACCAACGATTGTTTTCTTTTATAGAAAAGATGTATTTTTTTCAACAGGATGTTACACACCAGCAATTGGGTTTAGTGTAAGATGGTTAACATTTTTTATGGGAATACAATTTCAAATAAATCCATATTATACAAATGAAAAATAACGAAGTTAAAACCTGGCACATTTTAGTGTTTATGTTAATGGTGACCTCATCAATCTATATGATTTATGATAAACCAGAAATAGCATATGATACTATTAAAACAAATTGTAAAGAAGATTCATTACAAACCGTAATAAGTAATTTAGAGGGAACCTTAAAGTCTGAAGAAGATGGTTGGGATTCAAAAGAAAGACGTTATGATGATATAATTGGTGAGTATGAATTTATGATGAATTATTTACACGATTATCATATTGAGGCATATAGAGATATTCATAGAGTTACTGGAATGAAAGAAAAATATTCTCGTGAAATTGAAAAAGAGAATAAACAAAGATTAAGCATTAGTAAGTTTTAATATGAAGTTGTTTACATTCGGAGATAGTTTTAGTGAAGGTTACAATGAGTATGCCATATGGTCAACTTCTTATGTGAAGTGGAAAGGTTATAAACCTAAAATATTTTCAGAAATTATATCGGAGAAATTAGGATGTGACCTCATAAATTATGGTGTTGGTGGAAATGATAACTACTCAATTTTGGAATCATTCTTTAAACATTATTCAGAAATAAAAAGTGATGATATAGTACTAATAAATTGGTCGTCAATTGAAAGGTTTAGAGTTGTAACCAAAAGTGGGGAATGGATTACAATGGTGCCAAATTTTAAAAACGTATTAGATGATTTGGACATTTCAGAAAGAACGGTAGAAGAAATGTTTGTTAATAGAATGTCTGATAAGTTTTTAAATGAGGTAAATTATTGGATTGATTATATTAACCTAACAAACACCCACAATACCATAATTCATTGGACACCGTTTACCACTAAATTAAATTGTTATCCTTTTGGTGGTTATCACACAATAGGTGATGAAACGAATTTTGAATTGGTTGATGGTCATTTTTCGGAAAAGGGTCAAAAGCAATTGGCAGAAGACATAATGAAAATTATACAAACAAAATCAGAAAGAAAAAATTTAATATGAATACATTAGACATCAAATATCAAGAACTATTACAAGATATCATCGATAATGGGATTGTTAAAACCGATAGAACGGGAACTGGTACTATATCAGTATTCGGTCGTCAAATTCGTCATAAGATGTCCCAAGGTTTCCCATTACTTACAACTAAAAAGATGGCGTGGAAAACAATGGTAATTGAATTGTTATGGTTTTTACGTGGAGACACAAATATAAAATATCTGATTGATAATGGTTGTCACATTTGGGATGGGGATGCTTATAAGAATTACCAAAAGAAAATGACCGAATGGTTTGGTAATGAAAGTCAACTAACCAAAGAACTATTTGTTGATAAAATCAAAACCGATGATGAGTTTGCAGAAAAATGGGGTGAATTAGGACCAATCTATGGTAAGCAATGGAGAGATTGGACTAAACCAAATCACACTTGGGGAACAGACCAAATCCAAAACTTAATTAACGAACTTAAAACAAATCCTGATAGTAGAAGGTTAATGGTATCGGCTTGGAATGTAGGTGAGTTAGACCAAATGGTTTTACCACCTTGTCATTATGGATTTCAAGTTTATACTAGAGAGTTAAATATTGAAGAAAGATTAGATTTAGCATCAAAAACTTATGGTAATTTATTTGAGCCGTTTGATTTCCACAAAGTAGACCATGAAGAAATTGATAAATTATATCCGGTCCCAAAACGAGCAATCTCTTTAATGTGGAATCAAAGAAGTGTGGATACATTTTTAGGTTTACCATTTAATATCGCATCATATGGTTTATTATTGGAAATTATATCCAAAGAGGTGGGTATGGTTCCAGATGAGTTGATTGGTAATTTGGGAGACGTTCATTTATACTCAAACCATATTGAACAGGCAAAAGAACAAATTAGTAGAGAACCTTTTAAGAATCTACCATTATTGAAAATAGAAGAAAATGTTAAAAGATTGGAAGGTGATTCCTTACCGATGTATAAATTAGAGGATTTTACATTAGTAAATTATGAATCACACCCAACAATTAAAGCACCTTTATCAAATTAGTATGAAAAAAATTACATTTATTATTACATTTTTAATGATTGGGTCTATTGGATATGGTCAAAATCAATTTATAGATTATGTCGAATACAGTAAACTAAACCCAACAAAATTAACCCCATTAACATCATTTGTAATGGAATGGTATGGGGTAAAATATCGTTTAGGTGGTAGTACCAAAAGAGGTATTGACTGCTCCCAATTTACTAAAAAATTATATTGGGAGGTTTATGGTTTGAAATTGGGTAAAAATTGTGCAGAACAATGGAATCAAACCAAAAGAGTAAAGAAAGATAGTTTACAGGTTGGAGATATAGTATTCTTTAGAAGTAGACAAAGTCCAAGTGGTTGGCATTGTGGGTTGTATTTGGGTAACGATACTTTCGCTCATGCCGCAAATAAAAAGGAAGGGGTTAAAATAAGTAGCTTATTTGAACCCCGTTACCTACGCTCATATAAGGGGGCAGGACGTTTAAATTAACGACCCTGACCTCTATATTTCTTAGGTTTTTGAGCCTTAGGACCCCAAGATTTTTGAGACCTTCCGCTCTTCCTTTTTCCGAAGGTAATCTTCATTGAAGATGCACCACCTTTACCTTTTGCTTTTGCCATAAAAAAACATTTATGTATATAAGTATATGTCAAATATTTTTCATATTATTGTACCATAATAACATATAACCATGGAGGAAATATATACCGAAAAATTTAGTCATGCAACTATCACGTTATTTAGAGATTATTCTAAATTAACTGAAAAGAAAACCTCACTTAATTCAATGCATGTCAACTTGGATGGGTTTGAAGACGAGGAGGAATTTTTTGATGATTCGTATACAACTAATGAAAAATTGTTGTCCTCTGTTCTTAGGGAACCGGAACCAGTAAAAGGAAGGGTAGTCAATTTCCCAACTAAAAACGGTAAAAAGAAAACGCATTTCTTTTATGAGAATAGTGACGTGGTTGAAAGATTCAACCTAAATTTTGCTATTTACGAATTTGATACTATAAATGACAGACAAATAAAAAGACACTATGGTAATCCATTTTCGGAGGTTACAATAACAACAACCGAAAGGTCAGTTAGAAAATTTGGGGATAAGGTTACCATTAAAATCTATCACGGCTCAAAGTATAGAAAATTCAATTCAATTTATTTTAAAAAGAGTTACCACGTGTTTTCGGTAACTATAAACACGAAGACCGGTAATTTCACAATATTAGAAAAGAGTAAAAATGGACGAAACTCCAATTCAAAATTTAGAACAAACTCTTTTATGATGTTGAATAACACCGCAATATCCAATTATTCATTTTTTAATGTTGCTAAGAATTTCAAAAAGAAATCTAGGTTATATAATGAAATGATAAATTCATTTAATGATGTTGAATTCACCTCAAAAATACATGAGTTATTATTTGGTAACAAACCAAAATTATTTGTAAACTATACAACAAACCCAAATAAATTTACAACCGATTTAATGTCATTCTTTGTTGAAAAGAAACAAATAAGAATTCCTGATGGTGACATTGAATATCTTTTGTCTAAATTTTACCCTACCGAAAAGTATCTTAAAAAGAACGATAGAAAATTAGTTGCATCGGTATTAGACACTATCGGTTTAAAATCAAAATCAACAATCAAAATTGTACACAAATACCCTAACATAGATTTGGAAGGTCTTCATTGGTTATGCAATAGATTGGGAGATAACTACTCAAAGTATTTGGGTAATCTAAACGATGATGTTTTAAGTAGGTCATCAAGAACAGATACACCATATTCATATGGTGGTATAACTAAAGAAACATTATTACATTTTTCTTCACAACAAAGATATACACCATTATCTGATATTGAAAAGGAAAATTTAATCAGAGTATTGTCTGATGATAGTACTAATAGAAATATATTATCGGGACAATCTATAAGAATGTATGATGACCATTTTAATATGATTGACAAAATAAGAAAATACATTCCCGATATCTTCATGAAAGCAAAAAGCATGAAAGAGTTCAATGAAGAACATAGAGAACTTTCAAAAATATTAAGCGGGATTAGAAAGGGATGGGTAATTGAATATCAATACGATGAGAAAACATTAAAAGATATTGAAGAACCTATTCAATGTTTATATGACGATAAGTCTTTACATACATTGTATCCTGTCATTTTGAAAAGAGAAGAAGAATATGTTGAAGAAGGTGATTTCATGCACCATTGTGTTGCATCATATGCAGATAAAGATAAGTCAATGATTGTATCTTTAAGAAATGAAGATGGTTCAGATAGGGTTACTGTGGAATATGAAATTCAAAATGGTAAACCAATACAAAAAAGACATTTCTGTAATAAAGTTCCACCTGAAACATTTAATGATGGGTTATTGTTGTTAGATGATAAAATTAGATTACACGCAAGATGGGGTACATTAAATTGGAAGGAGAAAAAGAAAGTACCGGTAAAAATAAATGGGATGGAAATAAATTTAGACGATAGGGGACCCAGACAAGCCGAATTTAGATTACCTTTTTAACTACACAATATCAATAAATCCATATATCTTTTGTATATGGATTTATTATTTAGACACACACAAGAAAAGACCGATAAAGGTTTAACAAAATCTTTATGTGAATTACAATTATTACAAGATGATTCCGTTTTGATATTTGACGCTAAGTACGATTTTGAATATAGTAGATATGGAGATAGAAAGAAAGTATTCTTCCAACATCAACTATGTTTAAACATCAACAACGGAGATATCAATACCACATACTCCATAAAGAATGATAATTTAACAACTGAAAAATCATTTAAAAATAAAACAATTTCCAAAAGAAATGATTTCAGTTTGATTTTCGATTTGTGTGAAAATGGTTTTGTTCGAGGTGAAAAAAGAATCGGGTATTGGGGTGTTAAATTCCACAGAGCACAAGATTCAATTATGAAACTACTGGTTGAAATTCTACAACCCAATTTTACGTTAGAATATTATAGAACAAAGAATTATCTAAACGACGCCAAGATAAATAGATTATATGATTTAATGGTGGATTATCATTTAGATGTGAAGGGAATTAAATCTCACGATGGTATATACTATGACATCCAACACAATTACCCAAAGAAAAAATGGTTAGAGAAAAATGATTTTAAATTTCTTCCTGCAATATTAGATTCATACGGAATTAAATCAAAATATTTGATTGGAGAGTTAAACAAGAATACAAATAAACCAATACACATACAATCTTTAAATTACATCTGTAAATTATTTGGGAGTAATCATATTGACTACTTGAAACAATTTAATTGGGAACAACATTGTTATGAACTACCTCCCAATAAAAGAATACATGAATTGAAAAATGAATCGGAAAAAATGTGTATGGTAAAGACAATAGAAAATTGGGAAACCGAAACATTAAAAAGTGATTCACTTGTTTATTCACTAAATAAATTATTCTCAATCCGTGAATTATTAGAATCAAAAGGAATTGATTTAAGATATAAAGCGAAAACGGATAGTGATTTTGAAAATCATATGGAGACTTGGTCAGGAGTAAAATTACATTTCACCAGAGGATATAAAATAAAGTATGATTTACCAAAGGAGTTTATTGATGTTATTGAAGAAGAGATTGTTGTCGATGATAAACTTTATAAACCAACTGTATTGGTTTCGGAAGAGGATTATAGAATTGAGGGTTATAATATGAAGAACTGCATGGCCAAACAATTCTTACACGGAGCCGTTTATGTTTTCGTATCTATGTCACATAAAAGAAAAAAGATTAACCTACAATATAAAAAGGGTAAACTAATACAGAGTTATGGTAAAGCGAATACCGCAGTCGACGAGGATTTATTCCAAAGGGCAATTGATATTCTAACCGATAGGATGGAAAAACATCTAACCTTTGATTGGAAAAAAGAAAAATACGATTTCATAACCCATTGATTTTCAATGGGTTTTTTATTTTTTTAAAAAATATTCTAAAATATTTTTGTATATTAAAAATAATCACATAAATTTGTTGTGTTGTTAAACTAATAAACAAAATAAACATGAAAAAAGAACACGTATTTTTATCTCTATTTGCTGGTTATGGCGGGTCAAGATTATCTGCTGAGTATGCTGGATTAAATGTTGTTAAACATTACAGTAGTGAAGTGGAAGAGTCTTCAATCAAAGTATTGAACGCAAATTTTCCCGATACTATTCAAGTTGGTGATGTTCGTAATCTTAAACCCGAAGATTTTTTAGATGTAACCGTTATTGATGGAGGTTCACCATGTCAATGTCTATCATTTATGGGTAAGAAAAAAGGTTTCTCAACCACAACTGAGATTGACATTTTAACTTTAGAACATTATGAACAATTGGTATCTGAAGGATTTGAATTCGAAGGTCAATCATATTTGTTTTGGGAATTCGTTAGGTTATATCGTGGTATTCGCGACCTACAAATTGAAAGAGGTTTACCAGTTCTTAATTTCTTGTTAGAAAACGTTAAGATGACAAAGAAGTGGGAGAATGTTATTAGTGACGCGTTAGGTGTTAAACCAATTGTATTTGACGCAGCTCGTGTTTGGGGACAAAGTCGTATTCGTTTATTTTGGACAGATATTGAAGGAGTACAAGTACCTGAAGATAGAGGAATAACAATTGGTAATATTGTTAATGGTGCAAAGAATGGTGTTGGTTTTAGAGGTCGTAAAGGTAAAGATGGAAAATATTTTTATCCGAAAACAACTCGAATTGATGGTAAATCAAATTGTTTAGTTACACAACTTGGTTCAACAAATAGAAAGGGTGAATCATTTGGCACAGGATTTTATGAGACAGAATCTGGTGAGATTAAACAATTAACCATTATGGAAGCGGAAGTACTTCAAGGACTTAAAGCGGGATATACTAACGTTGAAGGTGTGACCGCAACCAAAAGAATCAAGATGATTGGTAACGGATGGTGTATTCCAGTGACTGGTCACATCTATAGTTTCTTAAATAATAAACAAATTTTGAAATCTCAGAAAAAATAACTATATTAGATTTATGGAACCGAAAGAATCAAAATCAAATAGTCATTTTTGGATAAGTATTTTTAAATCAGGCATCAGATTTGGTGCCTGTTTTTCTCTTTTCCAAGGACACTTAGAAGTTGCGGCAATTTTATTGGGACTTGCTGAAGTTTTAGGAATTGCGGAGGAAATATTTTAAACATAAATAAAATGAAAACATTTAAAGACATTCAATTTGAAATCATTTCAGATGATTTTATGAAAGGAAAAACTGGTCGCATCAATTTTGAAAATGGATGGGGAGCTTCTGTTGTATCTCACACATATTCATACGGTGGTCCTGCCGGTTTATACGAATTGGCGGTTTTAGATTCTGAAGGTGAACTACATTATGAGAATCCCGTAGCTCAAGGTGATGTAAGAGGACATCTAACAGAAGATGAAGTAACCGATTTACTAATCGAAATACAAAACTTATAAAAATGTCATCACAAGTAAAATTTTACATCGTAAGTCTTTTAATTGGGTTTACAATAATATCAATCAAATATGTAAACTCAATTGACGAACTAAAAAAATGTCAAACCGATAAGTACCACGTTAGTGGTGGAGATATTCAAAAAGAAGAATTACAAGATTCATTATTCATACTTCAAAGTAACTTAGGAAGATATGAAATGGCACTTGAAATTTTAAAAGAAAAAGACAGTCTCTCAGCACAAAAGTTTGAGGAGATATTATTCACCGAAACTGAATAAAATGAGTAAAAGGCAAGGGGAGTTCCATTTAGGTAATGGAGACTTCATAAATTTAAAAACATCACAAATAGTAAAATTAACCGAAAATTTTACAATCTATTCTGAGGATGGGCCAATAACAATAAATGTTGAAGTATCTTCAGATTTCGCAAAAATACCTGAAAAATATCACGAAATCTTTTTTAATGTTTTATCTTCAAAATATTTAAATAAGGTGAATTTTGGTGATAATCCATTTTCAGAATGTCGACCAATTATCAAAAGAAAATGGTGGCAATTTTGGAAACCAAAATACATAGAACAATAAAAAACCACTATATGATTTACATTTTAATTGGATTAACTGTGTCCATAATATGGATTGGATTTGAAATGTGGAGAGCACCTATGATGGATGAACAAACCGGTAAAGTAATAAAACCAGGTAAAAAACTTAGTGACATATGGCAAAAGCGATTTTAGAGTTTGACTTAAATGACCATGATGATAAAATGGCACACAAACGTGCTATTAAATCAACAGACTTAGCACTTGCTCTTTGGGAGATTGAAATGAATCTAAGAAAGAGACTCGAAAGAGAATTAGAATTCAAAGAGTTTAAAAATGAGGATGTTGAGGTTTATGATGTTATTGATATGTGTATGGATAACATACTTAAAACAATCGGCGACCATAATATTGACATTGAAGATTTAATAGAATAAAATTATGATTACTGTAACAGATAAAGCGTTACATCACCTATTAGAATTGATGGTGAGTGAAGGTTTAACACCCGACACCCACCATCTTCGCGTTAGTGTGATTGGCGGAGGATGTAGTGGACTCTCATATAAGATGGATTTTGATGATGTTGAAGATATCACAGATGAAGTGGTTCAATTGGACGGAGGATTAAAAGTGGTTATTGATAGAAAATCAATATTATATCTTTTTGGTACCGAACTAGATTATTCTGACGGGTTAAATGGTAAGGGATTTAGTTGGGGTAATCCAAATGCAAGTAGAACTTGTGGATGTGGTGAATCTTTTTCATTATGAGAATTGCCGTTTTAGTTTTTGGTGAGTATAGAGAACTGGACATTGCAATTAAATCGTGGAAATTTTTAAATGAATACGATTGTGATGTCTATGTCTCAACTTGGGATAAATCTATTCAGATAAGGAACGATTTAAACATTAACATCATAGAAGATGTCACATTAGATAGGATTCTCAATCAATTACCAAACGCAACAGTTTCAATTAAAAACCAAGACGATGTTAGTTTTCTAAATGGGAACACACAGAAGATGTTTTATCATTGGAAGGAATCGTTTAGGTTGATGAAAGAAAGTAATAAACATTATGATTCTATAATGTTATTAAGACCTGACCTTCATTTCGAATTAAACGACCACTCAATATTTCGTGAGTTAAACGAAATAGACACACTCTATTGTAATAAGTTAATAAATGCTAGTGGTTACGTTTCACCAAAGCCATTTCTTTTAACAGATACATTTTATTTTGGGAACCACAATGAGATGTGTAAATTCATAAGTGAATTAGATGTTGTTTCTTCGGAAGTTAATCCACATAAACAATTATATAAGTTATCCACAAAATTGGGATTAAAAACAAAGATTGTGGATTTTGATATAATCATAATGAGACCAACATTAAGGGAAATAACATCACCATCAATTGAAACAATCCGTGAGAAGTTTTATGAATGGAAATTCATCGATACTCCATTAAATAAAACTAAGTTAGTATAATTTTTTATTTTCAATTTTTTTTAGTATCTTTAGATAAACATTTAAATTATAAAGTTATGCCAGAATTTACAGCAGAAGTTGACATCGACCCAAGTGAGTTCATTGACTCATGTAGTAAAAGTGAAAGAAAAAGATTAGTTGAAATCTTAATTGAAGACGGCGACATCGACCCACCACAGGATGAAGTGTGGAAAAATAATGGAGTTAAAAACCCCAACATAAACGATTTGACGTTTTGGAATAGTTTAGACCATTTAAAAAAATGTAGGGACTTATTGTCAATTCACGAAGAAAACTACATCAATAACATGGCGGCGAAGTATAAACACTTACGTTAATGAAGGTATTGGAATTGTTTGCGGGCAGTCGCTCGGTTGGTAAAATTTCCGAAAGTTTAGGGATGGAAGTTTTTTCATCTGACTTGGTTGAATTTGAAGGGATTCATTATCCAATTAGTATATTGGATTTTGATGTAAAGAAAGTACCGTTTAAACCAGATGTTATTTGGGCATCACCCCCATGTACAAGTTTTAGTGTTGCATCATTAGGACACCATTGGACTGGAGGTAAAGGTGCTTACATTCCTAAAACAGATGGCGCAAGATTAGGTATCGAGTTAGTTAAGAAAACAATAGAAATAATAGAACATTTTAATCCAAGATATTGGTTCATGGAAAATCCAAGAGGAGTACTTCGTAAAATGCCATTCATGGCAGACTTTAAACGACACACAGTAACATATTGTCAATATGGTGATGAACGAATGAAACCAACTGACATATGGACCAATAGCAATATGTGGGTTCCTCGTCCAATGTGTAAGAATGGTGACCCTTGTCATGTTGCAGCACCAAGAGGTTCTAAAACGGGAACACAAGGCAGAAGTAACGCATATGAAAGAAGTAAAATTCCTGAACAGTTATGTTTAGAAATATTATCAAGTTGTATGAATAATGACAAACCGTTTTATTGTTCTGTTGAAGATGATGGTGGAGATAGATGTGACAAACAATGTAACAGATGTCGAATGACTGAAGAAAATGAGTAAAAATGAAAATAAAACATCCTTTAGTTAAAGGTAAAGTAAAAGAAATAAAACCATACATCTATTGTGTTTCAGTTGATGACAACTATGATAGAGCTATGTTGTTTTGTCGTTATCAAGAATTTTACGAATCACCATATAAACAATTCAGAGGAAAATATTTCACATGGATGGAGTATATGAAATTCTATAAGAATGTTTGGAAAAAAGATGTATTCACATATCCTGAAGATTGGTCTGGTTATAATATCCCATCTAATGTTTTAGAAAAGGCACACGATAAGTTTTATAAAGAAACTGAATATGATAATATAATGAATGACATTTATTTTTATTGTGCATTAGATGCTCAAAATAAAAATAATGGGACAAGACATGATTGGTATTTGATTGGTGCAAGTTCTAAAGATAAAGGTACTATGAACCACGAGATTGCACATGGTTTATATTATACAAATAAAGAATACAAATTAAGAATGACGTATCAATTATCTTTAATCCCTAAAAAGACTATGGATAAAATAGATAAGAAACTTATAAAGATGGGATATGTCAATGATAGAAAAATTTTAGATGACGAAGCACAAGCATTTCTATCAACCGGTCTTTATAATGGTTTGGATATTAAAGAAATTGAGAAGTATGAAAAACCATTCATAAAAGTATTCAAAGAATTTAATAGATGAGAATATATCGATTCTATAAAGACGAATATGGTTGGTTCATAGACTTGCCTGGATGGGAAGGTGAGAAATATGATTTACAAATGGTTGCGGGTGCGGATACATTTTTAGATTTATTATCTCAAGGAGAAACTGATGTATATGTTACATTATCCACTAAGCCATTTGAGAATTGTGAAGTGTTAATGTTTGAACATTATGGTAGATTAGAGGCATGGGAATTGGGTGAAGGTGCTTGGTATGTGTTAAGTACTTATAAAGGACAACATTACGATTTAAAGATGTGGTTATGTGATGTAACCAAATTTGTATTTGGGGATTTACCTGATAAAATATATTTTAGATGAAAGTAATATTTTTAGACCACGATGGTGTGATATGTTTATCAACCGAATGGGGTGGTCGGTTTAAGAAACAAAGAGAAGCAGGTAGGAAATTATCACAATCGGTAGCATCGTTACCCGTGATGTCCCGTTTTGATAACTTCAATAAAAAGGCAATCAAAGTTTTGAATGAAATCTTGGAAGAAACTAATGCTGAAATTGTTGTCTCATCTGATTGGAAAAGATGGGCAACTGTTGAGGAGATGGGTGAGTATTATGAATCACAAGGTCTCAAAAAGAAACCAATAGACTTTACACCAAACTTGGGTCAATGTACTTGGTACATCGGAGCATATCCTGCAGGATTTGTTTGGTCTCGTGAATGGGAATTGGAACAAACAAGAAGTATTGAGATTAAACAATACTTGGTTGACCATCCTGAAATAACACATTGGGTTGCTATTGATGATTTGAGAATGGGTAAAACTGGTTTGGATTATTCCATTTCATATGAACATGAATGGGGTTTAGATAATTTTGTTGAAACACCATTAAGTTCTGAAGGGATTAAACAAAGCGGTATTAAAGATAAGATTTTAAAATTTTTATTATGATGACATTCATATTGTTGATAATATTGGCAGGTTTTTGTTTACCCGAACCTCCTGGTATATTAGGTGTACTCCTCCATTATTATGTTTTTGGTGGTAAAGAAGAAGAACAAAGAGAGATAAGAAAGTGGCAAAGACTTAATGAAATTGAAAGGGAATTGAGAAAAGATGGTAAAACTCTTCACGATGAAATTAAATTGGCACGAAAAGGTAAAAGTAAATATTTTAAGACATTAGGGAGTTATGAAGAAACTGATTTGTAAATTGTTCGGACACAAATATTCATACAATTTTGTATGGATGCCATCTAAATGTATTTGTAAAAGATGTGGTATGAAATGGAAAACGATTGATAATCCGAATTATATTCCGGGCGAATCTAATCCATTGTCTGAAGATTTAAAAGTTTGGGTGGAAGATAATTAGAATTAAACAAATAACATTATGACAAGTTTTTTTATAGTTGCAATTATAGTTTTTAGTTTCTCGGCATTGATTTCATATTTTTGGGTGAGAGGATTTGACTACATGATGAAGAATCATCCCGATTATAAGGGTGACGATTTGTTTGGTGAGTTTGATGAGAATGATAAAAATCAAATAGGTAATGGCTAAAAAGAAACCAGATTTAGTTGTATGGGATGAAGAGAAAGGTTACTATCAAAGAGGATTAACTTATGGTAGTAATCAAGGCGCACCTGCAATTAAATTAGAAGATGTTGGAGGGTGGAAACAAATGCAGGCGGGAGTTGCCAATAAACAATTCAAAACAAAATACGAAGAACTTGTTGAGGAGTTTAAGAAACTTGTTGATGAAGTGAATTGGAATGAATTGGTATACCAATCCACATACTCATTTATACCCGTTATGAATGAAATTTATCATTTATATGTTAGGGAAGATGAGACTACCTTTTTATCGTTAATATCCCCCGACCAATGGAATAAAAAATACGTCGGGTCATTCAAATTAGATTCAACTCAAAAATGGGTAAAAGTGTAGTTTATTGATATTTATATTGATATGAAGAATAATCTTAAAGAACAGTTAGAGAGAATACACAAATTAAACTACGGAAAACAAGTAGTAAATGAAGGTTTTTTAGATAAATTACTCGGTAGAAAAGACGAAAAGAAAGCCGATGTAGTCGAACCCGACGTTCAAAAATTCTTCGACACATTAGAAACAGCATCCAAAGGTAACGGAATCACTCAACAAGAAAGAGGTTCAATGACGTTCCAAAAGGAAGTTGAAACTATGCAAATTGGTTTAATACTTCTTGGATATGAATTACCTAGATTTGGTGTTGATGGTTTATTTGGTCCTGAAACGGGTGCCGCGGTTCAAAAATTTAAAAAGGATAATTCACAATTAAATGAAGATGCCGCTGATTTAAGAAATACCTTATCTTCATTAGGATATCAAGAAAAATCGGGACAATTAACAAGTGGTGGAGATATTTCCGACGAACTTAGTAATATTGTTAGTGAGGTATTAAAAACATTTAAAAGTCAAAAACCAAATGTTAAAGTGGTAGTTACATCAGGTAACGATAAGTTTCACCAAGGTGTCGGATATAATAGTAAACACACTTTAGGTCAGGCGGTTGATTTGGTTCTTCAACCATATAATAGTGAAAACGCAAATGCATTTAAATCTATCTTAGATTCTTTCAAATCTAAGAACAACAAATTCAATTATATTGATGAATATACCAACCCATCAAAAGCCTCAACAGGAGGACATTTTCACTTACAATATGGGGAAGGTGTGGGTTCATCAGTTACTGGAGAAGTTGCAACACCCGAAATGTTGCAAAAGTTAATTCAATTATTGAAAGAAAGAGGTGTTAAGGCAAGTGAGATTCAACAATATAGTAATGTTAGTAACATAAATTATACTGGTTCAACTGACAACGAATTCTATAAAACATTATTAACCGCACTACAAGCACCTGTTACCCAAGAGAATATGAAATTCCTATTTGCGTGGAGACAAGCGGAAGGTAAGGGTGGAATAAACAATCCATTCAATACGACTTGGGATTTACCTGGTTCAACAGTAATGAACTCACACGGAGTTAGAAACTATAAGAGTGCACAAGATGGTTTAGTTGCAACAATTAAAACCCTTAAAAACGGTAGATATAATTGTATTTTAAGTGGATTAAGAAACGATTTAGGTGCCGATAGAATTGCACAATGCGAATCCCTAAAAACTTGGGGTACGGGTGATTTAGTTGCTAAAGTCGTTAGTAGTTACAATGCGGGGGCTTCACCTAAAATTGCTAGTTTAGCTTAATATTTTTATAATTTTTAAAGATTTTATTGGATATTTCAAATAATAAGTTTAGATTTACACTCTAAACTTATTATTATGCCAAAAGAAACATGTATCTTATGTGGTAAAGAAACACACGAAGAAATAACAACACACGTGGATTTTAGAACAGGTTATATTGACGGGATGGGACAACTTTGTATTGGTTGTTATAATAAATCCCATTATCAAGGTTACGTTACTGATGATGAAATTAAACGAATCATGAAGAACAGAACCACATTGGTTACAATATCAGCTGAAGATATATTGAATACACCAAACGACATGGAGTTGGGTGCCAAGGTTAGAAAACAATATTACGAAACAAACAAATAACATGAACATTTTCTTTTTAGATTGGAGTCCTAAAAAATGTGCGGAATATCATAACGACAAACATGTGGTTAAAATGATATTAGAAACTGCCCAATTACTTTGTGGAGCACATTGGGCAACAGGTGGAGAAGCACCATATAAACTGTCACATAAGAATCACCCGTGTTCTATATGGGTTAGAGAGGATTTACAGAACTACATTTGGTTGGTGGACTTAGGATTCAATTTATGTGAAGAGTACACATATAGGTACGGAAAACGTCATAAAACTCAAGACATCATTGAATGGTGTGCATATCATAGACCAAATATTAAGGATAGGGAATTTACACCCCCAGCACTTGCAATGCCTGAAGAATATAAGGTTTACGGAGATACAATTCAATCATATAGAAATTATTATATGGGTGATAAAAAAGAATTTTGTAAATGGAAGGGTAGAGTTAATCCAGAATGGTTCCAAATGTAATAATCCGAGTATTTATATACATATAAGAAATTTTAATTGAAATGAAAGAAATATCAAAGAAGGACTTAGTATCTTTAGTAACCGAAAATCAATTCGATATTGACGAAATGGGTTACACCCCAAGATTCCAAACAACCAAAACTAAATCAGGTAGACTTGAAAGAGGTCAAGGTAAGAAAAAAATTGACCCTGTTACAGGTAAAGAAATTGAACCACAAGCATCAAGAGTTAAACCTTTAATTCACCCAACAATGAGTGTTGCAAAGAATGAAAAGGAAAAATATCCAATGGCTTATGTACTTAACACATCAAGAAAGTTGGGTGAAGGTACTATTGTTGTTGCGGTTGGAGAATCAACTGAAGAAGAGCTAATGAACAATAAAGAATTTACCGATTGGTTTGAGGATGTTGTTGTTCCTTTGGTTGGTGTTTTGACTCCTGAAAAGGGAACAATTCACTTTGTTGATTTTATTGCAACGGGACATCAAAAAGCATATCCTGAATATCTACAAAAACCAAGTAGTGAAGAATTTAGAAACGCATTTGCTGAAAAAACTGGTGTGGATTTAAATCTCGGTATTGGTACAAAAGACTTAACACCAAAGACATATTATTTACTTGCACTTCGTAAACCGATGGAAGAGTTTATGAGTAATGTTCAAGAAAATTTATATTTATCAGGATTCCCACCGATTAACTATCCAACACAGGACCCAGGACATCAAAAAAGAGGGTTTAATCAGTATTCAAAAATTGATAACAACAGTGCATTAGTTCAAAGTCACTCAGTTTACACATATGACAACTATCCTGAATTCATGAAATCAGCATTAGGATTGATTAAGTTAAATAATCTACCTGATGGTGAAGAAAAGAATATCGAAATTAGTGACGCAGAATACCAAGCAAGACAATACAATGCTGGTGTTAACTGGAGTGTTGAAAGAAAACAAATAAAAACAAGTTCTGATTTTAAAAGAGACCCACTTACTCGAGTTTATAAATTAGATAGACGAGGTATGAAGGCTGAAGAGAAGGACTACGTTACAATGACATCATTTGAATTGAAGAGTGAAACCGTTAACAATGGACAAATTGAATTCACAGGTGAAGTTAGTGTTGAAATTAGTGAAAAATTAAGAGAAGAATCATTAAGAGGTGGTGGTAATTTGAAACCTGTTGTTACTTTTAGAGCAAACGCAGCAACAAATTATTCAGAACCAATTCAATTCGACCCAAAAAGAAGTATTTTGGACAACCCAAAAGTTATGAGAACATTGAAAGTGGTGTTTGATGATTTGGCAAGTCAAATTGCAGCATATTCTAAGAATGAAGCGATGCTTCAATTGAAGGAAAGAGTATTCAAAACAAAAGACCAAGTAACTCGTTTGAAAATGAATGAAAATGAAATCATAGATTTGGTTAAAACAGTTATTAAAAATAAGTAAACCTCTCCTGGTAAGTAACCACGGACTGACTCAAGTTGAGTTTTGTTACAATCCCCACAGAAATGTGGGGATTTTTTTTATGATATATTTTAGAATATCCAAAATATATGTTACATTTGTGTATTAACTCACAACATAATGGGAACAAACTATTACAGAATACCGACACACGAGGAAATGGTTACTCGTAAAATGGAATTATTAGGTCATGTAAATGGTCTAGATTTAACACCAGGAAACATTGAAGGTGGTTTTAGAACCATTAGCCCTACTAAAAATTGGGAATGGTTTTCACCGTGGGAAATGTTCTTAATGGATACCAGTATTCATTTGGGGAAAAGAAGTAGTGGATGGAAGTTCTGTTGGAATTTTCACAATAACAAATACTATTCAGACAAAGAAAGTTTATTTGAATTCATTCGTTCAGGTAGAGTTGTTGATGAATATGGTGAAGAACAAGATGTTGAAGAATTCATTACAATGGCGTTGGAATGGGGTGAACCGAATGGTTTGGTTGTAAACGAAGAATATCGTAGAAAAGAAAGAACCAAAGGACACGGTTCATTCTGGTTGGATAATGAAAAGTACGATGATTTAATAATCGATGGGCTTCGAGTGAGCTCATCAACAGATTTTTGTTAATATAAAAAAACTAATTATAAAAATAATATTTTAATGGCAGAACTTTACAATTACAGAAAGGAAGAATCTAAACCAAGACCAATGGATTTCAATGCTGAGGATAAACACCTCGACATGATGAGAGCCATTGCACCTTTCGCAAAAGCTAAGGTTCAAGAAAACGTCACAGACGTTGAGATTATACCGAGTACCAAAAATACAAAATTAGCACTTGTGTTAATGCCCGAGTGGTCACCTAACTTTCCGCCATTTAGTATTGCTCGTTTATCTGCCGTTTCAAGAAAGGCCGGTTATAATACTAAGTGTTTCGATTTTAATGTTAAAGTACATAATGAATCTCGTAAATGGTTATTGGAAAATAAAATTGACTTTGACCCCTTTGATGGTGCTCGTGAATGGAAATGGAATCCACCACATTACTACGAAGAAATTCACCAACATACGGAACCATTATTTAAAGAGTACCTAAAAGATATTATGGCATTTGACCCTGATGTTGTTGGGTTTACATTATATTATTGTAATGAACAACCGGTTAAGTGGATGATGACCGAGTTAAAGAAACTAAAACCATCAATAAAAATATTATTAGGGGGACCACACGTTGCGTTGAGACAATATCAATTCTTAGACCCTAATGATTATCCACAAGGTGTAATTGATTATGCGGTTAATGGTGAAGGTGAAATGATTTTGTTACAAATATTAAATGAAATAGAAAAGGGTGTGGTTCATCCAACGATGCAATATTTGGCACAACCTGAAAACCAAAGATTAAATTTAAATAATCTACCATTACCTGATTATTCAACATTTGATTTTAATGAGTATGTTTATCCAAACGGAGTTAACACAGAATTCAGTAGAGGTTGTATTGCTAAATGTTCTTTCTGTGAAGAAACACATTTTTGGAAGTATAGACAAAGACAGGCGGTTGATGCGATAACGGAAATCGAATGGTTATATTATAACAAAGGTACCGATGTTATTTGGTTCATTGATAGTTTAGTTAATGGTAACTTAAATGAATTAAGAGCATTTTGTAAAGGTGTTGTTGCAAAGGGAATGAAGATACATTGGACGGGTTATGCTAGACATGATGGTCGAATGGATTTAGAATATTATAAAGACTTGAAGGCGGGTGGTTGTGAGATGTTGAGTTATGGTTGTGAATCTGGTAGTCAGAAAGTACTTAACGATATGTTAAAAGGAGTTACCATTCAAGAAATGGAAGATAACTTGGCATCGGGTAAAGTTGTTGGTGTTGGTGGATTGACGAACTGGATTGTAGGTTTCCCAACTGAAGACTATGAAGACTTTGGACACACGATGAGTTTCATTTGGAGAAATAGAAACACAAGTATATTAACAATTGCGGCTGGTTTTGGTTTTGGATTAGGTGTTAATACGGTTGCCGGACAAAACATTGAACGTTTCAATATATCACCATTCTTTTACTTAGGTAGTTGGATGAGAGATGATTATAAATTATCTAAGATACATGTTTTGAATAGAGTAAAATCATTTGCGATATTCTTACAAAATATGAAAAGTGAAGAACCGATTAGTGTACCGTGGAGACCTAACTTACCTGAGTTTCATTACACACTAACATTTGACAATCCCGATAAACTAATTGAGATTGATTATGAAACTGGTTTTGATTACAATATCATTAAACCTAACATTAGTAATTTCGCAGATAGTTTAGTTAACGAAATGTTTGTTCTGTTTAGATTATTTTGGAGAACAAGGGGTGGATTTGAGATTCATTTAAAATATGATGAGGAGTTGGATATGATTGAATTTGGTGCTAGAAATGCTGGACCATATTGGGCTGACCATCATTTTAAGATAGATGATGAAGGTAAGTGGACATATAAATGTAAACATAAATTTACACAACCGGCATATGACCCTGTTGAAAGAATTCCATTTAGATTAGAAGACTATTCATATACTAAATTAAATGCATCGACAAGAGCAAGAAAAATTGCAAAACCAAGATGGGGTGAAGAAGGTAGACCTGACCCCGAATTTAAACAACTAGAAATACAACTATTTCACATGAATAGTAATGTTGATTTTAGTTTTGAATATGAGTGGGAAGGTTCGGGAGATTGGTCAAATAAACCAGTCGAAGAAATTACCCCATTACCAAATAAAAAGACATTGATATGATAAAGATAGATGATAATATAAGAGTGTGGATAACATCTGACACTCATTACGCCCACAAAAATATATGTCGTGGTGTAACTAATTGGAGATTACCTAATGGTGATATTCCTGAAAAACAAACACGACCTTTTGAGACAATTGAAAAGATGAATTCAGCAATTGTTAATAACATTAACGAAGTTGTTGGACAAGATGATATTCTAATTCACTTAGGTGATTGGAGTTTTGGTGGATTTGAAAACATTGAAGAATTCCATAACAGATTGATTTGTAAGAACATACATTTGATTCTGGGTAATCATGACCATCACATTGATAGAAATAGAGGGGATGTTAAAAAACTTTTTATGAGTGTGAGTTGGTTTGACCAATTTGAATATCAAGGAGAAACAATCGAGATGTGTCATTACCCAATATCAAGTTGGAACGGACTTCGTAAAGGACGTATACATTTACATGGACATTGCCATTTACCTTTCGATAAAAAGATTAGTAATGGTCGTCGTATGGATGTTGGTATGGATGGTAGTTTAGAATTTGCACCATATGATTTAAAAGATGTAATTAAAGCACTCAAAAGACATCAAATAGGTTCTGAATTGGGTACTGATGACCATCATATGGATGATATTGTTGGAATTGTTGGATAAAATTTTTTTATATCAAATATATTTCTTATTATTGAATAAACACATAAGTTTATGGAAAAGGAACAATTAAAGCAAGAAATTATTGACACCTTTAAAAAGTTGTCATCATTAGAAAAACAATTCAAGGAATTGTATGAAGATGAAGAAGTTGGGTTAGACACAAAAGACGAATTAGTTACTGATGTTAATTATGTTTTTGTACATAATGATTTTCCTGATGTTACAAGACAAAACGAACAATGGGTTGGTTTAGCGTTAGAAACAACTACAGGTCTTAAGTTTCATTTTAATTTCCATGATACCGATAATGTTGAAGAAGTTATTCTTGGGATGCAAGAGATGAGAGATTTTGTTGAAGATAAAAATGAGAATTGGGAACCAGAAGATTTAGAAGAAGATTAAATTTAAAAATATGAATATCAAACAAGCACTTAAAAAGAAAAACAAACTCGTAGGTTTAATCAACGAAGAGTTTTATAAAGCATCACACTATAATGTTGTTGATGAAGGCAATCCACGTCCATATTCGGCGACAGAATCTATTGGAAAGTGGATGCAATTAACAAACGATTTAATCGTTTTGAAAACACAAATTCATAAAGCTAACTTACCGGTTTATGATAAGATTTTTGAATTATCAGAATTAAAAAATCAAGTGAAACATTTGAAAACGCTTAACTGTGCATCCGGTAAAGTTAATGGTGGAAGATGGGGTGAAGGTGAACCAGTAATTAAACACGCAGAAATTAACATTGTTGAAAAAGATAGTATGGTTAAAAACTTGGAGGCGAGAATCGAAACCTTACAAGATGAATTAGACCAATGGAATCATAACACAACAATCGATTAAAAATATTGGTTGGGGGACGAGGGAAAATTATTTAAATCAATATGAATGGTCACAAACCATTTGACATATTCAATCTGCTAAAGTCTGATAACTTGATGATGTTTATGAACTCAAAAATTAAAAATCAACAAGTCAACAGTTAACCGTCAAACTTTAAAACTCTTTTAAGATTTATTTAATTGGAACTTTGAACCCAACCATCCTTAAAACTCACACCATGAAAGAAACATTAAAAAAAACATTTAACCCAAAAATATTGTCAGTAGTTGGGGTTGTACTCGGAATTATTTTGATTTTTGAATTCATAGTATTTCCAGGATTAACCGCTTCAGATACAATATTAAACATTATTTCATTATTACTCGGCGGATTCTCAATTCTTTTCGCTTTCCATTTTATTCAATGGAAAAATCTATTTGATTTTTTATCAGAAGAGGATGAAAAACCAATTCCACCGGGAGAAACAGAACTCGATTATCTACCCAAAGAAGAGGTGATTAAAAAGAAAAGAGCGACTAAAAAGAAACCAGAACCACATGTAGTTCATCCAAAAGTAAAAAGAAAATAATATGGAATATAACATAATTGAAGGGGATTTAATTGAATTGGCAAAGAATAAACAATTCGATGTTATAACACACGGTTGTAATTGTTTCAATGCAATGGCTGGAGGATTAGCACCACAAATGGCTAGAGCGTTTGGTTGTGATAGATTCTTTCTTGAAAGTAAAAGGTTCGAAGGAATGAAAGAAAAGTTGGGTAAAATTGATTGGGAATATAATACCAAATATAGATTGTTTGTTGTTAATTCCTATACACAATATAGACCAGGACCGGATTTCAGACTAAATGCACTTAAATCGTGTTTAAAAAGTATGAATAGAATATTTGCGGGTAAACATATTGGACTACCAAAGATTGGTGCGGGTATTGGTGGTGGTGATTGGGGTGCGATTGAATCTGCAATAAAAAGTAATTTAAGAAATTGTGATGTGACAGTTGTTACATTTACACCAACACCATTAACAACCACATCACCTATTTTAACAAAATAATATGGAAATTTTATTAGTATTAACAATTCTATTATTGATTTTAGAAGTTTCTACCATTGCAACATATGGTTGGTACATTAAAGATGATGTTGTGTTTGATTATCTATATGAATTTGAACCGTTTGAAAAAAATCCATTTGATAATAAAATACTGGGACCGGTTCTTAATGTTGATGGGGATATAAAAAAAATGATTCATAGAGCAAAAAATGGTAAATATATTTCACACACACCGTTTTCACCTTTAAGTAAGTACCATATTTCAGGTAAGGGACCAATTTTAAGATGGACAGAGGCACATAAAGTAATTAACAATTTGTATAAAACAACTAAAACAAAACAATATGGCGAAATTTGATAGATACAATAACCGATGGGATAATCGAGGTAATCGTAGGTCCGAGGAAGAATTGGACCTAATGGAAGAAGAATTTAATAACGAACAAACAATTAAAATTAAAAAAACAATGAAAACAATTGTAACAGGTGTGGTGGGATTTTTCCTAATTATTTTTCTTTTCTTTTCATGTGAAAGAATTGATGCTGGACACGTTGGTGTAAAGGTAAACTTATATGGTGATAATAAAGGTGTAAGTGATGTAACTGAAGTTACTGGTATGGTATTCTTTAATCCAATCACTCACAACATTTATGAATTCCCAACATTTATTCAACACAAAGAATATACTGGCGACAATTCATTCATCGTAAACAGTAGAGACGGTAGTGAGTTCCACGTATCTCCAATCATCAACTACTCAGTACAAAGAGAAAAGGTACCACAAATCTTTGCTAAGTATCGTAGAAGTTTAGAACAGATTGAAGAAGGGTTCTTAAAGACCGCAGTATTCGACGCGTTTAGATTAGCAACAAACAAATATACCGCAGATGAATTGATTAGTAATCGAGCTCAATTTGAGATTGAAGTTCGTAAGTTATTGGAAGGTCAATTGTTACATGAAGGGTTTGTTGTAAATCAATTTACATCTAATCTATTATATCCTGAATCATTTAAGAACGCAATAAACGCCAAGAACAATGCGGTTCAAGCTGCTTTGATGGCAGAGAATAAAGTTAAACAAGCTGAAGCTGAAGCTAAGATTAAAGTGGCAACCGCTGAAGGTAACGCTCAGGCGATGTTAACAACCGCTAAGGCTGAGTCTGAAGCAAACAGAATGAAACAATCTACTTTGAATTCATTATTGTTACAACAATTGTGGATTGAAAAATGGGACGGAAAGTTACCGGTTTACGGTCAAACCCCACAATTATTTAAAGGAGTTAACTAGTAGTTCATAAACCCCGATTAGGACATTCCCATCGGGGTTTTTTCTATTCTTTTGTTATATTTATTTACATGACAAAAGCAGAAAAAAAGAAGAAGAATAGAATCAAAATGGGTAAAGAAACCCGTAAGATGAATCAAAAGAAGGGACTTCATAAGAAAAAAACCTAATAATCAGTATTTATATATAAAAAAGACATGTCAAAAATAGTAAAATTAAAACAAGAAGATATTGAAAAGATAGTTAACAATATCGTTAACGAACAAGTTGATGAGGAAACACACGAACTTGATGAACAACCTCAGGACGATAAAATACAGATTTTTTTAGGGAAAGATGAGAATGGAGTAATCTATGTTATCAACTCTAAAACTGGAGATATCCTTGGAAGAAAGGATATGAGTGGTAAGATTTCCGGTTTGGAAAGTGGTTCCGAAGAATTAGGAATGGCAGCTGAGTAACACCAATATATTATAAACAAAAACCCTCAATTTTGAGGGTTTTTTTATGCCCATTTTTTGTTAAAACGAAAAAAATTACTTATATTTAAAATATGAACACAAAATACAAAATCTATTGTGACATGGACGGAGTTCTTGTCGACTTTGATAAAGGTTACTTTGAATTAACAGGTCACCAACTTGATGGTACACATCGTAATGACGAAAATTTTTGGGACCCGATAAACAAAGCGGGTTATGACTTTTGGGCAAACTTAAAATGGATGTCAGATGGTAAAAGATTGTGGAATTATATAAAAAAATATAATCCTGAAATATTATCCGCACCATCAAGACAACCAGAATCGAGAGTGGCTAAACACGACTGGATTAACAAAGAATTACCAGGTGTTCATTTAATACTTCGTAGTGCTAAACATAAGAAAGATTTTGCAACCCCCACATCAATTTTGATTGACGATAGAATTGACAACATTCAAGGATGGAGAGATGCGGGTGGAATCGGTATTCATCATGTTAGTGCAAAACACACAATTGACCAACTAAAAGTTTTAGACTTATAAATCATATATTATGTTATTCAGATATCAAATCACATTGGACTTGGATGTTGAATTTGAAGCGCCATTGTTAGGTGCCGACAATACCAAACATAAGAGAAAATATGCAAACTCAATTGCCAAGAAAATACTTCAAGAAATGACGAGACTTAATGATACGTCAAAAATTGTGGACAGAAATATCGAAGAAGATAATTTTAATGGAAGAGTTAAGGGTCACATTCATTTAGGTAAATCAGAAAAAAACAAATACTAATGAAAAAAATATTATTAGTGCTAATGTTATTGGGAGTGATGACATTAGAGGCGAGTCCTAAATATAGAATTGAAACTTGGGTAAGTGATGGTGTAAATTTTTATAAACCACAAAAAAAAGTTTGGTTTAAAACAAATTATTTCTACCTACCGTTTAAAGTGTGGGTTTCCTCCGATTATCCATTTCAAAATAAATGGCAAGCTGAAGAGATAATTAACAATTGGAAAAGGGAATATGAGGAAAGTAAAATGTATCGTAAATCAAATTACATTGAAATAAAATAAATTATGAATATGTTTAAATTGTTATTATTCGTTTGTCTATCCTTTATTTTTGGATTTGGAATATGGTATTTAATTTTTTGGTTTTTCACCAATGAACCAAATTTATTTGTTTGGCATTGGGTAACCAAAACACTCTTCCTTATGTTTTCATTTTCATCGACAACGGGGATTATGAATTCAATAGAAAAAGAATTATAAAATTTGGTATTATAAAAATAAAATATTATTATTAGATAAAATATAGTTAAAATGTCAAGAGCTAAAGAATTAAAAGAAAAGCCCGAGAATAACATCAACATGTTTGAATTGTTTTCATTATTATCACCTGAAGGTAAATCAAAATACACCGAAACTTTGATTCGTATAATGAAAAAAACACCGAACATTGATGAGCATAAAAAAGAAATTATCGAAAGACTTAGTGATGAGTTTAAGATACCTAAAGAAACATTAAAAAAATTCACAACATTAGAGATTGTTTTCTTTTACCGAATGATTGATTCAATGTTTAATTTTTCAGATTTGAAAGCATTCCAAAAGTTTTGTGAATTAAATGAAAGAGGTTTAATTAAACAAAATGATTTGAGTAGATATAATTCATTCGATGAAGTGTTATCAGAATTAAGTCTTGCTGAAATGGTTGCCGATATGAAAGATATGGAGAAACAAATTCGTATCGTATTTGAAAGTGACGAATGGTTAATGGTTAGACCTTTAACATATACTGCATCAAGAAAATATGGTTCAAACACTAAATGGTGCACAACACAAGAAAACAATCCTGATTACTTTATGAAGTATGCCAGTAGAGGTGTTTTAATATATGCCATTAACAAAAAGAACGGTTATAAAGTTGCGAGCTTTAATTCTTTAGATAAAAACGAACCCGAATTTTCATTTTGGAACCAAAAGGATGTGAGGATTGATTCTATGCAAACAGAATTACCTGACAACCTTTTGGGTATGATTAAGAGAGAATCAACAATTGATGCTAAAACAAATCGTTTCTTGTTATCGGATGAAGAAAGAACTAAAGAAGAAAGATTGTTAAGAAGTAAAGGACACTTTATAGGTGAACAAAATATACCATCAGAACCAGTTCCAATTGAAAATAACAGAAGAGGTCGTGTTCGTAGAGCCTTAACAAATAATATAGAGGATGAGGTTGGATTAGAAGAACCTGAACCTGAGATGGATATGACCGAACAGGCACCAGTAATGGAACTCCCAAGAAGTGCGTCTTTTAATGGGTAGGGATATTTATGATAATGAAAACTAAAATTAAAAGATGGTTAATTTGGACTTTTATTATCTTATTCCTGTTATATGGTTTGATTTACCACACCTATGTAATTCTGTTTTTCTTGTTTTTAATCATTGGAGGAGGATATTTATTGTTTAAGGGAGGTTCCCAATTAAAGAAACTATTCGACGAATTAAAATGAAAATAAAACTAACAGAATCTCAATACAATAAAGTTCTTTTAGAATACTATGATAGTGAAAAACTATACAGAAAGGACTTGGTTGTGGCCAAATTAAAACAAGGTCCAAAGTATATTCGTGAATACATTAAAGGATTACCGAGCATCTTATGTACCGATTCTAACGGTAATGAGGTAATTTGTACTAAAATACCTGAAGTAATATATCAGTACCTTTTTGGAAATTTCTAAAAAATATTTGGAATATTCTAACTAATCCCCTATTTTTGTACAAAATATAACATATGAGTACATTGGTTAAGATTAGTCCTTACGTTTTCCCCGGTATTAAAAATAAGGATGAAATAAAGAAAATTAAGAAGTTCAAGAGAGATAGAATTAGTCTGGATGACATCCTTTTAATCATTGCCAGAAACTGTAACGTCAACTTAAAAGATATCACATCCAGAATTAGAAAAAGAGAGGTGATTGATGCTAGATTCATCTTTATCAATACGTTAAGAGAACAATTTAATTATACCTATGAGGCAATAGGTGAAATGTTAGAAAGAGACCACACAACTATCATCCACGCGGTTAACACACACAGAGAAAGGTACCACCAATATAGTGACTATAAACAAGTTAGTGACGGTGTCTATGAAGACATTAAAAACATTATAGAATAATGAAAACACTTATTATACATCCAAAAGACGAAACTACAACGTTTCTTGATATCGTTTACAAGGATATCCCAAACCAAACATTGGTTACCGGTGGATACACAAAAGGAGAAATTCAACAACTCATCAGGGAACATGATAGAGTCATGATGATGGGTCACGGAAGTCCTAAGGGTCTTTTTAGTGTGGGAATGTTCGATTCCTCTAATGGTTATATCATTGACCATTTAATGGTTTCTTGTTTAATGGAGAAAAAGGATAATGTCTACATTTGGTGCAATGCCGATGGGTTTGTTAGAACTTTTGGGTTAAAAGGGTTTTATAGTGGGATGTTCATTAGTGAGATTGAGGAGGCGGACTATTGTGGGATTCCAGGTACCGACCAGGAACTCATAGACGAGTCAAATTACGGGTTTGTTAACATCATATCCAAATACATTACTGAGAATACTGAGGTCATTCATGAGAACGTAATGAAGGAATATGGGGTTATTGCAGAAGAGAATCCCGTGGCATTATATAATCATATGAGATTGTACAAATCGTAGGTTTTATATATTTATCTATATGGCTAAAATAGTTAAACTTACGAAAAATGATTTGATTCGAATAGTAGAAGAGACTTTGAACATTCTACCTAATCAAAATGATTTACCCAAACAATTAAGTGAGATGGAAAAAATCACAAATGAGGGTAAAAAAACAATAAACAGAATATATAATTTTGTTATGGACCTAAGTCTTAGAGAGATATTAGAAGACCCCAGTAAATACGATAAGTTACTTCAAGATATTGAAAACACTCAAGACGTTTATTCTAAAAAACATGACCAATTCTATGATATTATCGAATCTCATTGGGATGCTTATATCAATGATGAGATGGACGATGAAACTAGAGACACCTATAACAAGTACAATCATGTCCTTAATGAACTTTACAATGTAAGTGATGGTATGAATACTTTATATAGGATATTTGAAGAGATGCATTTTACCGTGAATCGTACAAGTCTATTAAAAGATTTTACGGACACATATCCAAACCAAACGATAAACATTGGCACAGCTTTAAACAACAATACCGATGAAAATTAAAATAACAGAAGAAACATATAAAAGATTACAAGGACATCTATTAAAAGAAGATGGTATTGTAACTGAAAAGGTACAAGTAAACGAGAATCATCAATTATTGGAATATGACGAGTTTTTCGATAATGTGACTACCAAACTAAGGAATAGTAAAAAGGAAGTAAAAAAACCAAAACAAGACGGTTTCAATACCTTCGACGAGTTGAAAGGTAATTTAAAATATTTTTAATAAAACCCCCGATTAGGGGGTTTTTTATTTGGTATTGTCGATATATTTTTGTATTTTTGGTGATGGAAGTAAAAGTAACAATTAAATACCACATTGAAGTCGGTCAGGAAACTATTCAATGTGAATCGTTAGAACAGGCAGAAAGAAAGTTAAAAAGTCTTAGAGTATCTGAAGCTGAATGTTATTTGTATAGAACAGAGTTTCATGGTAAGTCTATAAAAATAACTTATCTGATGTCATAAACATTATTTATATGTTGGTAACTAAAAAAATGAAACTCGAATTTGAAGAAAAAGGTTTGAGATACTGTGGGTGTTGCGATAAGGTTAAGGATATCGAACTTTTTTATAGTAAAAAAATGAAACATTCTAATTTTACTAAATGTACTAGATGTAGAAGTTTTTTGAGTAAAGAAAAGAAAAATAAGGAAGAACAAAAATATGTTGACGAAAAAAGAAATACTGAGTGGTTTAAAAACTATCTTGAGAAAAGAGAGGGTAAATTAAAATCAACTAAGAGTAGTCATTCATATTATAAGAAAATGGTTTGGCAATCATATTTTTTAAAAAGATAATGACCATAGTTTGTAATTTATACAAGGATACTGAAATAACTTTAAACATTCCTAATGTAAAAGTTATTAACACGCCATATGATTTTACGGTATCCACATATAAAAATATTGGATTGGGTGGTATTGATATTGAAGAGGAGTTATTTAAATATGATTCAGTATTTGGTGAACAAAAATATACACAGTCTATTTTAATTTGGGATTCAAATGGGGTCAATATAAAAAAAATTATTGAGAGTATCGGTGAACCCAAACCCGATGAAATTTATTTAGAATCTATAAAACCAAATTTTAAACATAGTTGGTTTGGTGGTCATAAAAACGCGGTGGTAACTTTATCGTCGGCTATAATGTCGGCTAATACCATGATATTAGATAATCCTGAAAAAATACATAATAATATCATTCCTTGGATGGGAAATAGAATTGGATTAAATTTATTTGAAATATAATGAAAGTTGCAATATTTTTAAGGGGTCATGCTAGAACGTGGAATCTAATAAAAAACGAAACAATTGAATTGTTTAATACTTTATATGATAACCCCGATTGGTATATTGCGATGTGGGATTCAGGAACCGTAAATAATGAAGCGATTTATGAGGATTTCAAAAATTATAATTTAGTTTATCTAAATGCATCTGTAAAAGAAACCGGTGCAATTGTAAGAAATAACTTTCATGAACAATCCGTTGAATATGAATCTTCATTTAAAAAAAATAATTATTTGAAGATTGCTTACTTAGATTCAATATTATCAATTGCAAAAAGAAAACGAGAAGTTAGTTTTAATTTTGATTATGACTTTGTGATTTTTATTAGACCGGATGTTTTATATAAAATTGAAAATAAAAATTTTAAACATCTAAAATCTAAAATATTTTCATTGGAGATAACAAATTTAGATATTCATTTTGAATCAACTAAAGATGATTATCCAATGTCTTCCGATTTTTTCATGAAGGCGGGTTCGGTTGCGTCTAATGTATTTTGTTCAAGATTATATGATACTGAGTTAACATTAAATAAGAAAAATTTATACATTGCCAATCCACATCATAAACTAACATCATTCTATATGAAACATAGACTAATCTACCAAAAATCTGGTATGGTTGAGCCTATGTTGATAAGACCAGATTATATGGATTTTTTAAATGGTAAATTAGAATATAACAAAGATGTTATTGATTCACATAGATTCGCATATAATTGGAAAAACATGGTTAAAGAAGAAAGATTTGTGGATATAAAAAAATACATGGACCAACATAATATTAGTTATAAAGATTATTTATTTTAATGAAATATAAAAACAATAAATTAAATGTTGTAATCCCAATGGCGGGATTGGGTAGTCGATTCCAAAAGGTTGGATACGAATTGCCAAAACCATTGATTGATGTTAATGGAAAACCGATGGTTAAATTGGTTGTTGAATCCATGAACATAGATGCTCATTTCATATACATCGTTCAAAAGGAACATAGACTCGATTATCCATTGGATGATATTTTATCTTTCACTCCTAACTTCTCAATTGTGGAAGTTAATGGATTAACTGAAGGTGCTGCGTGTAGTGTGTTGGCATCTAAAGAACTAATCAATAATGATAACCCTTTAATCATCATGAATTCAGACCAGTTAATTATATGGGACTCAAATGATTTCATGGGTGCGGTTAAAGAATATGATGGCGCAATAATGTGTTTCGAAGCATATGATGAGAAGTGGTCATTTGCAAGGGTAAACAGCAACACCAATCTAATAACTGAGGTTGCGGAAAAAAGAGCAATATCAAATAAGGCAACTGCAGGAATTTACTATTGGAAACATGGTTCGGATTTTGTTAAATCCGCAGAACAAATGATTGATAAGAACATCCGAGTTAATAATGAATTTTATGTTTGTCCTGTTTATAACGAAGCAATCGGTAATGGTTTACAAATATACAACTATATGATTGAATCAAAAGATATGTGGGGACTTGGGACGCCAGAAGATTTAGAATATTATTTAAAAAATTATAAATGAAATTAGAAATTGGTGAATTATATAAAGTTATCGATATTCCCGAAGCTGAACATTGTTTAAAATGTAAACCTTGTATTCGATTAAGATTGATGGAAATGGGATTCATATGTGGTGAAATAATTAAAATCAAATTACGTCAAAACGGGGTTTATTTAGTTTCCCTATTAACTAATAGTGGTGAGGTTTGTCAAACCATAGCCCTGAGGGATAGTGAATTAAATAAAATAGTGTTAGAAAAGCTATAATATTTTTTGGAATATTCTGAAAAATTAGTTACATTTGTCCTATGGACAAAGAGTGTGAAAAATCTAAATTCACTAAAAAAGGTGCGAAGACTGCTCTGAACTATATCAGAGATACTCGCTTCGGTAGAAAACAATACCGAAGAGAGATACGCTCGTACCATTGTCCACTATGTGGTTCTTGGCATTTAACATCAAAAGAGGATGATGGTGCAACTCCTGAAATAGAATTACCTAAAATCTTATTAAGACCCGAATGGGAGAAACTAATTAAAAACTATGATGAATGAGAATATTGATTATAACATATCCAAGGTCGGGTGGATATTCTTTAAGTACTTGGATTTCAAGTGAATTAAACTATATTCATTTACACGAACCGTTTTCCCCGAATCACGAAGAACTTCTTGATTATATTGACCACGATAACATTGTGGTTAAAGAGTTTTTATTTAGAATTGATAATGATTTCATATCTAAATTTGATAAGGTGATAATTCATAAACGATTGAATTTTAGAGATGTTGCAATCAGTTGGGTTTATTCGGATAATAAAGTTGGTGATTATAAAAATCACAAAACATATGAATTAAATAACGACTGGGTTGAAAGACATAAGGATGAAATCAATCGAATGGAAAACTGGGTTGGAAAATTATCAGAAAAATTAGATGAGTTGAATATCAATGCGTTAAGAACAACATACGAAAACTTATTTGAAGAAAAAGAAGATGTTGAAAAAGTTAAATCGTTTCTTAACATGGGTGATTTAAAGTATTTGGATTTATTAGATAGTAAACGAAGATTACAAAATGGTACTATTGGTATGAATTATATTCAAAGAAAACGAGATACTTTGATATAGTTTTGGAATATTCAAAAAAATATAATATCTTTGGAGAAGAAACAAACACATACAAAAATGAATATACTATTATTTTTAATGATGTTCGTTATATTTCCACAGGAAGTTAACGAAGATAGTATAGAAGTTGAACCGTTTGAAGTTGTTACCCTAACAACATATAAGTCTGTTGGTTCTGAGACAGATAAACACCCAAGAATTACCGCATCTGGTTTTAAAATTAGTAAGAAGAATCCAAAGAAACATCGCATAATGGCGGTGTCAAGAGATTTAAAAAAGAAATATCCGTTTGGAACAAAACTTACAATCAAAAACGCAGGTAAATTCAATGGTGAATACGTCGTCCAAGATGTCATGAATAAACGATATAAAAAACGTATCGATATTCTTATCAACCCAAAAGACAAACAAACAACAATTAAAAATGTTAAACTAATTAAACCAAAAGAATAAAATGATAGTAGAAAAGGCTTATAAAGTTGTATTGTTAGATGGTAGTGAACCATCAACATTATACAATACAATGCAAGATGCGGTTAGAGCTCACAGAGGTAACATTAAAAAGTTAGTTGAGGTTCTACCCAAAGTCACAAAGAAAAAAGTTGAGGTTACTCATGACCAACTCGCCATTGTGATTAGTGCTCGTAGTAATGAGGACTTAGACATTTCTAAAGATTGTGGTTATGCGGTAATGTATAATTGTCCTAAGAGAGATAAAATATATGAAGGTATGGTTTATCTTGAGGTGTCTGATGAATATGTGTTGGAAGCAACCATAACTAAATTAGAAAAATACGAAAAAGGTATCCATCATCATTGGAAGGGTCCTGGTTATAGACCTAACAAAGAATGGAAATGGGCGTTGTTTCATAAAAACGGAAAGATTATTAGTAGAGAATCTGCCGAATTAAAATACAACAATCCATTAAAGGGAACACAAGGAGGAATCAGTTACATTAAACTTTAACAAAATGGAATTCTATAAAGTAGTAATTTTATGTATCTTATGGTTTTCCGTCGGATACAAATTTGGTAACAAAGAAAAATAACATTCATTAACATGATTGATAACATTAAGCTTATAAAACCATTGTTGACATTTGATAAGGAAGGTGACTTCTATCAATTGTATGTTTTTCTGCGCAAGAAAGACCAACCCGAAGGTGAGAAAGATAATCATCAATCAGTTAGAACAATCAAATCATATTGCATCACATCACATGAATATCTTGATAAAAGATATGATGAGATTAAGATGTTATGTGAGGTGTTTAAGGCACGTGCTTATATCCATGTGTGTAAACAAAATCATATGGATGTTGGGTTGAACATGATATCTGAAATCGTTACTCGTATTCAATCTGGCCAAATAAATCAAAAGAATGTGTTTGATTCCGTAGTTGGACAAATCAAAACACAAGAGAAGAGATGGATTGTGGATATAGATTCAAAAGAGAATGGAATTGAAAACTTAATCAGTAATGAAATCTATATGTTAAGACCAGAGGGGCCGAAGGTTGAGGCAGTTATTCCAACAAATAGTGGAGTTCATCTTATTACAAAACGATTCGATGTAACGGAATTTAAAAAACAATTTCCTAACACCGATATTCAAAAGAAAAACCCAACATTATTATATTATCCAAACTCATTAAATTAAAATCAAATGAAAACATTATTAGGAATTATTATAGGATTAGTATTGATGTCACTAATTTCTTGTGAACCACAAAACACACAAACAGAACATGTTGTATCTGAATCAGTTTCTAACTTTAAAAAAGTTGCAGATAGATTAGAAATATCATCTGGTTATGTTTCAGTTTACACTTATGGCGATGATACTTTGTACATTGTTGAGGGACGTAGTCAATCATATCCAGTTGGAATAACTGTTAAATAATACGAATCACAACTTTATAAATCCATTATGAGGGGAGTAATTTTATTTTTATGTTTAACTATGGTATCTTTTAAATCTGAGACAGGTAGAAGGATATTATTTGTGGGAGATAGTTTAACTTGTTATAGTGGTGGATGGCAATCAAGTGTGGCTAAGGGTATGGATATGAAGTTTCATAACATATCAAAAGGAGGTAAAAGAACTAAGTGGATGTTATCAACATTGGAATCTTACTTAAAGAAAAATGAATTTCATTCAACTTTAATTATATACGGTGGTATCAATGATTCATTTGCGATGACTAGTGAAACGGAAACATTGAATAACATTCAATCGATGGTTGACTTAGGTAATCTATATGAGATGGAAGTCATTGTTATTGTTGGTTATAACCCTGAGAAGGTTAATGTTAGAACAACTTATGACGATGCAACAACCACTCGTTGTAGAAATCGATACATAAAACTACAAAAGAAAATTCAAGAAAGAATTACTGGATGTAGAATCATTCCTATGGATAATACTGTAGACAGAAGTGATTCTGATGATGGTATTCATTTAAAATCTTCAGGACATAAGAAATTTGCCAAACACGTTTTAAATGAATTATTAAAATGAAACGAATAGCAACATTACCATATGATGAAATTGATTTTGTTTGGATATCCAATCATTACGATGTTCATCTATCTGGTTTGTGTAGAATGGGAAACACATTATTTTGGTTTGAAACTAAAATAGAAGGTGATTATGAAAAAATAACATGTGATATCTACATGTTATCGTTTTGGGAGGAAGTTAAATTCAGATTAAGAAAGTTTCTATTTGAACAAATGGTTGGTTATCATTGGTCTTATCCAAAAACAAAGAGTAAGGGTTTCTATTATAGGAAACCTGAGTGGTTATATAAAAGATTGTTTAAGTTGTACTATAAAATTAGAAAATTTCTATGACACCATTTAAAAAAACGGTTGTATTTGCAATGTTGTTAATTGCATTTGTGACATTTGTAAAGTTGATTAGTTTGTTTACATCTGATAAACCCGCAAAGTATACAATATATGCCGCAGACAGAGTGTATCATTGTAACCAGTTTAATGTTACAGGAAGAACAATATATTTTAGAGATACAAATAAGAAAAATGTTTGTATCAATGGAGACTATACATTGATTTACGAAAACAATTAGTGATGATAAAAAGATTATTTGCAAAATTTATAGAGTTTAGATTCACAGACATTGTTAATGGTAAACCGGTTAATCTTTATGAATGTAAAGATGGTACACGTTTTATGGCTCACTCTAAATGGGACTCGATATTTTTTCACGTTGATATAGAAAATTAAAAATATGAAATTAGGAGAATTCATCAAACAATTTTCTCACAATAATATTGTGAGATTACATTACAAAATTAAAGGTGGACATCAATGTGTCTTAGAAAGTTGGGATGATGTTTCGATGGACCACGAGATTGTGAATGGTAAAGGTAAGAATCGTCACTACATTAACAATGAGGTATTAGGTTTAGTAGGTATAAACTTTCGAAGTGGTGACACACATTACCCTGAAGCTATCAATATCGTAATTGAGGAATTGGAAAACCAACCATTGATTGAAGAAATAAAAGAAGAACAAATACAATACAGTGAAGCCATTTAAATTTTTTCAGAAGGGGACACTCGATGACCCGCAGATGTTAAATGATTTAACTCAAGCAACCGCATCGTTTAATGAGGACACTCCTGGTGGTCATATGTATCGAAGAAGATTATATCACACAGACCGTGCCACATATGATAGATTGTATCGAGGTACACATATGGAGGCGGATAGATATTATTTTGACAGGGAGTTAGGACGTTTTGAAACTATTCAACCAACTCAATTAACCAGACAAAGAATCGAAGACCAAGAGCACCAAGAAAGATTGAGATTGATTAGAAGAATAAATGGTGGAGAAAGAATTGTACCATTCTTCACCGGCACACCAATAGCAACAACAACAAATCCAAAATGGTGGATGAAGATAAAGATATTCTTTCAAGAACAGTTTTGGTTTAAAGACCCAGCAGGTGTAATTGCAATTGCCGGAGGATTAACAATATTTGTAATTCTAACGATAGCAAAAATATTAAGTGTGTGGTAAAAGATTTTAAATTTTTTCAAGATAACAATCAGGATGAGATAACACCACACAATGGTGCATCGTGGATGTGGGGAAGACTTGAGAATCTTGACCAATACAATTACGATATTGCATTAGATTATCATTTTGGTATTCATTCATTTCTAAATCAATTTCCTGATGGACATATTGCAATAATCTTATCAATTACCGGTCCTGATGGTTTTGTACATAGTATTGATAATGATGGAATTGGTTGGAGATTTGATATATTAGTGGATTTGATTGCAATTCAATGGATAAGATTTAGACCTTAATATATGAAACCATTTAAATTTTTTCAAAATAAACCCGAGAGAGTATTCACCGACTACATGGATAGGATGGATGATTATTTCTTGGGTGGAATAAGGGAAGAACCTACTCCCATCCCATACGAACAATATCAAGGTTGGGATGCACATCATAACAATCTCCCACCAGGTCAATGTCCATATGATATTGGAACAATAGAACGTGAACATTGGATGACGGGTTGGAGTAATAGGGAAAACTGGGAACAACAACCCCAATAGTATAAAGAATGGCAAAGATTGAAATAGATTATGAAAAGAAGTACGGATATCTAAAGATAATTCGTGAAGTTCCGACACCTGAGGGTCAGAAGTACACGGGTAGGTTGATTTTGTGTAAATGTGATTGTGGGGTGGAGAAGGTAATCAAACTTACTAATGTGGTAAATGGTGCAACAACATCTTGTGGTTGTCAGAAATTTAAAAATTCCAAGGAGAATGGATTAAAGAGTAGGAGAACATTTTTAAATGTTGGGGATGTATATGGTAGATTAAAGGTGAAAAGGGAGGTTGAGGGTATTAGATACAATAATCAAAAAAGGGACCATAGACAATATGAGTGTGAATGTACATGTGGGAACATATGTGTGGTTCAGATGAGACATTTAACGGCGGGAAAGACCACATCATGTGGTTGTTATAGAATTGAGAGGAGTTTGGAGACAATTACAAAGCATGATATGCATAAGACTTCCGAGTATAAGGCTTGGCAATCATTAAAACAGAGATGTTATAATCCCAAGACCATACATTTTAAGGATTATGGTGGAAGAGGACTAACGGTATGTGATAGGTGGTTGGAATCATTTGAGAATTTTTTTGAGGATATGGGTTTCAAACCCACTCCGACGCATAGTATTGATAGGATTGATAACCATAAATTGATTGACGCCTATTCCAAAGATAATTGTAGATGGGCAACAAAGAAGGAACAGGTTGATAATAGAAGGATAAACGAGTCCAAATAAATACATACGGTATTTAATGGTATATGGCCAAGAAGAAATTACAAAAGATTGTTAAGGAATGGAATGAATGTGGACCCAAAGAGGTGTTCGAAGGGGTAAGAGATAACTTCATCTTTGGATTCTTGGGTGCGACCATTGTGGTATTCATATCCACCAGAACTGATATCATGGTTATATTGGGATATTTGGCATACTATTTCTTTATGGGGAGGATTGTTAATCGTCCCAAATACGTCACCGACCTTGGTAGACTCATCGTATTCCCAATCCCATCGGCACTTGGTGCGTTCACTGGATATAAGTTATCTTATATTATTCAGACGTACTTTATGAGTGTCCTATAACCACATCTTCCTCTTCTTCTTTTACGAATACGTAGGATTGTACGGAGGGTAATCCACTATATTGACATAGACTATCGTCACCTACCAATAGTAATTCATCTTTATCGAAGTATACTCCATCACTATGCATGTCTGCTAACGGTCTATAAGATATTCCTTTCATGTGTTTATTTGTTTAGACCACAAAGTTAAACAATAGATTTGACATAAAAAAATTTAAATTATTTGGGATATATCGGAATATATTGTATATTTGGTATATGAAACCGTTTAAGTTCTTAAAGAATCCGATTGCAACCGCTCACGATGGTGGTTATATATACGCGGGGGAAACGTTCTATACAATGAATAAGGAGGAATTTTCATCAATTACGGGGAGAATGATTCCCAAATATACTATTGTAAGAAGATATGTTGGAAAGAAGTTTGCAATCGTATTCAAACCTGACTATGATTCATTATGGTATTTCCGTAGTGAACAGAACGCGGAATATCTAAGGGATATATGGGAAAGACAGGATAGAATGACAGAAGGCGGGGAGATATTCAACAATCAATCAGATATAACAATAACATTCAATAGATGAAAAATACATTCAGAAAGACCATAAAGGATAATAGACTCGAAGAACTATCTGATAGAGTTAGAAGAGGTATACCTGTATCTATGGGAGAAGCCATGGAAGTAATAGAATACCAAGAACAACTAAGAAAGAATAAACTCTCTTTCACAGATAAGATTCTCAAATTCTTTAAGGTAAAGAATAATGTAGTAGAGAAAACATTAGGATGTATTCATGAACAAAGATATAGGGAATACTATAGAGAAGGATGTTATAAGTGTTGGGAATGTCATAAAGTTATTGTTGAGTAGTATGAACATAGTAGACTTCATAGATGAACTAAGAAATACTGACAGGTATATTCATCACATCTACACAAAAGGAGGTTGTTATAAGTTTCACCTCCTACTAAGTAAGATGTATAAAGGTTGTATACCATATACGAATGGGAATCATATTATCACAAGGTATAAGGGAAAATATTATGACATATATGGTGAAGTGGATAATCAAGATGGATTCAGAAAACTATCTACTATGGAAAAACCACAGGTTGAGAAATGGTCCTTCCATATGAATAATCTTCTTGTACTAAAGGATTGTCCCCATTGTGATGAACCGATTATTATAGAGAACTTATCATGAAAGTATATTATTGTTTTGAATGTGACTCTAAGGAAAATATACATCATCATCATGTGATTCCACAGAGTAAAGGGGGAACTAAAACCATACCCTTATGTGAAGTTTGTCACGGTAAAGTACATGGGATTGATTTTACTAACCATGGAATATTGACAAGAGAAGGATTGAAACGAGCCAAAGATAGAGGAGTTAAATTAGGTTCACCTCAGAATCTAACAAAGGTTGCCACATTAAAGGGTGTTGAATCTATTAAAAGGAATCGTATTGAGAATGAAAATTGGATATTCTGTAAGAACTTTATAGATGAATTTGTAAAGGTAAATGGATATCTAAATTATACCCAGATAAGTAATCTCTTAAATGAACAAGGACATAAGACAAGACATAATAAGAAGTTTACTCCGAGTATAGTAAGAAGAGTACATCTAAATTTTAATACACCCTGAAGGGAGGGAGTCGAAAGACTCCCGACCGACAATACCGGTTCCAGAACCCCATAATAAAACCCCTCTAATATAGTCAGAATCCACACTATTTTCCCCCTAAAATTAGACCGAATTTTTTCCTGTTTTTAGTACAAAAACCTGTACTTTTTTCTGACACTTTTATCGTGATCGAAAAATATATACTAAATTATCTTTTTTTATCTAAAATTTGGGATACCAGTATTACAATCCACAAATTCCCACTTTTCCCCACGGGCTAGGAATGTATTACGGGATTGACCCTTGCGTGAATCACGACCCATTTTATTTCCGGTACCAGAATATAACCATTTTAGTGTAATACGGACCTCCCTACACTTCGTTTCGGTCGGTCCTTCATCCCGTTTATATTATAGTATTATGTAATACATATTATACCATATAACGTGTCATACATTATAGGTCCTAACCCCCCTGAAGGGGACTCGACAGAGTCCCCGTAATTCTTGCCAGACAAATATGGGTAATACACTATGGTCATAATATTGTGATATTGTCTGGCAACTGTACGGGATGAAGGGGGTCCGTTAGGACCCCCGTATAATGGGTTATATGTATTACATAGTTTACTGGATTAAGTCCACAAAAGAAGTGATTGAGTCGGTCGGACTCTACGAGTCCTCCCTTCAGGATGGTAATACATCCCTGAATCTTAGAATAGTTATATGGTTTTTAGAAAAACCCTTAGGGAATTTTCGACGGGGACTTAGAATAGTACAATATATACCCCTGTCATACAGTCCCACATGTATGGTGTAATACCCACGTTCCACGTGGAACCTTCACCACGGGATGAAGGGACGACCCGAAGGGGAGTCCCGTAATCAGTTAATCCAGTAAAGTTTGTGGACCTTCTTCCTCCCTAAGAACAAGGTAAGGAATATCTCTGACATGTACAAATAAGAAGGGTCCCCGTACAGCTAACATGAGCAACTGTAGGAGACCCCGAAGTCTTATTGGAAGTAGTACTTACTATCGACCTAACAATTCGTTACGGAATGAAACCGCTTTACGTTTGTTAGAGAAGTTCTTAGAGTACTTCTTACCGTTGATACTAACACGTACACGGTATGATGAACCGTCGTGGTAGATGTTGTCAGATACAGGAACATAAGTGGTTACAGTCTGACGGCGTGTTGATGATTGTTTTTTCATGTGTTTTATTATTTTATACTAAAATATAGTAAATAATATCCACAATAAAAAATCTGCCGGCAAAATATTTTTACATGTCCCCTAATCCAGTAAACTTCGGAGTCCTGATCAC